GGAAATGGCAATAGAAAAAGTGGCGGTTACGGTGGTGGCGGTTGTGGTACTTACGGTAACGGCGGTGATGGCACTGTGTTGATTAGGGGTAAAAGATATAAGACAGGGTGATTATCTGCCATTTTACGCTCACTTTGAAAGCCCATGATTAAATCTCTTTTGTTATCTTTGTGACAAACAGTTACAAAGATGGCATCAGAAGATAACAGAAACATAGCGATTCCTCAAACAGGTATGAATCGCGATCTGCATCCGTCGAGTCTTACGGATCAGCATTATACGTTTGCCTTGAATGCCAACATCGAATCCGAGGATGGTAATGTTGGAATGAGATCTAACGAGCACAGTAATCTTAAATGCATTGATTTCGATGGGTTTAAAGTTATTGGTTATAAGAATGATCTTACTTCAGGCAATATCTATTTTTTTATAACAAATCCTGAAACAGGCGTATCTAAAATAACTTATTTCAAGCCTGAATCCGATACAAGTATCTTGTCTGATTCTGATATAGAATCTATGGTAGAAGGATCGGAGTCGTTGTGTTCTGGCATGAAAACCCTGCTTGAAGACAACGAGCAAGATCCGTGCCTTAAGTTCTCTATCTACCATCCTATAAAAACCATAGAAATAAAGACAGAGAAATGTGGGAAATGTATTTACTGGACTGACGATTATAATCCTCCCAGGTATGTTATTGTAGACAAGGCTCTGACTCCTGATGATGAAGGTGATATATGGTATCATTATCATGGGTATAAGATATGCGATAAAGAATACGATAGGAAAAAGTTCATGCAGGAAAATGGTTGTTTTCTGGCATGTGAGAAACTTAGGGTGTTTCCACTACTGGACCAGCCATGTGTAGAGCCGGTACAGATAGAGTACGGGGGCAGCCTGCGTGCGGGCGTGTATCAGTTTGCTGTGGCCTTGTGCGATGAATTTGGTAACGAGAAAACTAACTATACTTCATTAACTAACCCTGTTCATGTATTTGATGAGCAATATATCAGGATAAATGATGGTAAATGGGGAGAAAGAACTAATCTTGGTATAAGACTTAAGGTGTCTAATCTGGATAGGCAAGTCAGCCATTACAAGGTGGCTGTTATTCAGAATACTGTAGGATACAATGGTGAAACACAACCTGTAGTTGATTATTTTATAGAAGGTATTCATCCTATTACAGAGAAGACCATATACTATTATTCTGATCTTAATAATAAGAGGACAACATTTGAACATATTTCTTTAAAAAGAGCCATATATAATACATCAAGAGGAATAGTATCGGTTGGAAACCGTCTTCTTCAATATGGTCTTACGGCAGAAAAAGAATGGAATTTACAGCCTGTAGTTTCCCTCATGGGTCATTTCTTAAAATGGCAGGCGTCTGTAGCCCACGAAGATTTATATAAGGATGGTAATGCTTGTTCGTTGTATGTGGGATATATGAGGAATGAAGTGTATCCGTTTTCTATCTCGTTTAAGACATCTACTGGTTATAAAACTCCAGCATTCGTTCTTATCCCCCCACCTTCTGATAAGGCAAGAGAGGAAATAAACAAAGACAGTATCCCATACCAGTCTATAAACGCATATGCTCCGGATTGTTCAGGAGTGGAAAGGAAATATGTATGGCAGTATAGCAATACGGCAGGAGATGGGGTATTGATTGACGACGATGCGGTTGTTATAGATGAAGAACAGAAAGAGTGTAACAACCCGGCTACTGTAGGTCAAACTGTTATAGTGGAAAGCAATTTCGCTACTTTTAAAGGGAAATCAAGATTTATTATCGATTATGATGATATTGTAGGAACCCCTATAAATTATTTGTCTGAAAATATAGGTCTTGTAGCTTGTAATAATAAGGAGAATGGAAACAATGAAAGACAGATATGTGATATAGCTACCAAATACAGAGAAGATGGAACACAGGATTATATGGAGCCAATTGATCATATTAGGTTACCAGAAATGGAAGGAGACTGCGAAGTACCTCATCGTCAAGAATCTATATTGTCAGCTCCAGTTCCTTTAATAACTGGTATTGTAGAGGACTATATATATAAAGAATTAGAAGACATGGAGCACGTGTCTACCGACTATTTATATACAACCGGAGGTGAGAACCAGAATAAGTATTCTGTTCTATTCAATTACGATACAATGGATTCTTTGTCTGAATGGATGGATGAAGCATTTTTTGGTGACGACGCAGGTAAGGTATCCGGCGATGGCGAACGGCATCTTTGTTCTGAGTTCTATCCGTATTTACAACCAGGGAGTATATTAAAAACAGTGTCAGATGCAATATATATTCTTGAAACAATGCCTTGTACATGTGGTTGTTATATTGAAAATTATTGTTCGGATCCTACTGTTTCAAGGTCTGATTATAATAACTTTCAAAACAATAATTACATCCTTGGAGGATATATTTTACATATAGATGGGTGGAGTCAAGAGATAAATGGAAAAGGTAATTGGAGGGCTGGAAGATCAACGAGTACGGTAATAAATGATCAATACCGATCAAAGAACGGACCGAAATATTGCATTGAACAGTTCTGGCCTGATGCTTCCAAGAAGCTCCAGGATATGATATACAAAAATGCGGACACTGGCATACCTGAAACGGACTGGGAATTTGAGGGGTATGTAAATAATGCAACATTTGAAAATCCTACTGGAGATAAACTTAATATAGGATTTTCTTCTGAATTTGTAGTACGCAAGTTTGTGAGGAATGTAATGACCAATGCCAGGTTTATTAGAATCAATAGGCCGGAGGAATGGGATATAGAAGGATATAAGGAAGAAAATAAGGTCCTTTATCTTGAAGCCCTTGGGAAGATAGATGGTATAATGGATGCTGTGTCTACCAATTACGTTCGTGTTTCTTTTTGGAAGGATATAGAGACATGGAATCCACTTGGCATAATACCAGTAGATTTCGATAGGCCGGAACATGCTTCAGGACATTCGGTTATTATCAATATAGCAAGACCCGCATGGGGAACTATAGATGATAAATTCTTTAAAGAAACGATAAAACAAGATTATTTTTATGTAACAATAGAATCTCCGGTTGTAGCTGTTCCTTGGATAATGACATTCAGACAAATACAATTTTGTGAATATAAGAATAAGGATACTCCAGACGAGGAGGAGGAACCAAGCAAGAAACCGTCTCGTGCTATTTTAGGCGTTTCTTTTGCTACAGGTAAAACTATATATCCGTATATTTTTGGTGTAAGAGAAAAGGAGGTAAATAAGATTGATTTGTCTGTGGATTCTATAACACTTAGATCAACTGTCTTATTTGCATCTAAATGTCAGACATGTGGAGATAGGCCTATTAATTGCAAGCCTCGTCCTTATAAATACGGGGATTTTGCATATTGGGAATCATCTGAGAAATATCCTGCTAATTTTGAACTTTATGATAGTAGTAGGATGAAAATAGACACAGGTAGATCTTATGATGATCCAAAAAAAACAGAAGCTTATTCTAATATTATGAATAAGTTAACAGAATATTATGGTGCTCCTTTGTCAGACAAAAATGGATTATCTTATTTCAAGGGCCATTCTTATGGAGGAGTAGATACTTCTACCGTATTTTGCCAACAACCTATACGTCATTACCGGTTCCCAGATAACAAGCATATACCTTTTATGAACAGTGATGAACGTGGATATGACATAGCTTCTGAAATATATCCGGTAGGTATTATGGTGGATGAGAACACCATACAAGTATTTTTGGATTTTGCGGTGGATTCTGGTTTGATTACGCAACAACAAAGAGATACGATTGTAGGATATGAACTGTATCGTGGAGATAGGAGGCTAAATAGGTCGGTTGTGGCTTCAGGATTGGCCTACGATATGCTTAGATACATAGGAGACGATGGTAATGTAAATATCTATCCTAATTACCCATATAATGACCTATCACAGGATCAATATAATTATACGTCTGGCAAAAGAGACGAGTTTATATCCCATCCTTTCGACAAAGGAGGAAACGTGTGGTATTCATTTTGTTCGCCTGATATTTATTTTAACAAGCCCGAACTTCCAAATGAAGTATGTATAGACGGGTTCCAAAGAGGAATGTCTGTAGGCAGTTTTGTGCCTGTAGAAGATCATCCAAAATGGACTATCTTAGGTCCTGCTGCTTATACGATGGCTGCGTCACTTGCCGCAGTTGAATCAAGTGCCACAATAGCCGCTATGATAGCAGAAGAGCTTCAGATAAGGGCTCAGTCTGGATACATAGGAGGGTCGGCCGGTCTTACCGGAGGAGGATTCCTAACGAATTTAAGTGTAGCCATGCTGTTTTCTTCAATGGTGTCAACCATCAGTCAAACTCTTGCTAAGGGCCCGATATTGTACGGTAAGTACCGTTATGATTGGCTTAATACGTTTATAAACAATGGACCGAGACGTAATCATGCATGGTATTATACTTCTGTAGGATTATATAATTCAATGATAGGTATAACAGACCAGGATAAGTATGAACGAAATTTTGCTCGTGGTTTATCTTCTGTTAAGTACATGAAGTCTGGTGTATATCCTATGATGGATGCCAGCATGTCATCTAAATGGGGAACCGGTAAAAACGATAATGAGGGACGATTCTTATTTGTTAATAATATAGATCGTGAATCTTCGTTATTTTTATCATTTGGTGATCCAGGTGAAAAAGGAGATGGTAAATCGAAATATTTATTGGAATATCCGAACTATGTCTACAACTACGACAGTAGCCGTATAGATGATTCGGTTATTGCTGGAAGAGATGTTGTAGCAGGAAGAACATTCGAGCAATCCAAATCAGTTTCATACATCTGTTCTCCGTATATGAGGCTTATGAGATATAGGCCGGATCAATATGGTCAAATAGAAGATATAAAATGGATTTCCATAGGTGGATGTGGATTTTTCACTAATGAAAAGAAACTGATGTTCGGTGGTGATACGGTGATAACCAGATTTTCATTAAAGAGAAAATTTCCTGTTTTTTATAATAGTGCTTTTGGTATTGGAGATATGATACCTTTCCCTTACATGGATTATAGAAATGTAGGATATCCAAGATATTTTGTTAATTATGATACAGGGGAAGATGCGCTTGAAACCACGGATAACGAACGTTTCAATAGTTGGACATCGTCTAATAAAGGAAGATATGCTTTTTACCCAAATAGGAAGAGCTTGTATGAATTGAACGGTGACACCTCCGGTAAGTATGTAGATGGCAGATTTTATACATGGTTCTATGGCATTCCTCAGTTCCTTGTAGAATCTGAAATAAATTGTAATTTCAGATTAGAGGGCCCTCAGCCTCATGAATTATTCTATCCAAAAGTAGGAGATTTTGTTTGGTGGACACAAGAAAAGAACGTGTCTATCCATAGGGACAATGATTACAAGATAAGTCCTATCTATTCATCGAGGATGACATTGACTCCTAATGTATTGCCGGCAACATACGAACGTCGTTTTTATGATTGTGCTTACCAGCGACCTAATGGTGTTATATGGAGTAGGGCTGACGTATCTGAAAACAGTCAAACAGATCCGTGGCTAACGTACAAGCCTATGGACTATCATGAGTTCCCAACCAGCAACGGGAAGCTTATTCACATGAAGCGTATTGAATCCGATCAGATTCTTGTCAGGTTCGAGGATCAGGTTTCACTCCATAACGCCATAGACGTAATCAAGGAGCGCACCTCCCCTGGGCAGGCTGAGATGGGCACCGGCGGTCTGTTCGCGTCCAGACCTCTGGAGTACAACACGACCGACCTCGGTTATTCTGGAACCCAGAGTACTGAAATAATTAGTTCAGAATTTGGTCACTTCTGGGTAGATACTAAAAGAGCACAGGTATTTATGACCGATCCGAACGGACGTAATCTCAAGGAACTTAGTGTAGGTATCAGACATTGGCTCAAGCGTTATCTTCCGTTTAAGATTCTTAGATACGGAATAACTAATATCTTAACCGGTACAGAGATGACAGAAGAAGATACAGACAATAAATTTATCGGTCTTGGTCTGTCTCTTGGATGGGATAATCGGTATAAGAGGGTACTTATCACGAAAAAAGATTATATACCTGTTAAGAACCCGGCATATTATAAATACGATGGTGGAAGGTTCTTGTACAATGAAACAGAGGTGCTGTCAAACGATAAGGAAATATCTTTAAAAGACGAACAGTATTTCAAGGACGTGTCGTTCACTATCGGATATTCGTGCTTGAAGCAGGAATGGATATCGTATTATTCATTCTGTCCTGACTATTATATAGAACAGCAACAATATTTCCAGACAGGAATAAACTTCCCGGCATCGGATGAAGAAGGTGGCTTATGGAGCCATTTGCTGACGAATAAGAGCTTTCAGACATTTTACGGAGCAACATATCCATTTATATTAGAAGTGCCGATAAAAGAGAAATATAACGGTTCTACGCTGGCTTCTGTAGAATACGAGCTTGATGCAAGGAAATACGTAGATGATGTGAATTACACTCTTGACAGGAAAGTAGGTTTAGATACGATAACTATCTACAACGACACAAACAACTCAGGCGAAATTCATCTTGTTCCAGAAGAAAAGAATAATTTAGCACAACGTATATCATATCCGAAGATCGTAGGTGACCATACTGAGGTCCTGGATACTGAGGTATATAGAAGACATAAGTTAAATGACTTCTTCAACAGGGTTGACGATGACCGATCTGAAACACCTATCTGGATCAAGGACGATAACGATATAAATAAGTCAGTTAATCCTGATGCTCTTAATTTCAGACGGTCATGGCTGGATAGGTTAAGGGGAAGTTGGATGCTGATGAGGATAAAGAAAGTAATTAGTAACCGGAAAATCATATTCCAGTGGTTGATTTCTGAAGATAAGATTAAGAATAGATAAATTACAATATTTAACAAGTTGAAAATAAGTAGTTTTTATTTTGTGATTTAATAATAGTTGAATATATTTGTAGCGCCTATCGATCCATCGCGGACAGGTAGGCGCTTATTTATTAACAATAAAACGGTGTAAAATTATGAAAAGTAACGTATTATTACAATCAGAAAGTAGAGAATTATTAGGTAGAAACATTTCTGTTATGTCAAAAGATGGTTTTGTGTGTATAACAGAGGTTATGGATGTATTGTCACAGAAAAGAGCGGCTATGGGGTTGGAGCCTAAAAGACTCGACCATTTAATGTCTACGTCGTCTTTTCAAGAGAAAATGAATGCATTAATTAAAGAATTGAATATCAATGAATTGACTTGTACTGTACGATATCGTACACTCAAAGATAATTCATTGAATATAAGTAAATTAACTGATTTGAAGAAATACGGGATGGCATACAGGAGAGGAAAAGGAAAAGATCAAAAATGGTTTGTTAATCCGTATTTTTTCGTTATGATAGCCTTAGAGTTAGATCCTGAAATATATGCTAAGGTTATATTATGGCTTACCGACAATTTTATAGAAAATAGAAATATAGCTGGTGAAGCTTACATTAAGATGTGCAAATCTGTTTCCTCTTTAATAAAAAACAAAAGCGAATTATCTGATAAGATAAAAATAGTAGCCAAAGCCATAAATTTTATTGTTTTTAATAAACATGAAGATGGGATTAGAAATTTTGCAACGAAGAATGAGTTAAATGAAATAATATCAATAGAGAATGCAGTTGGAGCTATAATCGATGGAGAGTTTGTTCATTCATTCGAAGAATTAAGAATGTATTTAGGTAAAGAGTGGAAAAAGAGATGGGGTAATCCAATTATGACTCTAAAATAATTTATTCAAATTAATACATTTTAAATCATTTTAATTTGTAAATCATATTTTAGTGTCTATATTTGCATCGTAATCAAGAGAGATTATAATATAAGACAGTGGTGATGGAAGGTGATACTTCGGTTTGTGTCACAGGTTCGAGTCCTGTATTTTTCATGCAAGAAAGATTAGATCAGTTGGTAGATTAAAACCTCCTTTCAAACACCTTCCAAATTATCCCTGTTTTAACAACATATACGGATGGTGAGGAGTTCGGTTACTTCGAAAATTAGTGTAGTGGCTAACACGGCTTTAGGTAAAAAAGTTTTTCATTGGTTCGAATCCAATATTTTCATTTTAGATCCGGCTCCGCTTTTCCTCTGTTTGAAATATATAAAAACTAATGAGTGGTGATGGGGTTAGTTACTTCGAATTTAGCTCAGATGGATAGAGCGATACTCTTTTAAAGTATAGGTCGATGGTTCAAATCCATTATTTCATTGTTTACACTAACTTCAGCTTTTCCCTCATTGAGTATTCATTTTGATATATTTTTTTTCAAGCAGTGGTAGTAATATCACTGCTTTTTTTGTATAATATTTTAAAGAAAACAACAAATGGGAAAGTTTAACAAAAAGGATGAAGGTGTTAAACCTACGATCGTGAATCACATGGGAGAGAAGGCGTATAAGCCTAACGCAGAAGAAGAGTTGGTATCTACGGTAATGACTACCATGTTGTCTGATTCTTATTATGAGAAAGAAAAAGACAAGGTGAACAGGATTAAGGACCTTATGGATCAAGTAGATCCATATTTCGCAGCACAAACAGCATTGTATGTCAGGAGAGAAGGAAAACTTAGGTCAGTAACGCATCTTATGGCTTCTGTCCTTGCCAGCAAAGCATCGGGTAAGGAATGGGCTTCAAGGTTCTATAACAAGATCGTTATGCGTCCTGATGATATGAGCGAAATCCTTGGCTGCTATGCGGCTCTTAATGACAAAAATCCAAAAAAGTTAAGAGGAATATCCAGCGCTATTAAGAAAGGATTTAAGACGGCTTTGGAAGGTCTTGATCCGTATCGGATTGACAAGTACAAGATGGACAGTAGGGTCATTACTATGGTTGACCTCGTAAACTTATTTCACCCTAAAGGCAATCAGGCTAACAAAACGGCTTTCCAGTACCTTATAGAAGGTCGGTCTTTGTCTGGATTATACGAAAGCAAGATTCTTGAAAAAGAAATGTCTAAAGCCGGACAGGATAAGAAAGACAATAAGGAAAAGAAAGAAGCTTTAGGTGACGCTATTCGGGACGTGGTTTCTAATGTAAAAGGCATGCCTATTTTTAATATGGTTCGTAACCTTGTAAACATAATCAAATACGCGCCTGATCAAATAGATGAAGTTTGTAGGCAGCTTACAATAGAAGAGAAGGTGCTTAATTCGAAGATGCTTCCTTTCCGTTTTGCTTCAGCTTTCAAAGAGGTTGAAAATATAGGCACTGATGGTTCCGATAATGATATTGTATTTGAGTCGGATAAAAAACGTGCTAAATTAACAGCGCGTAACAAAGATAAGATTTTAGATGCGTTGGAGAAAGCCATAACCATCTCCTGCAAGAACCTGCCGGTATTGGAGGGGCGGTCGGCTATCCTGATTGACCACTCTGGCTCTGTACGTGGAGATATGGGAGGATCTTCTGAGGTGTCTGCCTTTAGCAAAACAAGTACGGCTGTCATTGGCAACTTGTTTGGCTGTATGATTGCTTCTGTGCTTCCTGACGTATTTATTGGTATGTTTGGTGACAAACTTATCAATTACGAATATGATAGAAGTAAAGGTGTTTTATGGAATAACAAAAAATCTTTTACTGCCGGAGGAGAATGCGGTGGTGCCACTGAAAACGGTCTTTTTGCATTCTTGGATAAGTGCGTTAAAGATAAGATCAAAGTAGATAACTTGTACGTTATTTCAGATATGCAGATAGGAGACGGTGAATCTGTTGTATGGGAGAAAAGTTCCAATTATAAATATGGTAAATTCGCCGAACTTTTGAAAGGGTTTAAAAAAGTGAATCCAAATTGCAAAATCGTTTCTATTTCTATTCAAGGATATGGAAGTGAGATGTTTTACAGAGGATCTAATATCTTGAACATAGCTGGCTGGTCAGAATCTATCTTCGATGTTATTAACAGCAAGTTCTGCGGATATAAGAATATGATTGAAGAAATTAAGAAAATAAAAATATAATCATTGATTTTGCTTCAATTGTAATTTCCATAGTAAACAAGTTTTAGCTTTAAAGGTATAGCCGAAGAAGTACGTGAGTATATCTTCGGCTTTTTTATTTACCTTTGTTGAAAAACAGTTTGTTATGAAACAAGTATTATTTGACATACTCCCACGCCTAAAGTGCGTGGGATTCTTGGATACAAACGCATGGAACCCCAGTATTTCTACTGCTGGAATTACCCATGCTCTCCAATTCGGAAATGCCCTTCCGAAGAATATTTTGGGCTGCAAGCAAATCACGATCATTTACAGATCCACATCTTGAGCACACCCATGTGCGGTCCTTTAACGACAGGTTTTTATTGACATAGCCACATTCACAAGTTTTAGAAGAAGGATACCATTTATCGATATGATGGACTGTTACACCATATTTTGTTGCTATATATTCCAGTTTGTCAACAAATGATGAATGGGATAAATCGGATATTTTCTTACCCCATAGACGTTTCATTGCTTCAATGTTTAATGTTTCAAGGAAAATGAAATCATACTTTTTACAAAGTTCGTGTGCCAATTTCCATTGGAAATCATTACGTAGATTTTCAATTTCCCTGTACGTTTGTTGAAGTTCAAAACGTCTCCTTTTTCTATTATTAGATCCAATTTTCGATCTCGAAATACATCTATTGCATTTCTTGATCTTGTTTTGATATTGTTTGAAGAATAATGGAGAATCGATTTTGCTACCGTCACTTGCAGTAAGATAAGTTTTCAGCCCAAAATCCAATCCAACAGATGCACCATCATGTGTCTTTCTGTTGGATGAAAAAGGATTATAATCTGCAACTATAATCAAACTGAAACGTGAGCAGGTCTCTCTTACTATCCTTATTTGTTTAATGTTGCCTTTGTACGCCCTACTGTATGAGAATCTAAATCGTTTCTTTCCTTTGTTGATTGTTAGACAATTACCATTCAAAGTAAAGCCGCCTTGTTTGAATACAAAAGAATTGAATTTCTCTGGTGATTTAAACTTAGATGGTCGTTTGGCTAATTTCTTAAAGAAACGATTATAAGATTCGTCAAGACGTTCAAGTATCTCTTGTGTTGTTTGGGAATGAAGAAGATTTCTTTTAATTCTTTTGGTAAAATGTTTCTTCATCTTACCAACCGGTATGTATTTCCCAAACATCCCATAATACCTTCTCTGTAAAGCTAACGCATGATTCCATACAAAACAACACTCACGAAGCATCTTATCGAGATATTTCGTTTTCTTTGAATGGTATATGTTGTATTTGTATGAAATCATTTTTATCTGTAATTTTGATTCAAAATTAATCAAACCAATTCATCCACCTTCTAAAGTATGGTGGTTTTATTGGTTAAATAATCATAAATTACAGTTTTTACGCCGGAGAAGATGAGCATGCCGCCTATCTGATGGGATGGTTAGTTGATAGGGTCTGTGATGCTTACCATAAGTTTAAGAAGGAGGAAGAAAAATGAAAGAAAAAGAATTTGATTTTGTGATATATCCACTAAAGTTGATTATCACCATAGGGTTAGATTACAAAACATTGTGTGATCGTTTTGAGAATGCAGAATTGGATCATGAAGGAGAATGGGGAGATGAAGGCGATTTAGATTCAGAAGTCTCTTTTATGAATCTTGTTCGTGATAAGGGAGATGATAGAGCTTTTAAGTTATTATGGAATTTTCAAAGTGAGAATGATATGACTATACAAAACATATGTCATGAATCATTTCATGCAGCTATGTCGGTATGCCAACATTGTAATATGTCTCTTGGTTTTAAGGTGGGAGAAGATGAACACGCAGCTTACATAGCTGGATTTGTTGGTAACTGCGCAGGTGAAATGTTTGGATTCTTAGAGGAAGAAAAAGATGGCAAAGAAGAATAAATCAGATTGGAAGCCCTCAGAAAATATCCTAAAATATTTGAAATCGTGGGAAAAGTTTGAGCCTGAATTATATGACGATAAGAAGGGAAATATAACAATCGGGTACGGATTTCATCTTCCTCATCTTCTTAAAAAATACAAGAATGGTATAACAGTAGAAGAGGCCGATAAGGAATTTGAAGGTGTAGTTAATACGTTTGTTCCGGAATTTATACGAAGAACTCCTAATTTCAAGAATCTAAACAATAATCAGCGAGATGCTTTGTTTAGTTTGTTTTACAATACAGGAGGACCAGAGTATTCTAAAAGCCCAATGCTTTTCAAATACCTTAAAGAAGGTGATTATGATAAGGCAGTGAAAGAAATAAACCACAATGAAAACGAGAAAGGTATGGGCGGCCAGAAGAAACGCCGTGCCTTCGAGCGCCGGGTGTTCTCTACTCCGACAGACCGGCCCTGGACGGTGGATGATGACAGTAACTATGTCCTGATTGAAGACAAGCCTGTAGAGAACGAATCTATAGAAAAAGATACTAATGATTCAAAGTATGAAGACGCTCGCCATGTGGAAGCTAAATATGGTTATACAGGTTATATAGGTGGAGGATATGACGGAAATAAGGTCAGGGTATCTGATTCGAATATGAAATCAGTTGGTATATCCAATAACGCTGATCCTGATAAGTGGTATGAATCCGTTAATCCGATATTAGACACTGATCCTATTAGTTTAATAGCCGATTTTATTCCTACTATGAAACGAATGTTGGATCCTAATAGGGAGAGATCAGGGGAAGATACAGCCACGGATTTTGAAGAAAAAATGTGGAAAGCTTACACGGATGGAGATATAAGTAGATTGCCGGCAAGCAAGTATCGTTTTGATGACGATGATAATGATGCTCAGTATGTAGGATTGCCTCAAGAACAGGCTATTTTGATACAATCTTTATTAGATAAAGAGTATATGAACAATATGCTTGACGAGGCATATAAGAATGCTGATGAAAAAAGTAAACTAAAAATAAGAGATTATAAGAAGGTCCTTGATAAACTAAATAAAAATATATTTGAAAATCCAGGAAAATGGATTTTAGTAAATGAAGGCGTAAGTCCATTTAGAGAAGAAGTATATGGTGACAATTTTGAAAAAGTGAACGAAGCTTCCGGATTAGGTGCGTTGAAGAATTTCAGTGTAAGATGGGATCCGGATGCTGGTATGTTAGATGTGAAGGATGATTATGATTTTAGCCGAAAAAAGATAGCGGAAGACATCATACCGGAAAGGGATGTTCCTCTTAGAATAAGGGAACGTATCAAATACGATCCTAAGAAAGGTAGTGTTCTTCGAAATAATGACAAGGCTTTACCTAAAAGGTTTGTAAGGAAATACGAAGAAGGTGGTGTTGTAAATAAACAACGTGAAGCATACGAATACTTTACTAATAAGAGAGGCATGTCTAAGATACAAGCGCTCGCTATCATAGGTAATCTTATGGCTGAATCCGGTCTTAAAGATGACATATACGGAGACAACGGAATATCATACGGCATACAGCAATGGCATAATGAGCGCATGGATAAGCTATTCAAGCACGCTAAAAAGAAAGGTCATTCTACACCCACATTCAAAGACCAACTTGAGTTCTTAGCTGACGAATACGAAGGAAAGACCGGATATTCTAATTTCTTATACACAGGAAAAGGAAAAGAAGGACCAGGGTATTACAACTACAGCCGGCAGGACTTTATGAACGCCGATAACCTTAAAGATGCTGTAATAGCTTGGAACCAAGGAGCAGAGCGCCCTCATAAGAGTGTTATAAGAAATGATGACCGTTATAACTATGCTATGGAAGTTGCTAAAAATCTTGGTTTGGAAATTGAAGAAAATTCCGTATCTTCGTATGGTCAAATGGGATTCGGAGATGATGCTGAAATAGCAGCATCGGTAACACTTCCAGAGGTAGAAGTGGCAGCCGCCCTCCCTAACCCGGAAGCCCCGTCCCAGGAGGAACAGTCCGAGGAAGAGAGATTCCGTACATGGACTGAAACGTATGGTAAAGACATCATAAATCATTTACTGACGTTAGACGGGAAAAAGGATGGTGATGACATTGATTACAGCATGATGTATAGACAGCATCAAAAAGAAAGCGAAGAGGATAAGAAAATGGCTTTGATTAATGCCGTGCTTCCCAATATACAACTTCGCATTAAAGGCGTCACTGATAATTAGAACAAGATTGTTTTATTTCTCATATTAATAAAGCGAAGCCGGATTTGAGACTCGTTATGCGGATACCGAAGGTTGAAGAACGATATCAAGATAATCCGGCTTTTTTGTGCGATTTCGTGAAGGATGGAACTATCATCGCCTTGGTTTAACAGAACAGACCTACGTACCTCCACTGTCCTGACGGGCATGGGAGCCCGTCTCGCCTACTACCTGCCTAATTCTCCACTGGCTACTTAATATAACTATTAATGTCACTCCATCACCTATCTCCCTTCGGTAGATAGGTTCAGTCGTTTTTTAAATGTTATATGTTCTTTCGCATCGTTCCCTTCGGTCACGATACTCAATCTTTTCACACAATTAGGCGAACAATACGATGACGGAAAAAATAATTTGTCAATCCGTTCACTCACTTAACTCCCTTCGGTCGTTAAGTTCATTCACTGTAAACAATTATATGAATAAATGGTAAAGTATATAAAATAATATAAATAATATAATGAGTAAGATCATTGAAAATGGTCTTAATATTAAGGAAAACGGAGACTATTCATAGGCGTAGTTTTAATTCAAGATTTGTTGTCCCACCACTGACGGTCAGCCGGTTACGTTCAGAGTCGTTTTCCTGTCTCTTATCCAAACCGTCATAAAATAAAAAACCTTGTATCCTATTTCTCTCAAACCGGATACAAGGCAGTGCATTTTCTTCTTTTTATATAAAATCATATATTTGCACTAAACAAAAAAAACAATATGGAGACAAAAATAACTGAAATAATGAATCCTCACAAGTTACACGACAAGCTCTTCAAGAAAGAGCAGGTCTCTCCGATAGAAGTTATATACAATAGCTTCAGCAACTTAGGGTACAATGTAGTACGCCGTCCAGCCGGTCAGTGTTTAGGCAATTTGAGATATTTTAATCTATTTTATGACAAACATACTCATCATTTCTATCAGAAAAACAGGAAGTTGAGATATTGTAGTAATTTTCTCATATCTGATTACTGGAAAGATAGAGTGCGATGTTTCATAGTTTGGAACTTTGGATTTGGAAGATTCTTTCCGTACAATGACTTTATTGAGGCTATGGTTTATGATTATCTTCGATATGGGAGAAAGTCAGTTCCTTATCTTAAAAGCGTGCAAGAGGCTGAAGAAAAGTGTGTAAGGTTCTATATCCGGTCTCAGATAGATATGCTTCGTAAGGAAGGATATGCCGCTTATCGGGCTAAGTTCAAGGAAGAACGTCCTCAGTATTTCATCGGAGACGATAGGACGGTGTTTAGATGCCTTGACAGCTCTTTAAAAAGAGAAGAGAAGATTGCTGCATGCGTAGCCCACAAAAGGGCCTTAAAAGAAGGGATAATGACTTCCTTCATCAATCACCTTAAGAAACATCCTACCACTTTATATTCGTGGTTTTCATCAGAGGTAGATAGCGAAGGAAAGAATAGGCTCTGTCTATCTGAAAAGGCTGTTTCGTATTTGAATAAGAGACTGGTTCGCAATGGGTTAAAGTCTCTTTCTGCATCATATCTTTTTAGAACGTTTAGAAAAATGGTGAAGATCTTGTTCGGTTCCAATGTCAGGTCGTTTTTGAATAGCTGTCTGATGTCTGTTTCAACAGAAGAGGTTTTAACCAAATCTATGAAGAAAATAGTTTCCAAGACAGTGCTGTTTTTGTACAAGAGAGCGCTTAAGAACTATCGCCTGGCATGCGGTCTTAAGTACGACCCTGATTCGGGTGGTTTGTCTGCCGTACATGATTGATTTTTAAACGTATCCCATAACGTTGGATTTTCTCGTTCGTTTCTCTTATCTTTGTGAAAAAAGATAGTATGAGATTACGAATCATAAAAAATCGTCCGATATTCGCTCCTGGCGGTAGTGTTCAGGATAAGAGACAGGATATTAATGTATCCTCTACTCAGCCTATTCTTGATTATGAAACGCCTGTTAATAAATGGGGTGAATCTGATATTCAGAATATATATATGCCTTCTGATGTGACTTTAGAAACAGAGGAGGGGGAGATAAATCCATTTAGTAGTATGCCTACATCCGATCCGTTTTTTGAAAACAATGATGCAGGATATGCAGGATATCTCGCTGATAATAGGGGTATGGTTAAAAACGTAGAGAAATCAGTCGTTGATAATGCAATGAATGTAGGTGGTGTTGATGCTGATTCCTCTAAAGAAAAACGTTCCCAAGATGGTAATCCTCTTGATCCTATGACTACCCCATATTATTCACCCGATCTAACCGGCAGAGCTCAAATGTTCGGTACAAGTCTTGGCCGGATAAGAGCCGGTAATAAGGTCGGTGCTAATGTGGCTCAAGCTGCCTTGTCTGGTGTTAGTTTAGGATTAGGTCTTACCCGTAATATCATGGGAGCTTCATCTGCTGCGTATGCAGCCAGCAGAGACGAGCAGGCAGCGAGGGAAAAACTTGCCAAGGAGCGTCGTCAGCAATTCATCAAGTGGGAACGTGAAGGTGGTGGCGTGAATTTAGGTAACGGTCAGAAGATAGATACGTCTGATATGACCGGCGAATATATTTATCCTCTTCCCAAGTCTATGGAAGATGCTGCGAATGTAGAGATAGAGAAAGGCGAGTACGTGCTGACTCCTGACTCCGTAGGGCCTATGGAAGCCAAAGGAAACAGACATGAAAATGGTGGCACTCCGGTTGATTTGCCAGAGGCTTATATTGTTTCCGATTATCGTAAGATAGATGATGAGTTTGCCTCTTACGTTAGAGAAAATTATGGTATTAAGGCAACGTCAAAAGATACGTATGCTACACTCCTTGATCGATATAAGAAGAAGATAGGTTTGTCTGATAAGTACGAAGATCAGGAGCGTGTATATAAGAGATTAGAGAAAAATGAAGATGTAAAAGACAAAAACACATCTAATCTTAATGCTTCTATTCTTTCCAAGTACGTCAATGAAAACCAGAAAGAGATAGACGAGCTTGAAGCACAATTTCGTTCTTTCGCTGAAATCGTTTATGGCAAACAGGAAGAATCTAAGCGTAACGAGAGGATGGATGCTTTTTTCAGGGATGGCGGGGTTGTTGATCTGAATCAGGTAAAGAAACAAGCTAAGGCTTTTAATATTGCAGAATCAGATGCTAAGAACTGGATATATGACGAGTATGTTAAGCAAACCAGAAAAATGGCTGAAGGTGGACCTACTCAGAAGGAGCTGGAGGAACTTAGAAAGAATGCTATCGGCTACAATAAGCTTATCAATCAGTTATTTGGACGAACTCTTAATATGACTGTATCTGATGTTAGTGGTCGTGAGCAGATCCTTAATCCTGATTCCAGTGTCAATGCCAACCAGAATCTCCAACATAGAAGCAATTTAGGATACGGCAGGGTAAATGATAAGGCGGTATCTAATTTGCTCGACATAAACCGATGGGCTAACAAGTACAATACGGATGGTGATTTTGATACAGAAGGTTTCCAGAAAGGATACAACAGGCAATTAAATGCATTGTGGGCGTTAGCTGATGTAGGCGCTATTACGAATGCTGATGCAGCCAAGAAATTCAGAGATGAATACGGATTCTGGGGCCAGGACGCCGGAAGCTACGGAGGGAATCAGGCTTATAATTCATTTGCCGTAGATGATAAGTTTGGTCAGACAACAGCTACTCGTTCTTATTATGGGTTGGACGTTGTTTCGGCAGAGCAAAAAAGATTGTTAAACGAAAAAGGGATAAAGAATTATGTTGACTTATTTGGTGATAAATCTGATGCCGCTAAGAAGATTCTGGGCTCCGATTATAATAAGTTTGTTGCTTTAAGAGATAGTGGGTTAATGCCGGAAATAGACTTCGTTCTTGAGTCTGTTAAACCAGAAATGAAGCCTATTGAGGCCGGTCCCATAGCACCAGGCCTTACACCGCCTAAGATTGGATCTCCTGGAGGGATAGAGGTAAAACCGAAAGCAAGTACGCCTACGACTGCAACCGACACCGATACAGAGGAGGTGGTTGAAGACAACGGACCTAAAGGACAGGACAGACCGGCGGCGTTCGGTCCTATCTTCCCGGAGATGCTGAGAACGCTCGATACAGGCTTGGAGATAGAGGGATTGGAAAGGCATCAGGCTCCGAGAATAGATCCGGTTCTGCAATCTGCTGATCAGTATATCAACGAGCTCAACCGCGCGACATCGGCTCAGTTGGACGCAGTAGGTGACGTGCCCGACTCCCAGCGCTCTGCTATTCTGGCTAATATGAACGCCATAGCCGGAAGCAATATAGCCAAGTACATTAACGAAGTAAATTTCAATAACGCAAGGCAAATAAACGAAGCTGATAGATTTAACGAAATGGCTTATGTTCAAACAGATGATAAGAACATAGCGGAAAGGCAACGTTATGAATCCGGATTATTGAAGGCTATGGCTATAAGGGATGAAAATCTTGCTCGTTATTATGACAGTATAAACAGCGAGATACAGAATAAGTTTAATGTTAGAACTTCATTGAACACCATAGCTTCCATAGCTCCGAATATGAGAATGCTTCCAAGTGGTCAAATTATTTACGTTCAAGGTGATCAGGATGTGATGAATATGGGTGATTATTCCACACCTTACTTGAGAAGTTTAAATGAAGAAGATGATGAAACTAAAAGAAGAAGGAGGACCAAATAGTGGCTTCACAGTATAGTATTTTAAGGCAATATGCCCCGTATGTTAGTCCTTACAACATAGATCTTGTTAGGGACGTTATGATGCACAAACAGCAGAAGGTTGATGCTGCTCGTGAAAAGATCTATACCCAGGTAGATTATCTTATGGGTCAAGAGATAGATAAGCCTGAAGCCCGCGCTTATATGGAAGATAAGATGTCAGGTGTGATTGCTAACATCAATCAAAAATTCAAAGGCGTGGATCTTTCTTCTGATGGTGTTACGAGAGCCATACAAGGAGAGATCAGTTCGGTGTTGGATGATACGGTCATTAACGCTATTGCCGGCACAAAAGAAGGCAGGAGGGTTATGAAGGAAATAGAATCTATAAAACAGAATCATCCTGAACTTTATTCTCCTATTAATGAATGGCATGCTTTGGACCCTTATTACAAATGGAGGTCAGATGGTAAAGCAGGATCAAGGTTGGGAGGTCTTCATTATTCTCCTTATGTTGATTATACTAAGGAGATAAATAAGCTGGTTAGTGACTTTAGGAAAAACAACGAAGGCAAGAAGATTCAGACAACAGAATATGATGTTAAAGGTAATCCTACTGGTGGAATCATAGAAGTCAACGTAGATGAGCTTACTGATTCCCAGATAAGGAATTTTGTGTCTGCTAACTTATCTGAAAACATGAGGAATCAGATGAGAATAGAAGCATCATACATGGCAGCTACCAATCCGGTGTTCAGTAATCCGGATTTGGTTAGTCAATACATTGGGTCTTATGTCGAAAGATACGATAGGCACATAGGAGCATTGGAAGCAAAAAAGAAATCAGTAGGGGATAATAAGGATATTATTGATCGTATTGACAGTCAGATACAGGAAGCTAAAAATCAGAAAGCAGAAGCCAAGAGGGAGGCAGATATGATAATAGCTTCATCAGATCCGGTAGCGGCTGCTAATTTTGTTGTTACCAATAATCTTTTCGATAAGATGACTGATGCATGGAGATACGACAATACAAGTTTTGAAAGGAAGAAAGATGATCTTTATTTTGCAAGGTTGGCAGAGGATAGGGCTCAGCAAAAGTTTTTGACTGATAATGCTAAGTCTATGGTTGAAATATCGTTGGCAAAAGAGCAACTTGCACAGGCTAAGATTGAAACCGAATACATGCGTACTTACGGTTCCAAGATGGGCACTGAAAGCTCATTCGGAGGCACAAGAGGAGCAGGCGGTGTAGGAGTGCCGATGGCTCCTATGGACGGGCCTACGGCTATCAATTCTGGAACGGGTAAGATAGGATCTGTTAATTTGGCTAATATCCCTTATGAACAACTCACATCTTCTTCCACAGAGCGTAGAGCAAATTTATTGAAATTATATAATTCATTATCTCCTACAGACAGAAGTAATATCGTTGCAGCATCATACGAAGAAGAAAAAACTGACCCAGGATTGTATGCTAATATGACTCCTGAAGAACGGATATATTCTTATTTAAAAAATAATGGAGGTCAGAAAAACGGATATTTTGGACAAGGAAATAACAGACTGTCTGAAGCTTATGATGCTTTACTTCTTTCTGATTCTAAGGCAAATGGAGCTACAAAGGCTATAAATAACATAACTGATTATCAAATAGATAATATAGTTACTAAAAAAAATAAGGATATTATCAGTAAAGTTCGTAATGCTAAGTTTATGAGAGGAAATTCTTTTATAAATCTTACCGATACAGATGATAAGGCTGGAGCCTTCCTGCTCGCCACAGCCATAACAACTGGTGTATCTGATGCCGTAAGGTTCAGAGAATACATGATGGACCATTCAAGAGGAATAGATAATCTTAGTGCTACATCTCCGTCATTAGGAGCTGAGGTGAGTGCCGGCAAGTTGGGGAAAAACATATTTGATGCTATTACAAGCGGGAATAATGGTTCTTCTACTGGTACATTGGCTCTTATTAATGGAATGAAGAAACTCAACGGCGATCCTGATTTTAATATATCAGATTATATGACCATAGATAAGGATGGTGATATAGATTTAAAAGATTATCAGGAAGGTGAACCATTAACTATTACCCAGCTAAGATATGCTGAGAAAAACAGTAGGGTGTCTGATATGATAGCAGGTCGGATGCAGGATGAGATAAAAATGTCTGTATCTCCCGATCAGATTTCTGATAAGTTATCTCAGTATCATTACCTTGATTCTTACAAAAGATACAATTGGAATGCCGATTCGCCGGAAAAGTCTTTGCAGAAGGCTCAGTTTAGAAGATTGTCTGGTTACATGGCAGGAAAGGTAAATAATCTGGATCCTACTGCTATTAATGCCATTAATATGGATGCCGAGATAGATAATGGCACCGTTAGAAGATTCTTGACTGCTCAAGTAGGTTCCGGTAAAAATTCTTATGTTACAGAAAGGGTTGAGATTACGAATGACGAGCTTCTTAAGGCGGGTATAGATCCTTCGGTCGAGGAGCGCAATTATCCGGTAGATGGCTACAAATCAAGTTTTGAAACCTGTGATTTTGTAGATACCGGAAAGAAGGAAGGTTATTCTTATGATAAGTATCTTATACGTAATGGCCTTCCTCGTTTGGCTTCTAAGGCTGATGTTAAGAATGATCTTTATGATATGGTAAAGGTTCATGGTTCTTACCTTAAGCCAGAAGAAATGAATGTTGTTAAAGCCCTTGTTGATAATTTTATTGACATGTCTGATAATATATCAGTTCAGTTGGAGGGAATGGACGATAGGGGTTCAAGAGAGGTAGCGGCCAATTTCTATGACAAAAGGACTAAAAATTCTAAAAATCCTGCATTGTTGTTCTCGGATTTTGTTCCTTTGGATCCAGGTAATGATGAGTATGCGGATTACTGGAATAGCATTCACCAGAAGTGTCCTCAGTACTTCTTTGTAAAATACGTGAAGGAGGCTATTCAAGAACGTCTTGATCAGATGAGGGATCCGTATATGAGAGGAATAAATATCACGCCCAACATGAATGACAAGTTTAGTAAGTTGAACGATTTTTTGCAGAAAATTTATGGCTGACAATAATATAGATAGATATAATCCTGCTGCTAAAACCACTTACGAAGATGTGGCAAGGCAAAGGAAATTAGCCGAAGAAGAGAATTATACTCCGGCTACACTACCAGAGACGACAACGCCTCTGGTTCCTAATTATATGCCTGGTGAAGGTGTGTATGCCCAACCTAAATTTCCGGATTACGCATCAAGGATAGCTGCTGCCGAATACGAAGAACCGTATATAGCCAAGGAGATAAGCAACAGCTACTCGGAGGCACTGGCTCGTAACGGCTACAGGGGGGCTACACCTGCCCCGCCGCCTCTTAATCCCTATGGACCAAAGGTAAGTATCCGTGAAAGTCATCAGATGGGTAATGATGGGGTATGGCGTACAAAATATCCCAACTATATTCCGGGTATAAATAATGAGGATTATTATGCCAGAAGACAGAGCGGATGGAGTAAGTTTTGGAATGGTGTAGGCAAATTCGCTTTAAAGTCCACATTGTACGGTGCTCAAGGAGTTGTGTTTTTGCCTGACAAACTTATCAATATGGCATCTGAGGGAAGTTACAAAGCTGCGTTAAACACTAACATGGATAAGTTTTTAGGTGATCTTGACCAGCAAATAGACATGCTTCTTCCCCATTATTACAAGAAAGAGGTAGAAGATTATAATCTCGGTCAGAAGCTTTTTAAGGATACCGGTAATTTATTATGGAATGATGTCCTTGGTAACGGAATGTCTTTTATCGTAGGAGCCATGATATCAGCGTACATGACCGGAGGACTTGGAGTTGTATCATTGGGCAATATAGGTGCTAAATTAGGTGGAAGAATCGGAGCTAAGTTGGCAGCAAGGCAAGCCGCCAATAGGGGCATAGGAAGCCTTAAAAGCGTGTTTAACGACTATGTAAGAAAAGGAGTTGCTACCGGAAGAAATGTAGGGGAGGCGGCTAAGACCATGACGTTGTTGGCTACCAGTGCCGGATTCGAGTCATCGGTTGAAGCAAATTCTTTTATGAAGCAATCCGAGTCTGATTTCAAGGATTATTATCGTAAGATTTATGGTCGTGATCCCAATGCAGAGGAAATGGCTGTTTTTCGTAATTCTAATGCTGATGTAGGTAGTGCTATATTTGCCGCCAATATGGGTATAGTAGGATTATCTAACTGGCTTCTTTTTGGTAAGTATATAGGGTTAGGAGGAAAGGCTATACCTGGGTTGGAAAAGAGGCTCAACAAGCATTTATTTGGATTAGGGACGGAAGTTGCGAAGCCGGGAGAGATGGCTATTAAAATAACTAATCCCAATATAGGACAGAAGATAGCAGGCAATGTTTTCAATATCATGAAAAGACCGGTATCTGAAGGCTTATGGGAAGAAGGATCTCAAGGTGCTGTTCAGAATACGGCTGAGGAATATGTTAAGTCAAGATATGATAATGTCGCCATGAACGGAGCCGTTGATGTTCTTGATGCTATTTCTGAAGGATTTAAAAAGCAATATACGTCTAAAGAAGGATGGACTGAAATAGGAATCGGTGCTATTATCGGTTCTTTGTTTGGTATGAGAGAAGGCTTCTTTGGGGTGAAAGAGTATAGTAATAGTCAGATCTTGCTGGAAAGGCAAGTGAATGAATATAACAAAGCATCTTCTAATCTTAACACGGCGGCTTTGAATACGTTGAAAAAATCAATGAGTTTAGGGCCTCAAGTTCGTTCCGATGCCCAGTCTATGACTGGTAAGGAGCTTGATGATGCTATGTTTGAAAAGATGTCTATTGACAACCAAATGGGAACCTTAGAGGATTCGGCTGAAAATTTCCGGCAGATGATTGATATGATGCCTATTTCGGAAATAGCCGAAGCTAATGGAATGTCTTTGGAAGAGGCAAAGAAATACAAGGACTCTATTATTGATAATTATAATAATCGTCTTTCGGATTTCAGATCTGCCCAGAGTTTTGCCGAAGATCTTATAGGTGATGATTCTAAGATTGAGTTTAGGAAATACGTGGCTCGTAATGCTTTTCTTGGTCTTCAATCGGAATCAAGAATGAAAGACATAGCTTCTGTCATAGAAACGCTTTCGGGGCAGCCTCGCGTGGCGGATGCTCTAAGTACGTTCTCCCGGCTGTCGGACAGGGCAAGGGAGCGGGCGATGGCTATCCGTGGCATACGGTCAAGAATAGAAGAACTTGAATCCGAAATAGAAGATCTTGCTACCCGCCCTCGCAACGTAGAAGGGAAAGATCCACAAGCTGAATCCATACAACGAAAAACCAAAGAATTGGAAAGCCTTGGAACCAATTACAACAATTCGTTGTCTGAGTTATCAACGTTAATAGGAAAAGAGTTTTCGATAGAAGAGCTGGTAAGTAAAACCGAATCTGTTTTATCATCTCCTCTTTCTCCCATAAGTTCACAAGATGTGATAGAAGCCTATGATACGCTTGTGGCTTTTGATGATTATTTTAATGTAAAATCAAGACAGGAAAAGAAGTTTACAGCCAAAGACAAAGCCATGAGATCCTTGGTAAATGAATACCGAAGAAGTTTGATGGACTATAGGAATATGAATAACTTCTTGTCTAAGATGCTTGATAAAAGATTCTTAGCTGAGGAAAACAGGGGGTTTTCAAAAGCGCTGTCTTCTCTATGGTCTACTCCTTATAAAGGGGATGACAAGGTTCCTGATTTTGCAGAGTCTAATAAAGTTGGTGAATATGACACTGATGAGGTAGTAGATCAAGCTGTGTCAGAAGGTAAGATTTCGGAAGACGAAGCTTGGACTATCAAGGCTTTTATGCATGCTCTTGATAAAGTAAGGGAAGATAGGATGAAGGAAGCAGAAGATGATATAAAAGAGTCACCGCTTACGGAGTCTGTATCGGATGAAGATTATGAGGCTGCTATGGATAATCCTATTATGGTTCCGGCCGTAAGGCAGTCTATAATTGATAAACTATATACAGGTAATGCCGATCTTCTTACTGAGAGAGAAAAAGATGTGTATGATAAATACAAACAAGATTTTGATGATTATGTATCGTCTTTGGGTGACAGTCCCGTTAATCTCATAAAATCATTATCTGAAAAGGCTGATAGGCTTACAAGTCCGAGATCTGTGTATGAGGATAATAAAGCTATTATTGATATGGCTAAATCCAATTTGGAACCAGATCAAAGGAAGGAACTTGATGATGCTATTTCTTCGTATGTTGATATAATGAACAGACGGGATAAAGGGGAGAAGGTTGACGAAGATGAGCTTGCCGATTCGGTATTTACCATAGAAGATCTTGGCCAGGTTGGAAACATCACAGATCTCCTTCCTTATATCGAACAAAACAGGATTATTGATAAAGGTCGTATTTCCGAATCTACGTTAAGTAATTTTGGAGAGGATGATGCTAATATAGATTCTCTTGTAAATGAATTAGACGAATCTGATAATACGCCGGGAGCCAATATAGATAGCGCCCAGAATCCAGAGACGTTGATGGTAAGAAGAATCTCCAATGACGGCAATGAAAGGTATGAAATTGCAGGTCTTAGAGCCGATAAATTTATATCTTCTATAAAATCATTGGTTCCTATTCAAATAAGCTCTGAAACGAACGCTAATGGTACTAAAAGGTATTCTCTTAACATAGGTGGAGAAACGGCTACCGTGATAGAACTGCCTTATCATGCGAGATGGTCTATAGACAAAGAATCGGCTCGTGTTCTTAACCGTTACACAGATGTGTCTATTCAGGACGTGGGTAATTCATATTCTTTGGTTTATAAGCGTCTTGATTCAGACGAATTGGTTCCGTACAGAACAGGTGTTGGATTCGGAGAGAATGAAGTAGATAAAATAGATCAGGAAGCATTATCTTCTTTGAAGAAAGGAGATAAGGTTAATCTTGAGATAGATGCAAATGATACCTATAATCAGTCTCTTTTTGCCGAATACAATGATGCTGTTCAGTCCGGTGATAAAAAAAGAATAGAATCTGCTGAAAATAAGCTGGTATCCAATATGGTTATCAAGGTCATGAGTGGAAACAGATTCGTTTCTGTTGTAAAAGCTGACACAGGAGGCATAGATGGTATAAGTAAGATAAGAAGAACGGCTTTTAACAAGTGGAAGAAGGACGCCGGCCGGTCGGCCACCATCAACGTCGGCACGCATGTTGTTGCCCAGACCCTTCCTGGAAGACCGGTGTTTAACATGAGAGTAAACGGTCAAGGATATGGTCAGGTAGAAAATCTCCCTATTACCGAAAAAGGAGCTGAAAAAGTATCTGATGTCGGATATGTATTAAATGGCAAAGTCGTGCTTAAGAACGGATCTAAATACACAGGCTTCCCATTTGCTTATTCTATATTAAATGACAAGGGGAATAATTACAAAAATGTAAGAGTTCCGGTAGTTGTCATCAAAGGCAAAAACGGTCTTAATTATCTTTTCCCGGTTAGTCTACGTTCTGTGGAATCAGAGGAAGGAAAGAAATGGATTTCTTTTATAGATATGCTGCCTGAATCAGGTGACTCTGAATTGTCACAGATGGGTCAAGATGATATACAAGATCTTAATGCGTATCTAACCAAGTTAGGCCTTGATCCGGCTTCGTATCAAGTATCGTATTTGAATCCTATTTCAGGGCTTAGAAAAGCTCGTGAGGCTATAGAAAAATTATCTACGGTTCCTGATGTTGTTAAATGGGTAGAAGATGAAAGCAGGAATGTGAAAGACATTGTGATGTCTGAAGTAGAATCTGGAATAGATTTCGAAGGTGAGATGTTTGTCGCTCCTAAGATCAGGATTCAGTTTGGTAAATCATCTTCCAGACCTAAATCACTTATAGAAGATGATCTCCCTTTCTCCGATGAGGGTAAGACCGTTACTTCCAAGGAAGATGTGGATATTTACGAAGATGAAATGCCAGAGGAAGACCCTGTCCGGGGGACTCGGCCGGCGCCACCAGCCCAGCCGGCTCCTGCGGCACAAGCTACGCAGTCCTTACATGGCAAGAAGCGCACCTCCAGAAAAAACTTCTCTCTTATGTTAAACGAAATAGAATCTCATATAGAAAAAGAAGGATTGCCGTCTTATGCTAATATTTTTGATTTTATAGCAAGGAAGATTGTAGGAGGTGATTTGAGGTTTCTTCGTGAGAGAGGTAATCCTAAAAGCCTTAAGGAAGAAATGGGATTAGAACCTAAAGGAACAGTAGGTGATAAAATATCCACTCCTTCTAAAAAGGGAGGTAAGACCTTAGAAGAATATGTTTCTTGGCTTCGTTCTCAAACAGATCAGGTGGTGGTTGATTATGTTGGTCCAAGATCTGACGAACAAATTATATCAGAGTTGAAAAACTTTTTGAAATATATTAATTTTGTTCCAAGCAAGGCTTTGAATTATTCTCTTAGAGTCAATGGCATGGATGCCCTAAAAGAATATGGCACAAAAGAGGAAGTAGAAAAAATGGAATCTGATATCAATAGTTTGGTTTCTAAAGTTTTGCCTACGGTGGATAATAAAACTGTAGAAGATGTTTCTACTGCAATAAAATCAAACAACTTGCCTGCCATATGGAAGCCCGTGGAAAGCCTTGATGTGACAAACGAGGAAAAAATAGAGTTTTTGAATAACGTAGCAGATTTCCTTAGCAGCATACCAGAGTATGATGCTGTCGTGGAGTCTATAGAGTCAGAATCAGATAATATTTTAAATGATGGAAAAGAAGGAAGTGCAGAAGGCGGTGCAGTACGCACTGAGGAAGATGGCGATAAAAAGGGAGATGGAGAAGGCAAAGGACAATCCAGAACAAATGTCGAAGTTGAAAGAAATGTCGAATTACCTGGATCTGAAGAAGGAAGAGTAGATAACTATAGGAAGAACGGAGATAAGTTCTCTGACATTGCTGAAGTTACTTTATGGCTACTTAGAAGGGCTGCCGGCATAACCTCTATCCCGGAAGGAGAAGAGGTTTATGTAGAGGGAGATGAGGTTAATAGTATTATGACCGATATGGAATCAAGGTATGGTATAGACACCATCAATCACTCGCATACGACTAAGGCTATAAGGGACCTTAACGGCGTATCAGGTTATAAAGTAGAATACGGCTTAACCTTTTTGACACACGATCCTTTTATTAGAATATCCAATCTAAGGAAAGGATCTAAGGCTGCGAAAGACGAACCTCGTATATCCGAAGAGTCGCTTACTCACATATCAAGGGTGACAACCCCTTATTTCCTGTACGGCGGCGATGAAGCATATACATCTGTTCCGGCTAAGGTAGAACCTATACCGGAGAAGATAATGGGTCGTAATGGCATTAAATTTGGTATGAGTGTAGTCAAGTTAACCAAATTAGGGTACAAAAAAGCTGGTGGAAACTGGATATATAAATTTTATATGAACTCAGGTGTGTATGATTTGTATAATATCAGTACCGGTGAAGCGTTTAGGGCAAAACCGGATCTTGGAGTTAAGATAAGTTCCAGTGCATTCATCCGCTCTTTATCTCAATCTGGTAGAAAAATACAAAATATGATGAGTAACATGAGTCAGGAAGAGATAGATAGGAATAAGAATCTCGTAGAAGGTTCTGATAATTCGGATTCGATAAATGAGTTAAATAAAGAGTGTTGAGTATGAGAAGGAGATTTTTTAATGCTGCGGATAATTTCGTGGGAGGATGTTATAATAAGTTATCTAATGAAGATATAAAAAGGCTTGGAGGAAAAAGACCTTATGTATGTCAGTTTAATAAAATTCATATACATATAGGGCCTGTATTAAAAGATCATGATTCCGATGTTAGTTACATAATGTTTGATAGTAATTGGAATTATGGTGGTTATGAATCTATGGTTTATCATCATAGCAATATTGGTAATATAGAAGACCATATACAAGATCTAACATATTGGTACGAATATGATCCAAGCATTAATGAAAATTATTGTTATTTTTATTATGAGGCTAATAACAGCGGAAATGCTATCAAGTTGAATGGTGAGTTTGGTAGTACCAGTACTGTTTTCAACATTCCCAGCTTGGAAGTCACCACTCTTCGTGATGGCAGTTTGAGTTTTCCGGAGATTTATATAGAAGGAGTTTGGGATCCGTCATTGTATAAATCAGTTTTATAATTAACTTTGCAAAAAAGTTAATTATTATGGGTGTCAAATGTCAGATAGAAAAGAAGGAAAATAAAATAGAACGGGTTGAGGCTCCTAACGGTGAGCCTTCTGTCCTTTACGAAAGTGCTTTAAAAGTATTAGGAAACAGCGAGCGGGCTCTTCAGGTATGGGCTAAGGCTTACACTCCTGGTTTTTTGTCGTATTACGGTCATTGGAATAACCCGGCTCCAGGGGAGATGTTTAATACCGATCCTAATGGCGAACCTCTTTTAGAAGATGTGCTGTCGTATATGAAGCGTCAGGCTTATTTTTCCGATCCCTTAACGGCTCAGGACATTAAGGATGTAAGGGATTTCCTTTTGTCTACTCATTATTTTTTCAATGCGTCTTCATTGTCTAATGCTATTCTCTTCGATTTTTATGTAGATGGCAGTTTGATACTGAATGAGCAGAAATTAAGGAGATCTGGTTTGTATGATGAAACAGAAATAAGTCGTATTTTATCCGATCCTTCTGTTTTAAACGAGGTTTCGACTTCCATGAGAAAGTTAATAGATTCTTCTATTAACGAACATGATAGGGAAAAAGATAATTATTTTATGTCTATTGACTATCAGTATGGTCCTATTGTTTACAAGGAGGGAGTGTTTAACCAATTTGGTAAAAAGGTACCATATAATCCTTCTGAGCTTTATTATGCTATGCGTAAAACAGTAGCCGGCATAAAAAACTTTTCTGAATTTTCATCTGCTTTTGAATCGTTGAGAAATTCATATCCTGAACTGGTTGAGAAATTCGTTTCTGATAAAGAATTTGCCGAATCTATGTTTGATGAGTTCTCATCTACGAATAAGATTCCGGTAATAAACATAGAAGGGGATGATGTGGTAGAAGGCGAGAGAAGATCCTTGTCTAAGCTACAAGATCTGTCTTATTACAATCCCGGCAAAATAGAGTTCCTAAGAGCTCGTATATCAGCTTATTTACATAGGGCTAATGCCGACACCGAATCCGATTTAAGAAGCATGATATGGGATATAGAAGAGGCTTGTACGTGGTTTGGCATAGATATAATAGGGACATCGGAAACTTATGATGGCACAGAAGAATCTTTGAATAAGATAGATAATTTGATGCTGGATCTTGATATTTATGTGGCCAGGCATAATGATGTAAATTATGCTCCAACGCTGGCATCTTCTATAGATGATGTTCTTGGTGATAGCACAGATTATTATTTTGGATTATTACCGGAGTATATGGATAATTTGAATATCGTTTATTCTGAATCCGATATAGACCCAGTAGAAGCGTTTGAGAAACATTCATTGCTTAAGGTAGGAGATAATCTATATCAAAGGATCAGCAAAGATGATCTTAACGAGATGTATCAAATATCAACAGTGTTAGCCAAGCACAACCTAACTCATTTTTCTACTAAAATATATCCTGAATCTTGTTTTAAGAACGGCGTTTTGGATAAAGAGAAAGTACGGAACGTAGATAATAATACGCTCATGGATTCCATTAAAAAATACGTCAGATCGTTCATGGATTCTCAGAACACGGAGGACATGATAATGACCAGGATGGCGTTTGGACACCCGGCGGTACTTGACGTTCCTTACGTGGATGTGGATCGGGAGTATAGTCGATACATGAACAAAAAACAAGATAGCGAAAACCCATTATCCTTATTCGATTTATACCAATCTTACCTTGACAACAAACTCCATAAAACAAAATTATATGATAATGCCTATAAGTATCTTGACTTCAAACCTGGTCCATCTTTGGGCCTTATTTCTGATGATCCTGATATTTTGAAATCAATAGAATTATCTTTATCTGGAAAAGACAGGTTGATGTTGTTTGATTATAGCATGACCAGTACCGACCCTTCTTTATCAGAATTGTTTTATTTGGAGAAGTATGACTCTTCGTATGCCGGGAATGATTTTGAACACTATTTTTACACCAGGCACCCGTATCTGTTAAAAGAAAAATCGGGCCCTAATATCGTAGAGCAAGATGGTGTTATAACAGCCGAAGGTATTTATGATAATTTTATAAGAGTAGGTAATAAGATATGGTCTAAAGTAAGCGAGAGTAGTTCCGGCTCTATCTACCAAAATCTGACAGGAACCGAATCGGAGGTGAAATACGATTCTACTCAGAAGGCTAAGACGGTAGAAACCGATTACGCTCCATACCAAAACAGATCTGGCTTGACGCAAGACATGACCGTAAGCAAGTCTGAATTGGATGACCTTAACAAATTAGAATGCAGGTAATTTTTGTATATATATAGTTTTTTCATAGTTATAATTTGGGAAGTGAGGCTTGTGAAAGTCTCACTTTTCTCATATATATACGTATATCAATAACATATAAGAAAAGTTAGATTTTCATTGTTTATGGATTATTTTTGTTAAGTTTGCAATATTAGTTTCAGGAAGGGATTATGGGAATAAGGAAAAAGTAAGAACCGAACGTAACTAATAACAGTAGGAAATGAGAATCAGTACCATCAAACGTAACAACAGCATGCATCTTATGTATAAAAACATTATGAATGATTTAGGTCAATTAAGAACTGTAGTTTCAAAATCCTATATTTATAATCTGATACAAAATCAAACCGGATTAAGTATCAGAACTATATCCCATGTCTTGAATCACACAAAAGAACAGGATACAGATTCTTTGTGAAAAGCATACATTTTCATACATTTGTGTGTTCTTTAGTTTTTAGATTTAAGTTTTTCATGGTATTAGTTTAGATTAGTGTAGATCAGGGTTCGCAGTGATGCGGGCCCTGGTTTGATTTAAAAAGTATTAAAATATTTGCTATTTAAGATCCTGTTCCTATCTTTGTTCCAGAAACAATGAACAACGAGATCCCACCTCTGGTTGTTTGATGTTGAAAGATATTTTTGGCTCATTAGGGTTTGTCATAGTGGGATCTGACATTCTCTTTTGGGCCTATTTTTTTTTATTATGTGTAATAGTATTATTTTAAAATTAGAAGATATATCTTCTATCAAGAGGTATTTTGAGTTTATCTTGTCTCAAACAGAAAAAGGCGAAAAGTTTCCCATTAAACTTGATGATGTTTTCGCTCTTGTGTATAGTAGAAAGGATAAGGCCGTTAGAGCACTTATAGATAGCGATCAATTCATGCAAGATATTGATTATAAGGTTTTCCCCCTAAATGGGGGAAACTCAAATGGTGGTAGACCCTCTATGGTCTACATGTTGTCTGTATCATGCTTAGAATATTTTATAGCCAGAAAAGTTAGATCGGTTTTTGAGGTTTATAGAAGTGTATTTCATGGATGTGTTTATAATGAAAAAAGAAAATTAATACCTGATTTCTCCAATCCGGCAGAGGCAGCAAGAGCATGGGCCGATCAGTATGAAGCTGCTCAGAGAGCTATAGCTGAAAAATCTCAGGCAGAGGCAGAGAAGCAACAAGCCTTGAAAACAATAGAAGAACATAAGCCCGATGTAGAATTTGCCGAGTCTTTTAGGAAAGTAGACCATAACAATATGTGGCTGATTCGTGATATTGCAAAGAAGTTAGAGCAGAATGGCGTTATTATAGCCGAAAAGAATCTTCGCTCATTCCTTGAAGAGGCTAAGTTTATGTTTAGGAACGGTCTTGGCAAATGGGAGTTGTACAGTAATGTAGTGGCTAAAGGATACGGTGTGTATAGATCATATTTTGTAGACAAGTATTCTGGAGAAAGGGTTAATCAACAAACTATCTACATGACTGGTGCCGGATATGAAGTGACCCTCAATGGCATAAAAGGAAAACTTAAAAATGTATTTTTAAAATATGGCAAATTTTCTTGAGTTTATTTATAGGTAGTGTTTTAAAAGAATAAAAAAACACTACCTTTTTTTTGTTTCTGTCTTTTCTGAAAATACTTCTCTTCTATAGGAAATAAACACACCTATATTCCACCTTACAATCATGATCTTTGTTACGTGCTTCATGCACGTATGTTTAACAATTAAATACTATAAAATTATGGGTGGTGATAAAATCGTCCTTTTAGATGGAGCCGGGGCTAACGGTGGTGGTGCAGCCACTAACGGTCTTCTTTCAATGATTCCCGGCATGTTTGCTAATTTGATAGGTGGTAATAAAATGGATCCGAATCTGGTGGCGGCTTTGATGAACGGTCGTAACAACCAGGACGGTTTCGGTGGGGCTAACGGTTGGTGGCTCTGGATAATTGTTTTGTTCTGGCTGTGGGGTGGACGCGGCTTCGGTAACGGTTTTGGAAATGGCGGTGATTGTTGCGCCAATGGTTTGCCGGCTCAGTTGAATAACGATTACGGTCGTGAACTTTTGATGCAGGCAATTCAAGGTAATCGTAGCGCTATAGATCAGATCGCTTCTGCTTTGAACTGTTCTACTACTCAACTTCAGAACGCTATCTGCAACGTACAGGGTGCTATTGATAAAGTAGCTGGTCAGGTAGGTATGACTTCTCAGGCTGTTATCAACGCAGTTCAACAACAAGGTTGTGAAATAGGAAATCAAATCAGCTCTTGCTGCTGCAATCTGAGTTCGTTGATCAATCAAAGCACTTGCCAGACTCAGGGAATGATTACTCAGCAAGGTTTTGATAACCAGCTTCGCACGTTGGAACAAACCAATATCTTGCAGAACGGTCTCAACCAAGGTCTGGCTAACAATCGTGAGCAAGCTACAAGCCAATTCAATATCTTGTCTGCGAAACTTGACGCTCAAACCGTTATGATCAACGACAAATTCTGTCAGTTGGAAATGAGGGAGATGCAGAACACTATTGCTCAACTTCGTGAAGAAAAAGCGGCTTTGACAGCTTCGGCATTATCTCAGCAACAAACCCAGAATATCGTTGGTCAATTACGCCCGACGGCCGTCCCAGCCTACCCCTCTTGTTCTCCTTACCAGGCTTATTCTTGGGGACAGGTATTCGGAGGAGGTTACTGCAATAACGGATGTGGATGTAACAACGGATGTTGCAATAACAACGCTGCTGTCTGATTTTATTAAGAGAGGAGGCTAATATGGCTTGTGTTTCTAAAATAGGATCGTTGTATGAGATGGTTACGAAGAATGTTATTGTCAGTACGACAAATACAATCTTCGGTATTAACCCACGGGCTTGGATCGCCCTTCCGTGTGAGGGTCTTATCCTTCTTAAGATAAGGCAAGTAGTCCCCACAGCCGGAAGTGCTCTACCGGTACAGATTGCGGTCCCGGCAAACAGCACAGTTTCAACAGTAGGAGCCGACACCTGTTGCTCGGTTACGGGAGTGAATGTCGTGAACCCTATTAACGTAGCTGTAACGGGTGCTGCTATGGTAAATGGCACAGAACGCCTTCTGTACTTCAATAAAGTTCGTGGCGTGTTAAGATTAATGGATTGCTGTGTTCCAGTAGCGGCAGCCCAGGCGTCTGAAGTTAAAGCAGGTAAATGATTTCAGTAGGGTGATGGAGATCATCACCCTATTTTCACCTAAATAATATTTTGATCATGTTTTCAGATTTGAAGAAAGGGTTTCAGGTACATACCCTTGATACTAATACAGTACCTAAATACGAATTGGGAAAGGTAGTAGCCGTATCCGAACCCAGGTATCTTCCTCCTCAGCCGGGTCAGTATCAGGCGATGCAGACCCGCGTGGTGGATCTGACGGTAGAGCTCACTGGCGAAACCAAGACCTATACGGTCCCGGAATCCCAGAATGTGGCTAAGGCTATGGGTATAACATTATCTACCAGCATAGATCCGATTATGAACGAACTGAATGCTATAAAAAGCACCAGTCAAGACATAATAGACAGCGTAGATACCCATCGTGCCAAGATAGAGGCTTGTGAATCTATATTAGAAGACATCAATCCGGCATTCAAACAAACGAGAGAGCAGGATCGTAAAATAGCTGGTATAGAAAATAAGGTGAATGACCTTACTGATTCATTCGAAGATTTAAAGAAGTTAATTGTAGAACGTTTGAAATAAGTATAATATGATAGTATATGATTTAAATTCAGGACACAGAGAATATCCTGGATATGACGAGATAGAAGACAGACGAGGTGGAGGCAGAGGCAGAAGCCGGCGTTCTGATGGGACGTACATGGGGTACGGTGGTGGTATTTACGACCATTACGGTATGCATGAGAAGATGAAGGAAATGGAAGAACGCGAAAACGAGCTGGAAGAAAGGGAAAGAAGGCTTGAGGAGCGCGAACGTCGTCATGAAATGGAGGACCGGGAATACCGGAGGATGGGTTACGAATCCTACCCGACCGATTACTATGGAGACGACAGATACTACGGTGACGGACCTCAGATGCGTAGAGGTCGCGGACGTGGCAGAGGTCGTTCTTATTGAGGAGCAGACGCAGAGGATCCAGCTTATCAGAAATATGTAGATACTTACGGCTACCATTTTTCTAATGCTCTTGCTGATGAGGCGGTAAAGAAGATGGTCAACGTCGATGGATCCAAGAGGATCTGGAAGCAGCCGGAAATAAAAGATATTTTTGAAAAGTGCGGAGCGAAGAAGCCGGATAAAGCGACATGGGGCGATGTCCAATATGTCTTTGCAATGTACTATTCGGATGGTTTTCCGAAGGTCTTCAAATGTGAGAACGAGTTGGTGAAAGCTACGTTAATGTATTTGGATGATCCGGATGCTCCCGAAGGAGTAGCCTTTATAAGATGGCTTGCCGTGCAAGATTACCTCGGCGAAAAAATAAACTGGAAGGATCTGACCTGAGATCCAGATCCAGGTCCTTCCGGTGGTGCGGGAGCCATAGTAAAAAATATGATTCCCGCATTCCCGTTTTTCCCGTTTGGAAAAAAAGGAATAAAAATATTATACCGGTCGGCGGGCAATAGAATACCCGTGGCCGGTTTGTTTCACATAACTTTTTTTTGGGATATGAATATAGCACATGAATCTAAATCGAATAAAACCCCCTTGTATTTAATAGGAGAGTTGATTGGCGTACCGAATACGGTTATGGACTCAGCATTGCATGAACTGAAAGATAGAATAGACAAAGACCCTAAATATAAAGATGTTAAAAATTGGCTCGAATCTTTACCCAAGATCTGAACCTATTTTTTTTCAATACCGGGCCCGATGCGATTTTAACGTATCGGGTTTTTATTTTAATTCATATTGTTTTATTTTAAATCTAATTAATTCATGAATGTCGTACTTTTGTTGAAAAAGTATTTTTTATGGAAAATAAGGAAGATTACGTTGGTTACGAAGATCAAGAACTGTGTAACCGGTATTACAAAGAGGCTGAAGCCATGAGGCAAAAGCAGGACTGGTCTCGGCTTAGGGCTGTCCCTGCTCCGGCCAAGGGAACGCCATCGCCCGGCTGGGGTCAGCTTGGACGTGGAAATGATGTCCGTGTTAAGTACGTTAGCATCAATTCAGGATTAGGAGGGGACAGATTATGACCGTAGAAGAATTAGCTAATAAAAGATACGGTGGCGAATTTGTTTTCATGTTTGGTTATCTTGAAGGTAGAACAAGATTCGTTTTTGAATGCTTTGATCCCAGACCTGATCACGAAGGTAAAAACACTTATATGGTTTCCTATTTTGAAAAGGGACTTCATAGAAGAGATGTGGTAGATGTACCGTGTTATATGAATGTTTTGCAAAAATCGTAAAATTGTAGATGATATGGTTAGAATTGCATATTTCGGAACCGATGGATGTCCTGGTCATCACGTTATTCCAATACGAGGTAAATTTACGGAAGAGGATATTAAGGTAATAGAATCTGTAGATTGTGATGATTTCTATAAGGTGTTTGACGTTATGCGTTTTAAGATAGCTGAGTTTAAAGGATGGACGATATTAGGAATCCCGGCAAGCTTAGACGATCATAGACCTGGAAGCAAAACCGTTATCTTCATAGAGGGTAAAGCTAACGAAACTGACTTTATGGAAGTTATACAAGAGTATTCTTTTCTTAAAAATAAGGTAAAGAAACTTGCCGAATTGTATCATGATGGAGAATGGCTTGCGACTGGTAAATTGAATCAAGATCCGCCTACTAACAAGGAGCGGTTTCAATTTACGTTAGACAAGGATGATATTATTAACATGATTAGGGGAGTCGATTTAGATCCTTATTCTGATGTGGCGAATGAAATGGAGAAAATCGGATTGGGATCATCATCTGATTCTTCATATGAGGGTCCCATATGGTCTTGGTTTGTTAACAAAGTAGAACTTTGGCAGAAGAATAATGTATGGGATAGTTTCTCCGCTGAGTTTTTGTGGGGTTTGTATTGTAGGATAAAGAAAGTATAGTAACAATTAATTTAAAACAAATCATGGAATTAAAAGATTTTAAAGATGTGGTTAGAGTAATGACAAAAGAAGAGTTCGAATCAGCAATCAACGAAGATATTAAATTCGTTGAAAGATTTAAGCATTTTTTTTAAACATGATGATGTTGCGAGGATAATAGAACACGTAAAGTCAGTGTTAGAAGCATCAGTGGACTACTTCTATCCTAATCATCCTGAAGTAGAATTTGAAAAAGATTTTAATATACAATACGATGTCAATAATATCTTGAACAAATACGGCCACACCGAAATGGGTATGTATAAAATACAGCTCTATATAGAGAACATTTTGGGTAGTATTCAAAACAAGAAGCCTGTAGACGTGGGAGAAGTCTCTGACGGATACCACACTTTCAATGAATTGTATCGGTATAGCATGTTGTATAACGCTGCCTTCTTTAATCTATTAGCCAGAAGCGGACAGGTTGAAGTTTGCAAATCAAGGAGACACAGCGACGGAGAAAAATGCTTCGGTTCTGATGATTGGTTTATTGTGATGGCGATCCTGCCTACCGGTCAGGTATCTAATCACTATGAAAGCAAATACTGGGATTTGTTTGATGTTCCTGAAAGAGAAACCGCTTTCGAATACGATGGCCATACACCAAATGAAGCTGCCGACAGACTTAAAAAGTATCTCAAACTGCCTCGTCGTGGCATGACATTCGAACAGGCTTTAGAACGGCTTAAATTAGGTCGTAAGATAAAAAGAATCGATTGGGGTAAAAAGTATATCTGTATGTTTGACGTAAATATATTGATGGTAGATACAGGTCAAAAAGTAGCATCAAATTGGAATCCAACCGAACATGATATTATGTCTAATGACTGGGAGATTGCGGGATGAGTTTGTTTGTATGTTCAAAATGTGGCTGTATAGATAATACAGCCACATCATATTACTGGGCTCTTATAAGACCTTGTAAGAATCGTATTTACGATAAGTCGCTAAAGGGATATGAAGGCAAGCCTCTTTGTTCTGAATGTGCCGCTATTGAATATAGTAAGGGAGGCGAAGTGGTGGTAGTTCCTGGAACGTGGCACGGTAAGTTCAAGAAAGAATGGCCTACTGAAGAAGAAAAGAAGCATATTGGTAAAAACGGTATTTTAAATTATTGATTTATGTGTGATAAGGAAATTGTTGTATGTGCAGCTATATGGGTTCAAGATCACAAGAACAAGCCTCACGGTCCAGTAAATATACCATCTGGAACCGTATTTTGTGGATTGAGACACTGTTCCATAATATCGCAACTTGCGGCATACGGTATAGCCCATAAAAACCGCAGTGTTCAAGGATTTTTGACAAGCAAGAATCGGTTTTTAACAAGAGAGGAAGCGTCTGAACTTGTTAGAAACAATAATCAGGAGATGGTGGTAGATAGGAATGCCATTAGAGAACAGTTGTATTCAGAAGATTTGTATTAACTAAAAAATAAAACAATATGGGATTTATAATCAGAAAGTCAATCATTTATAATATGATGGACGGCAATCAGTTAGAGTATGAATTTGACAACATAAATTTAGATCATATCACATTTAAAGGTAATGGTAAAGAACCTTTTTCATTTAACAGAGTCCTTGTTGAAAATTTAATTGAGACATTTGAGACTATGCAAGATATATACTCTGATAATTACGGAATTAAGGTTTATACCGGTAATTGCATAATTCAACTGAATGTAAATCCAAAGAACTTAAGTGAATCCTTTTTTGACGTATATGATAGAGATGGGATGAAATTGATATATAGCATACAAAATAGTATCTTGAAAGAAATGTTTGTCATATGATTACTAAACAAGATATACAAGCAGCAGCATCGTATATTTTCCGAAGCAGTTTTGTCTCGGAGGACCAGGCAAGGAAAGCAATGGTAAAAGCCGGCAATAACGCTACCAAGATCCTCGTCAAGACCTTTAGAGGCAAGTTGTTCAAGAAAGCTTTTGAAAGAGCCCGTAGAGGAAAGGATATCAGTTCTTTTGAAAGACAGGAAAAAGAAAGTGGTTTCAATTTTCTACATAATCCTAATAATGGTCGTATGCAAAGCGGTCATATTATAATAGATGGAATTGGTCTGTTTAAACAAATAATTCATGAAAGGTAAAAAAGTTGATATTCGTTTAGGCAGAGGTCTGGCGAATCAGATTAAGATAAACAAAACCATTCCAGTGTCTCATAAACCAAAAGAAGAACGTCGAATGATGTTTATTTGTGGTGATGATATTGCTTCTCTTATAAAGCGGTTTGAAAATGAATCAAAGTAATATAAAGTCGGGCATGTGTCTTGTCCGACTTTTTTTATATATTTGTGGCATGGCAAGAGGTTATTATTGGATACCGCAGACAGATGAAACGTTAAATGGCAGAAGCTATTACGTGGCTAAGATAGTAGGGGATATCACGTTTGATACTAAACGAAAAAGAATCGTATTTCAGACTGGTAGGTATTTCCCTGTAGGATCTGTTTTCCATTTTACGCACAATTGCTTCAATTATATCATAACTTGCCGACTTCGTAAGCCGGGGCTTTGGTTTGAAGCCAGGAGAGAGGATTCGGGCCCTATTTGCCCTGAAGATATTGAGCGCTTTGAATCGGGAAGGTTTATACACCGAGATGGGTACATGCATTACATATAAGCTGAACTTGACGATTTTTCGTCAGATTATAATTTTTTTTCATATCATTTTTAAGCCATCAGACTGAGAAGTTAGATGGCTTTATTTTTTATGATATGCTTGATTTTTAACTACCTTTGTCTCATAACAAAAATGTTTTATCATGGTATCAACGTGTATTATTAAAAGAGATAATAAAAAGAAAGTTGTTTCTGTCTCTACCAGATCAGGGGACAGGTCTATGTTGTTTGATAAGATAGCATCTATTCCTCTTATGGAGAACAGGGAACGGGCTACTACTGTTTTTAAAACCGTATTTTCTAATAAGTTCTTAAAGGATTTTGGCGACTGGAGAAAGAGAGTGCCTATCAACAAACCGGCTTATAATAAGGTTAAATCCAACATTGATCTTATTCCGGAAGCTTATAGAGAAAGGGTACTGGATAAGGCTTCTAAGATGAGTAATCCTGTTCTTGTATCAAAATCAGATGCAACTTATGGGATTCAAGAATCAGGCTTCGGATTCTATAGCCAAGATCTGGGTGATAATATTATGTTGGTGGATGCTATGATCCCATCAAGTATTTCCGTACCGGAAGAACCAGGAATAGACGCCGGGCAGTATTTACAAGATGCTATATCTTCGGACTTCACTCCCGTATCTGTGGTACAGGATAAGGGTGTTAATTATATGGTTATAAAAGACGGTCTTAAGATATTTAGCCCAGAAGAGCTACCAGAAACAGATTCTAATCCTGTGGGTGTAACGTATCAGACTGGAGAGCCTCGTTTGTTTTTCATGAACGATCGTAGTCAATTATTTGAAGATTACGGAGAAGCTCTTCGCTCTGGCGGGAATGATATTAGAATAGGATTCTTATCAGGAACCGTTCAAGAATCTACCGTGGATGGCGTGGCAGACATTACTTACAAAGCTGGAAAGTATGTTCTTAATAATCCCAAGTCTTTTATACCGGTCATGACCGCTTCTGCTTCTACTTCTTTATCAACAAAAGGCGGGATAATTAACTACCTTATAAAGAAAGGTCTTTTGTCAGGATCTAAGATATTCGATTCTGAAACAAGAAGCTATTATCTTACAGGAGAAGGACATACAGGACAAATTAGACTTTTCAATTCAGCCTTATCATACACCGAGCTCCGTAATCATTTTGGTTCCGATGTTTCCATGAACGACCAAGGTATGATAACCATAAGCTCGTTGGATAACAGTAAGGTAACTATGAGACTCGCCACCGGAGGAACGGAAAGGGTTAGTAGGGAACAGATAAAGAACGATCTTAAGTCAGGAAGATACAATGAATTGGACGCCAAGTACGATCATTTTGATGCGCTTGTAGTTTCATTCATATTAGAAGATAACGATCTTTATGCTGATACTAAAGCTAAGATCGTATCAGATTATAGCAGGCAGGAACGTGACCAACGAAATTCTATTGTCGAGATACTGAAAACGCTTGGCGTTAGTGTCATAGGTATGACCGACTATATAGAGAAGTACCAAGCCAAATACGGGCACGAACCTTCTGCTAAGGCATTGGCGGATATTGCTAATAACGTAATAGCAGTTGGTGAAGATGCTACTTTATCTGATTTAGTAGAAGAAACAGCCCACTTCCTTGTAGAGGCATACAGAGATCAGAATGCTGTTGAGGCTGTTCTGCAAGATGTGGAAGGTACGGAAGAGTGGAACCAGTATGCAGGTCAGTATTATAATACATACGGTAAGGTATATGAAGGAGCTGAGCTTGATAATGCTGTTAGGAGAGAAATTCTTGGAAAGATCCTCGCCAGGGAGATGCAGACCGGCACAGCACAGGCGCCGGTAGAGCCCACCTCCTTCCTGGGGCGCGTCCGGCAGCTTCTCTCTGGAATCGTAAGCTGGCTTAAATCAGCTTTATCAACCCAAAGACAAGATTTGAATAACGTTATTAAAAGCATTCGTGATCTTGCCATTACTGACATAGATAAAGGATTTGACACCTCTCTGTTAAAGGATAATGACTTTACATTATACTCCCTTTCTTCTATGAACAAGAACAAGTTTCTTGAGTCTAAGATCCGGGCATTGAGAAAAACCTTAAGAGACTTGCGTCAGATAAGCTCTGATAGGGCTGTAACTACGTCTATGACCCTTGCTCAGCTTAAGACTATAGAAGATAAGATAAATAAGGTAGAGACCGAAATAGACAAGAATGAGATGGCGGCTGCCATGAATAGCATGATCTCTACAGCCGAAGCTCAGGTCAGATACTTAAGCAATGTGGTGAACACCATCCTTCATGGTGATACCAAAGATGGTAAGCTTCACTTCAATACCAATGATCGAAAGAACGTAGATATTATCAACAATCAGGTTCTTCCGATCATGAACGATCTTCGAGGATATATCCGTAACAGAAGTACCGAATTTGATGAACGTGAAAAGCAGGATTATACAAATAGGATCAATACCGTCATTGCCGACATTAATGGTATTCAGTCTGATATTAAATCAGTACAAGACCTTGATGAAAGCGCGTTGCTTGATAAGTTAATGAACGAACTTCATGTGCCGGCAGATAAGGTAAAGAGAGTAAAAGAATTTTTTGACAAAGTTCAACATGATGTCTCTTGGATAAGTGGGTGGTTCGGTATATTAGAGCATTCTTCCAGTCCGTTCAATAACGCTCTTGGAGCTATGATTGCCAAAGACAATTACAATGCGATGGTGAATGCTCAGCCCGCCATATCCGACTTCCTGGCATATGTTAAAAAGCATGGTTTTAACAAATCTGAATTTGAAAAACTGCTTCAGAAAGTAGATGGCAAAACTTCTAATTACCTTCGCAGTGCTCTTGATATGGCTAAATACGATCGTAATAAGAAACTGGCACAGATGCGTGCGTTTGCGGCTGCCATGAACATAGAAATATCAGAAGAAGAAATTGGTGATGTGGTTGACAATAATCGTAATTACGTATTTAAAAGAGAAGTAATTGACAAGGATGGAAATACGGTTACTGAAAACGCTAAATTCAAACCATCGTCTGATAGAGTTAATACCGATATTTTTACCATCGAGCAGGAAAAGATTTATACAGAACAGATGGAAAAGTGGGATGCTGAAAATTCGGAACTGGAATTTAGCGAAAGTTATGCCACAAGAATGGAATCCATATACAAAAAGGCTGAAGAAGAATTAGGGCATCCGGTTTCTCAAACAACCAAAGAATACCTTAATGCTCTATCCAGGCAAAAACGGATATTGAGGCAGCCTTTTATTGATAGCGGTGGTAATTTTGATGAAGTTGCCTATTTTAAAAGCAGCAATTACGAAGAAGAAGGACTGCTTCGTAAACAACGTAAAGAAGCAGCTTCAGAATACATATATGTAGGAACCAGGAGAGTGGAAAAAACCGGCGACCAACTTAAGATGGCCAAAGAAATACAAGCTATAAATGAAGTTTGGAGAAAGGAATCAAATAATGTCACTAATGCCGTATCAGAATCGTTTTTGCAAAAATTAAGAACGATTCAGAGCGAGTCAGGAGGAGAAGCTGCGCTGAAGACACTTATGTTGGGAGGTCACCTGTCATTTAATGATCGGTTTTGGAATGATGTAGAATCGGAACAGTCGGCACGTACCAAATCAAATAACAAGGCTTCGTATCTTAAAATGGCGCATGATATCATTAGCTCTACGACAAGTGATAGAGATGCGACTGACGTGGATTCTGTTGTGAAAGATATAGAAAAAAATAAGGCTATTATCAAGGAAATAATCGGAAACAATCGCGATGTGGCTGATATCGGAGAAATTAATGAAGCGACATTTACCTCATCTGAAAGAGATGCTTTTAGGGCCGCATCTGAAGCTATTGAAGCCGATTACGATATCTTAATATATTATGCTAAGATGGTGGGTCTTGAAGATATTGATAAGTACCTTACTAAAAGCAGTAAGGCTGAAAACGAAGTAAATCAGTCTTATTTAAATGCTCTTGCTGACTCCAAGGAAGTGGAATGGAAGTTCGTACAACGTCATACTACGGCGAAGAAAGCAAAAAGGATTCAAGCCTTAAGGGATAAGTTATTCAAAGCTGCTGATAACCGGTATCTGTTTACTGTATCTGAAACCAACTACTTGTCAGAAAAGCTTGGAATAAGCAAAGAATTAGACGGTAGAGATTTTAGGAATGCCGTCAATGCTAAAATGGCCAGCTTGTTTTTAAATAACACAAGAGAATCAGGTATAGAAGAGGCTAATGCTATTGTTAATGAATTTGCCAGGAGCCAGGTCTTTTCATACTATAAACGCATGGCGCCTACCGGATATGCGGCTATGATCGACAAAATTGGTCGAGGTGAGATAGATGTGGCGCAGATGGTTAAGGACGTACAAAACGGTACATCCACCCAAGATTATGGCATGGACATATCGTACCTGTCTTTCGACCCTGCAAGGGCATGGGTGGCTGAATCTGAAGCCGAAAATAGCGGTCGTAATCCTGATTATGTAAAAGATCATGGGTATGGTCATCGCATGCCTAAGAAAAGCCTGTATCGTGATGAATCGTATCTCAATGACTTTGGTATCAAATATGATGCTGATGGTAATGAGGTCGCTACTAAAAACGTAGAGCAGTGGAATATGATTCAAAAACTCAAGGAAATAAAAAGACAATCCCTTGATCTATACAAAGAGCAGAGCCCGAACCTGTATGCTATTCCACAGATATCCAAACAAGATATAGAACGTATAGAAGGGTTAGGTATCAGCCTTAAAAGTACGGTCAGGAACTTCGTATCCGACTTATGTCTTGACCGCGTAGATGACTCCCTGTATGGTAAAACACGCCAGGGTGAGGTATATGATCCGGAAGATAGGGTTCGGTCCATACCTAAATACTACATATATGAATTAGAGAACCAAGATGACGTATCTCATGATTTTGGTTACTCTTATTCGATGCTTATGATGCAATCATCATTATACAACGAAAAGCAGAAGTCTATAGAGCTCGCTCAAGGACTGGAGCAGATGTTACTGAATAAACAATTTGAGGGCGGTAAGAAGGCTGAAGCAACCCAAGTATATCAGATGTTCAGGGACTTCTTCAACGATCATTATTATGGCATTAGGATGAACACCAAAAAACTTACGGTGAACATCGGAGGATATACGGTAGACCTTACAAGAATTATGATGGCTGTTGAAAGATTTATGTCGGTTATGAACTTGGCACTGTCTCCGTTTGTGGCAGCTACCGGCGCCCTGACAGGTCATATCAACCTCATCATGGAATCTGCCGTAGGACAGTATATAAGCAAAGACTCCCTTAAATACGCATCGGCTGAGTTTTCACGTCTTGCGCCATCTTGTATAGCAGAAACCGGAGACATAGATAGGAAAAGCAAATTATATGTCATAGGTGAGAGAATGGGGATATTCAATATCCGAAATCGTATGTATGGTGCCGGATACAATAGAGCGGCCAGGACCTTAATGCGTTCGCCTATGTATGCTTTTATGGAAATCCTGAACTACCCTCTTGATCCGCAGGTTATGATTGCTACTATGGACAATGTTCGTTATTACAAGGGCCGGTTCTACACGTTCCAAGATTTCAAGATGGAAAAAGAACGTAATAAAGAACAGAGTACCATAAAAAGAGAATGGAATGCATTAAAAGATCGTACTTTATGGAGTATGGTAGACGTCGTGGATGGGAAGGTGGTTGTAAAGCCAGGATCTGGTGTTACTGTTGAGGAAGTTGAAACCCAGATGGCTATAACCAGAAATCAAGTTCGTAGCTTGTCGCAGATATGTAACGGATCTTTGAATGAAGAAAACCGAACTGCCGCATCGCGCAACTGGATAGCCAGGTTCATGATCGCCCACCGAGGATGGTTGGTGCTGGCGGCTCAACGCCTGTGGAAAAGACGTGGCTTCAATTTCCAAACAATGCAAGAAGAGGAAGGACTGTTAATTACGTTAAAGAATATGATAGCCAAAACATTTAGCTTAGCTTCCGAGTCTGGTATGAAAAACATCATAGATGCCTGGAACGAAAATAAAGATAATATGGATGAGGTAGAGAAAACCAATATAAAACGTCTCAGTGTCTATGCCGGCACGTTCCTTATCATGCAAGCCGTATCTATGCTTCTTGCCGGATGGCGTGATGATGATGAAAACGAGGAAAGTTGGCTTACTCAATTCGGATCCTACGTCGGATTCAGAACCATAAATGAAATAACTTCACAGATGCCGTTTATTATGGAGCTTAATGTGGTAGATGTCATTAACGACCCGTTTGTTATGGGACGGAAACTTAAGGATCTTACCGATCTTAGGAACTACTCACTTGATAAGGTGACGTCCGGTACATACAAAGGAGAGTCTAAGTTATTTAGGCAACTCGCCAAACAGACGTTTATCAAACAATGGTATAATATCAAGACGCCGGAAGACGTAGCGCGCGCCTATAATTGGTGGCAGCAGACGAACAACAAGTCAATGATGTTCTTCATTGGCGCCACTCCTGATTCGGAAGGAGACGATGATGTTAGTTACGAATAGACGAAGAATATCGGACTTGCATTGTTTTTGTATGATTCCAATATGCTATATTAGCATCGTCAAAGAGTAGATTGTACGTTTTTTGTTCTTACTTGAAAGATTATGTAGGTTTAATTTTTTCTGAAATTGTTTTCTTACCGGTTCTCAGTCAGAGATGATAGGGAACCGGTTTCTTTTATGTTGTCAATTATTGCTATCTTGCAAACAAAAATCATGAGACGAAGATTTCAAATAGGGATGGGGGGTAAATCCCTCGCTTATAATCAATAAAGGCATATACATCCAACATGTAGATGGAGGATTATATACAAAAGAAAATTGGTCTAATAAAGGATATTCCAATGATTTATGCAATGGAATAGCTCTTGTAGATAAAGTGTGTTTTGTTATAGCCACCGAATATATTGGCACATTTAGTTGGGGTAAGGATGGAAGAGTAGACAATGTATTTGCACAAAATAGTTCTTATATGGAGACCGTTAAAAAGGATTATTGGGGGCGTGAAAATCAGAATGCGTATCTTGAATATGATACCAGTAATGAAAATTACGCTTTTAATAAAGCTAATAGCTATTTATTTAAAAATGGTCAAAATGGATATGTAGGTGGCGCCGGAGAGTTTTTTTTGATATCATTGTATGCGAATGAAATAAACGAATGCCTTTTAATGGTAGGAGGTACGATAATGAGTAATAAAATGTGGACATCCACTCAATCTACACAATTTACCTATTCGTGGTATTATGATATAAACATCCAAGGAGATCATTTGGATACAAGTACAAGGAGTAATCCACGTTATGTCCGCCCCTTTACCGAATTAATTTTATGAAATTATGAGAAGAAGATTTGAAAATAATGCTAAACTATATGAGTATAAGATAGTTAGCAATTGTATAGGGGGGGGGATAATCGTAGAAGGAAAGAAAGTAGGCACCATTCCACAGGGCGGGCAATTTATCTTTCTGTCTAAAAAAGAACGGCTGGATTCCATAAGTGTCCAAGGTGGTGTTCCAATGGAAGATAGGCAAGAGATCAATAGTCAGGTTGATACGACAGAGGAATTGCTTGAACAGGATTCGGTGGTTCTTGCTATTGCTTTAACAACCTCTCCTTATTATGGATTTAGAGTAAGTGTGATAGCACCTGATGAGTTTACGCTAAGAACAACCAATAGGATTAATAGAACCTTTTTAATAACAAGCTTTACTCCACCTGCTGCTATATACGGTGTAAACTTTGGTGATCCTATTGTCCTTAATTATGATAGTTACCAATATGAGATGCCAGATCTTGTAATTGATGGACCTCATGATAGAATAGTTAGGGCAGATCCTAATCTTACTTGGGTTGTAAGATGTACAGACGCCGACTTTAAACCTTTGCCATATCCAGAATCATGGTCTGGCCAAGGTTTAAATTCTATGTTCTTATCAGATATGAAACGTCTTGCTCCTGGTGATCATCATGTATCATATACAGCTTATATTAATTTGGACTTGATAAATGATGGCGGAAGTAAAGTTCATACTGAATATCTGATATTAGAAAAAACACTTAATTTTACGATATGACAACAATCCCCAACCGTACGCCTATTGTATGGTTGGGGATTGTTGTAGTTACCATCTTTTCTTGTATAAGCAGAACATGAAATAAGTTTCTAAGCATTAACTTCATGACCTCCCCTATCTGTGAAAACTAAACCAATACCTTCTATGATATGTCCTACTACAGGAGCTTTGTCAAATTCCTCCTTCGTAGCCCAAGTAGCATTATCAGGCATAAGATCCTTGAATGCGTCCGAAACATCACCTTGACACCAGCAGTTATTTGATGTAACAATGCCTTTCCCTTCGATATTGATATACATTTTTCTTCCACCACATCCAAGGCTGTTCCATCCGCTCGGTACGTTTTCCACCATAGGCTTAAGCACCCAGCTTACACCGTCTATCCTAACCCATCCAGGATCGTCTTTGTGCTTGTCGTACAAGTTTTGCCAAAAAGAGCATTCGTAGCACCATCCCCTGTCTTCCATGACAGTTCTTATCTCACTCCTTTCAAATCCATCTGCATCCATCGTGTGCGGAGAATGAGGCTGGTGAGGGGTGCCACATTTTGGACATATGAGTTTTAAATTCTTTTCCATATTATTTAACTTTTACGATCTTAATAGAATCTCCGATATTGTATTCTCCTTGGTATCCAACGAATTTTATGATTCTATTATGTTTAAATATTGAAATTCTTTCGTCTTCAGCATAATACATCACACGTCCACCCTGTAAAGGACGTAGATCATATATAACCCATCCGTCATTAACCTGATGATTATTTGAACATGATGATAATACTAATGTCATCAATAAAATAAAATACTTCATATTATTTTCAACATAAAAATTTGTAACCTGGTTTTACTGCCTCTGCTTCTTCTCTCGTATCAAACATTAAGGTAGTGACAGCTCCTATGCCTTCGCAAATGTAAGACACTTTCACCCACCACCTAAAAATACCAGAACCGTAATCATCATAGTACGGCTCGGAAAGAACCTCTTCTACGTACCCATCTAAGTAATTCATGATCGTTCCTCCTTATTTTTAGATTCTGCCTCTTCGAGTATGCTAATTACCTTATCGACAATATTCGAATCAGACATTTTCTCAATAAAAACATCCATCGCCTTAGTTATGTCATTGGCTTCTTTTTCCTCAAGAGCTATTTCCCCACCGGTAATAGCATCAGATAATGATGTAGATAAGTGTCTTATCTTATCAATGCTCATAAACGTAAATGGATTACCACCTTGACCTCCACCCATTTCTTTCATGATCTGATATCCACCTGAGATAAGTCTGCCTGATGTCGTGGCCAAGGAGGATACGATTAGGGACAGTACCGCCGCTTCCGTCCGCTCCTCGGACACACCCCTCGACCACACGGCTGCCCTTATAGCGCCGGCCAGATCGTCTATGTATGGCATGAGGCAATCTTCCATCGCTTGTGTTATATCAGCTATAACCTCACTACGCTCTTTATTTATGTAGTAGATAGAAGCATTGTACCTCTTTATCTCTTTGTCCATGTCATTTAAAAGACGCTTGATATTGTGCTTATACATAGGACTGGTTTTAATTACTTCCTTTAGCTTAAGAATGTAATTATAAGCCTGGTCGTTTACGAACAACGTCATGGTCTCAACCGTTGAATGAAGCGTGTTAAGACTGTTAAGAATCTTATCGAAATTGTTTATCAAATAAGCTTTTCTGGCTTTTGCCGCGTAATTAATCATCGCATTCAAATTTTAGATTTTCAAGTTCATTCAATTGTTTCTTAATAGATTCGATCAGGTGCGCTCTCCGTTCCTCTGCATGTTTTAAAGCTTCTTCTTTGCTCTCAAAAGCATCCCTTCCTATTTCATAAGGAGTGAACCTATCAGGAATGTCAGCTAACAAAAGACCACCATACTCTTCTATTTTAGCTTTTACTTTTCTTATTATACCGTCTCTCAGGCACGCATCCGTAACCCATATAAATCTATCACATTCTTCTAATTCCCTTTCGTACAATTCATACCATTCCGGCTTAGGGAATCTTAATGTGAATCTAATTTCGGTATCTTTCTCTAAGACATTAATATCATACGCCTCCGGCCACAGTTCTTTTATGCTGTCTTCATCTTCAGCATACGCCACCAATACGAATGAATTACTGGATTCTGCACTACACCAATATGGATATTTTATAGGCCATTTGACTGGACGGTAGTCGTTATCGCAGTCGGATTTTTTAATGTAAAATCTTGCTCTAATCATGATTCTTTTATTCTTTTAAGTATATGTTCAATAACTTTAATAGTCCACCCGTTTCCCAACATCTTGTACTGTTGGGTTTCGCTGCATTCCCATTTATACCAATCTGGTACAGTCTGTAACCTGGAGCACTCTGTAGGGGTTAATCTTCTTATTCTGAAATCGCCATGTAATGCTCTCTGTATGATAAAATTGTTTCTATCATATGAATTACAAGATAATGTTGGAGCCTTATCTTCATGAAATCCACCTTTGTTAAATCCTCTTGGTATTTGGAAAATAAGATTATCTTTCTGAACTGTTGTGAGACAATTGGATTCTCTATCGTTTTTAAATTCAATCATCTGAACTGTTTTAAGACCAGATTCTCTACATGTAGGTTTTTCTGGATTCCTACCTCTCATTGCTACACAAATAAGATCGTACGTGTATTTACCCTTTACGGTAACAGTATTGGATTTTTCATCTTTTGTTTTAATATTAGCTCCATAATAATTTCCCTTGTCGTGATTTCTTTTTAAGTGAAAAGCTAAATTGTTTAAAACTTTTTCAGATAAGTAATATTTTTCATCTACTTCATATTCAGCTATATCACTTATGGTCAAACCTTCGTCTTCAGGTTGAGGAATAATGCCGTCTTGAATATTAGTCCAATAAATACGTTTCCTGACTTGAGCTGAAACAAGTGCTGAATTAATATGATTGCCCTTACACCCTATAGCATCATCGAATACCGGCTCCCATTTCTTTCCCATCTTAACGTTCTCAAGAAGAAACAACACATCAGGATTAGTTTTTCTTACATCATTCAAAATACGAATAAACTCCCAGAACAAGTAAGACTGACCGGCAAACTCAAATCCTTGTTTTTTTTAATTCAAGATACTCATTAAGTGATTTGACTTCTATTCCTTCTACGGTAGACAACCCTTTTCTTTTTCCAGAAAAAGACATATCCGTACATGGGCTGCCGGCTAAAATAAGATCTATGCGTCCAAGATCTTCTACATTTAAATCCCTCACATCTCCTACTTGTATAGTATTAGGGAAATTTAATTGCGTTTGTTTAATAGCAAACTTATCTATTTCTGATGCATAACATACTTCAGGTGTGATCCCTATTTTTTTTAACGCTATTTGACCACATGACATTCCGTCAAATAAACTTAACACTCTCATGGCATTATACACATTTTTCAATTTTAATTGATTTTGATGATAGATACATATTCCATGTTCCTCTGCCTTTGTCACCTTTTTCGTTTTGTTTTTGGATTGTCAAGTACAGATCTCCGTCTTCACATACTTCAACTTTTTTCAAGAAGCCTATCATTTCATCTCCTGTTTCGTGTAAAATACGGATCTTACCTCCTTCTTTTAACCCATAATTGGAATCAAAATATTCTTTTTTGATTCTATCAATATTGTCTTTATGTTTTTTTATAGCATAAAGCTCTTTTCTTAATAAATAATTTAGTTGTTCTATTGTCATTTCTTTTCCTCCTTATTTAATGGTATCAACCCTTTTCCATGCTTGTCATACCACAGCATAGCTATGCAGTTCCATGCACATTGTGCAAGATGAAAACATCCTGTATCGGAATCCACTCTTTCTCCTTTCATGTATTCCATCAGGTGTCGAAACATTGCAGCTCGATACCGCTCAAATCCGTTGTCAAGATTCTGCCAATTATTAGACCCATATTTTTTGGCTCCGGCATGATAGACTTTTACAATGTCCTCAATTTCTTCCATCGGAAGCAAATCCCATCGTAGTTTGTCGTCAATGATGTCATTTTTCACTGATTTTATTGAAGTACTTTTTTCTGGATCTCCTACACGAATAAGTTCCATAATGTCTGTTTCTATAATAATTGCGTCTCCATTGTAATAAACTTCAGCAAACTTGTCATTTTCTTTTATGTTTGTTGCTGAAGTCACTAAAGATCCTTTGTATATTATAGTGTTTTTATCTATCTTATCATCTTTCAGTGTTTGAAAAATAGATCCTTTTGGATAAAGGATGTTTTTAGTATTATTGTCCATTTTTTCCATCGTTTTATCGTTGTTTTAATCAATTAGTATAATGATATAGTCCATTATTTTTCTTCTTCGCCTATAAAGCGATCAAATTCTTCTCCGCTCATAACAATGCGGTTAATGATAATTATGCCGTTATTGCTATAACTATCATTTTTAACTCCCATGTCATCAAGCTCCTTCTTTAAATCTTCAAATGTAGGGCCTTTCTTGTCTTTAAAAAATAAAGTAGCATGCACAACCCTTCCGTTGTTTTGTTTTATTCTTACGGTATAGACATACCCTTTTTCATCTTCATCCTTTTTGTTAATACCATCAAGGATGCTATTTATCATATCCTTGTCCTTACGTGATAGGTTGGATATGGCTATTCTTCCCTTTAATCTAAATATTTCATTTTCGTTCATGACTTTCTGTTTTATTGTTTTCAAAATATTGTCTTACGGCTTCTATGGCTTTATCGTCATCAAAAGCTTCTTCAAACTCCGTGTAGAACCTATCTCGCTCCATGCAGAATGTGTTTTTCCCTTCCGGTATAGGACGGAACACAACCACCCTCTCTTCAGCGTGATCGGTTCCTATTATGTTATTATCTAAGATAATAGAATACCTTCTTGAACTTTTGTTGATAACAACATCATGTTGAAGACCATACAATTTAAGTATTTCCCTTAATTCACTTGTTTCCATTTATATTATTCCTTCCAAATTTACTTTAATAGAACCATTTATAGTTTTAATGCTCCCATCTATGGTTGAAATCACATCATCTAAATCGTTTATAATGCCTTCCATGTCATCAACCACCTCTTCCATATCAGCTACAGCCTGATCTGATTCCCAATATTTTTCTGAGTCTTGTAACGATTCCGGTATATTATCTCTCGCCTCAGTCTCTTCGTCTAAAATCATATCAACATCATCTTTGGCTGAATTTATGTTATACTTCAACTCCGATAACTTTGATTTGATGTATTCAAAATCTGTTTTATACTTATCTACGTTTTTAATAACACCCAATATTTTTTTTCTTCTCTTGTCGTTCATACTTTTATTCTATTATAATATTCGATAATCTTTTCTTTTCTATCTCCTGGTTTTACTGCCATATTCTCAGCCAAGAACCTAAAATACGACACCGGTATGTCCTTGAATCTAATTCCTTCATATTTTCCAAACCACATTATTATACTGTCAAGATCGTCTTCTCTCCTACCATCTCCATTCACAGATTTAAGCGAGGCTGCCCGGCGAAGGATCTCGTCTTTGGTAATAATATCACCCATCCTTATATTGGATAGAAGCTGATTGCCGGCAAACATACACCAACCCTTAGAAGGGAATTGTTCGATTGTCAAGTCTTCTATTCGGCCGAAACGCCTCATGTTGTCGCAGCAATCAACTATCAGCGCCTCTTTCTTGTCAGGATGAATACGAACGCACCTGCCGAGAACCTGGTAATATGTTGAATATGAGAATGTTGGGCGTCCAAACATCACGCAATCAAGTTCAGGAAAATCAAATCCGGTAGCAAGCGTTGAATAATTAAACACGACCTTTAACTTACCTTCTTTGAAATCGGATATAATTTGCTCTCTTTTCTTTTTGGTTGTTAGCGATGTCACGACACCGGTTATGGCTCCCATCCTGGCATTCATGAACTCTGATATTCTATTACATGATTCGATAGAATCCATGCAAACCAAAATGGCTTTACGCTCGTTCATAAGTTGAAGAAGGCGCTTGTAGATAGAGTTGTTTAAGCCGTTTCGTACAATACTTTCTTTAATAGATTCGTTGGTGTATTCGGCTCCGGTACTGTTTAACATCAGAGCCGATTCATCAAACGACCATCGTTCGTACTTAAGTGGACACCAAAAACCTTGAGAAGTTAGCTCTTGTATTTGTATTACATGAACTATTTTCTTGAAGAAGTTATGTTCGTCTTTCGTCAGCATATTAAGTTTGCTGTAGTTTCCTTCCAGCATGGAGCTGTAGGTCCGGAGGCGGCAGGGCGTGGCGGTGAAGCCCAGCACCTTCGCCTCCGGAAACTCGCTCATAAACTCCATAAATTCAGAACCTTCCTCAGGGGAATACCCCGAGTGGCATTCGTCCACCAATAAGGTGTCTATCCCTATATCTTTCAACCTTGCTACGTCTTTCTTTATGCTTTTAAGTGTAGCATAAGTCATAGCCGATAATTCCTTTACGCCACATGAGGCAGAGCATATGGTAGGTTTAGCTCCAAATGATATGGCTTTCGCATAATTCTGTTCCAGAATCTCTTTTGATGGCTGCAATACTAACGTCGGTCTATTTATCTCATGCGCTATCTTGGATATCAGAAGGCTCTTACCTGCTCCGCATGGGGCCACTATTATGCCAGGCTTCTTAGATTTTCCTGTAAGAAACTTAAGCCCGGCATCTACGGCCTCTTTTTGGTAAGGTCTAAGTTCAAAGCCCATCGCAATCTATTTTACTGTTTTTTGAAAGTTCTATTATCGCCTCCTTTAGCATTTCTCTCGCTTTATTCTCATTATCTTCAAACAGACATACACTGCATGTAGCACCTTTGGAGGGGTAGTCTCTGTAGGCTTCTGCTCTTTCTACAACGTATTCACAACAATAGTCGTGACTCATGTCTTTTGCTATACTTATAAAATGATCTTCTCCATCCATCAACACGCAATATTCAGCATCGTTTTCACATGCAATAACACCTTTGTTTTTTTAAAATGGATAGCACTTTATTTCCAAAAAGTCCAATATAGACCCATATATCTTTCCCTGCATTTTTGTAAAAAATATCCATCCCTTCTTTGATTGTGACTTTCTTTTCCATAATCCCTTATTTTATATCAGTAATTAAAACATATATTTTAGCAATATCTTCAAGACTCACAGAAGAACGTATATATAGTTTTTCTTCGTACTCATACTCATATAGAGCGTACCCTTCTTTTATGTCTAATATCTTAATCACATGCTTGCCTCTTTCAAATGGATCCTCAAAGTAGCTCTTATGTTCGTATCTTTGACCTACTTTGATTTTGTCAGTTTTCTTCTTCATCTTATAACGCTCTACTGCTCTACCTGTTTTTATGAAAGCTGTCGTGAGTAAGTATAATAAAACTAAATACAAAAGGATCGCTACTCCACATATTAGATCTTCTTTCATTACACTCCTTTTAAATAGTTGAACCATATATCCTCCAGCTTCTCCTGAAGCTCAAACGCTTTCTTGAAATTCCCGCATCTTACAGCAACGTCTCTCATGTATTCTACGTTTGTAACTTCCGGATCTTGCCGGTATTTCGTTCTTAACTTTTGAACATCCTCGTATTTCATCGTTTTATCTTTTTAGACGGATCCCAATCTGAAGAGAAAGGGCATTCGTTTTTGTTATGTAATCCAAAGTCACAATAATAACACAGCGCCGACGGGCAGGGTAGCTTGTTTTGCGAAACAGGCTGGCTTAGGGTGGCGCGCCGCTTGCTATACCTGGCTTCTTCTGCTCCCTGGATGTACGCTTGAAATGTTTTTACACTATTATCTTCAAAATCATACATTTTAGACAAAGTGTCATTTAGCATTTCTATAGATTTTGTTTTACGCTCTTCATCTATCTTAACCTTTTGGTACTGCCTGGTTCTGGTAAAGAAATAGATGTTCATATCTGGCAGAACTCCACCATATTTTCTATAGATGTAAAATGAATATATAGGATGCTGTAAATTCGTTTCCAACTTCTTAGAATCAAAAATCTTATTCCCTGATTTCCAATCTATGACATAATGGTGAACTACGTTCTTGCTCTTTATAGCCAGATGAAGGTCTACCGATCCTACTATGTACACATGAGTATGAATTACTCCATTTATATCAACAGGCTTAGGAAGACGGTACGGCAGCACAAAATCTTCTTCGACTCCAACTATAGCGCCGTGTCTGATAAGTTTCTCACAGGGATTAAGATCACTATCAGCTATCATAAACCTATTCCCGTCTTTTTTAAACAGATCCACAATCCAAGCAAGAAGCTCCCCAGATTGTTTCATGGCTATCATCATATTTTCCGGTGATAGCCAAGGTATGTCTTCTTGGTAAGCATAGTAACTTATAGCTTCCCCCAGGTCTTTTCCAGAAGGCTGTCTTCCGTTCTTAAAGAAGTATTCCAGTGTCTTATGGATAACCGTACCATAAGACGTAGCTTCTTGTTTTTCCGTAGACCTTTTGCCCTCTACGTAAGTCTTATACCATTTCATTGGACAAGTAAGAAACGTGTCTATCTGGGAATAAGATATGGCAAGACGTTTCACGCCATTAAACTCCTTATATAGCAAATGCGTTTCTGGGACCATCATAAGTCATTGTCTTTAAATCCTTCCGGGTAATATATGACATACTTCTTACCGTCTTCTGGTGTCATGGCAAACTGCATGTAGTTATTACGATTACGATGCTTGCCATCTAATCCTCGCTTCCAATACAGAATCCCGTCTATCTCCACATAAGATCGGCCCCGGTCGGCTCTAACTACGTCCGTGTGCAGCAGATACCCGTCGGAAGACACGATCCATACTTTATCACCTTTGTTTAAATAAGATATTCTTTTTCTTACAACAACCTTTTTCTTATTATCCAATACAAATTCCTCATCAGTCATACTCTTCATCCTCCTCTTCTTCTGTTTCAAAATCAATTCCATAACACTGATCATAATGCTTGGTCAGTTCTTCTGGTTCTAAATCTTGTCCAAAATCCATGTTAAAAATATCGTAATTAGTAAAGCACTTAAAAGCACTGTTTCCGCCGGCAGGAAATCTATGAATGCTGCTTTTATTTCTTCAATTAGGCCCAAGTGTAACCTTGGGCCATTGTATTTATTTTTTGTCATCTCCCTTTAACTTCTTTAAAGTATCTGCAATCGGAAGCTGATCAATGACTCCCAATGCCGGAGCGACGGTCTTGACAACATTGTTAAGGAAATTACCGGTACTGTTCTGACCGCCGTCAAATACCGTGATATTTCCGAGGTTAATGTGCTCAAATGCCTTAACCTGTTCTCCGGCAATTTCTTTCCACTGATTAACCATCTTGTACTGGATGGCGATCTGAGGATTGGATTCTGCTGCTTCCACCATAGCCTTAAATCCGTCGGCTTCTGCCATCAACGATTTTTTCTTACCTTCGGCTTCTGCCTCCAGCTTCATCTGAATAGCTTTTGCCTCCGCCTCAGCTTTTGCCAAATGTGCTGCTGCCTCTGCCTCAGCCCGGCGTTTGATCTTCTCTGCCTCAGCATCAGCTTGCAAGATAGCCTCTTCCTTCTGGGTTTCAGCCGGCACAATCTTTTCAGCCTTAAGCGCAGCCTGAACTTTCTTAGCCTTAGCTTCTTCCACTTCTTTATCAGCAAGTTCTTTTGCCGTTTTTACAGCCGCTTCCGATTTAACTTTTTCTTCTCCGGCCTTCTTCTCTGATTGAGCTTTGATGATCTGTAATTCTGATACCGATACAGCAACCTCCTTCTGGGCATTGTTGTATCCTATAGACGCATTTTTCTCAGCCTCAGCCTTCTTAATCTGAGCTTCAGAGTCTTGTATTGCTATAGCTGCTTCCTTGTCAGCTTCAGCCTTATTTTTTCCGACTTCTTCCATCCTTTCAGCCTCGGCTTTATTTACTTCAAGTTCTGCCTTAGATCTTACAATCGCCGATTCCTTGTCGGTTAAAGTTTTTGCGATAACCGCAGCCCTGTCTCTATCTGCTTGAGCTACGCCGATCTGTTTCTCTTTATCGGTTAAAGCCAAGGCTATTTCTTTTTCTTTCTTCGTTTCAGCTACTATCGTTTCCTTTTCTTTTTCAGTACAAGCAATTTGAATCTCTTGTTCTTTTTTGGTATTAGCCACAGCCGTTTCTTTCTCCTTCTGCTGTACAGCAATCTTAATAGCACCCAGCTTCTCCTGTTCTTCAATATTAGCCTGTGCCTCGTTCAGAGCCCTACTTTCAGCTTCCTTACCAAGGTTCATAATATAACCGGCTTCGTCTCTGATGTCACTGATGTTGATGTTCAGGAGGTAAAGACCTAACTTGTTAAGTTCGTTATCAATGTTCTTTCTTGCCTTATCCAAAAACTCATCCCTGTCAGAATTAAGTTTTTCGATTGTCATTTCAGCAATAATCAAACGCATCTGACCGTAAACGATGTCCGTAATAAGATTTTCAGTAGATTCGGTATCCATCCCCAAAAGTCTTTCTGCCGCATTTTGCATGATTTCTGGATTTGTACTGATAGCTACTGTAATAGTCGTAGGTACATCTACTCTAATATTCTGAGATGACAAAGCACCGGTAAGCTTGCAATCTATTTGCATAGGCTCCATTGACAAAACATCATAGCTTTGAATAATAGGCAAGACAAATGCCGCTCCACCATGATATAATTTCGCCGATTTCTTTTCCCCACCTGTCTTACCATAAACGACCAAGACCTGATTAGGCTTACATCTACGATACCTTGATAAGACTCCGATGATTGTCAAAATAATCACTACAGCTAAGATAGCTGACACGTACATGATTGTTGTCATAACTTTTAAAATTTAATTGTTGATAAAAAAAATTAGATACTTAATTCTCCTTCTTCATATTTTATATTCGCCTTGTCGCCGTTTTTGTAGGTTTTCCCAGACAAGCATCTTACTCTCATTTGCTCTTGTCTTCCATTTTTCGAAATATTTACCATATAATGATTCTTCCCTGATCTAAACACTATCTCCACTTCTCTGCCATTTAAATCTTCCGGACATTCGTACACCATTTCTTGCTTTAACTTAAGAAGTAACTTATATACGTAAAACAAAACGATAAAGAAAAACGACCCTATCACAACCCCTACTAAATGGGAACCCGAAAAGTATGTGGTCCAGCTATATCCAAGAATAAAATGTGTTATGCCCTTGAATGATATGATGTCCGACAAAGACATACTTAAATCAGAAGCATCATCAATATCAATATCCGTATCCAGATCAGATCCTAATATCGACAACAAAAACTGTATAACAAAAGCAAATGACGCTATTAAAGCCATGCATAAAATTATGTCACTTCCCATATCCTTCTGTTATTATTTTGTAAACAAGATCAGTCATATCTTTGATGGTCTCCATATCATAATCATTAATAACAATATTGAATTTTTGTTCCACCATCATTTTCAGTTCAATTTGATCGATAGAATCTAATCCAAGTTCTTTAAACGTCACATCTTCTTCATGAACTATATCTATTTCCGAATTAAGAAACTGAGTAATAATTATATCCTCTATTATCTTTCTGATTCTTACTTTTTCCATTGCTTTCTAATTTTGTTAAATAAATACGTTTTTATGTTTTTCAATCGCTCTTTGTCTGTTTCAGAACTTCCGGTAAACAAATAATCCGGATTGCCTTTAGCCGGCGGCGTAGGCAATTTAGATACGGCAAACAACCAATCCATTTCCTTATTCTTCTTAGACTCCAAATAAGGCTCGGTAGCGATCTTAAATTTTTCAGCTATTAAGTCAAAGAGCTTTGAATTTTTAAGGTTCATATGGACCGAAAAGGCCTGAGAAGGCGGTTTCCATATGAAGTTACATAAGCTCATTGTATAATCTCCTGACTCTGCTATATAAGATTCCGTTACCTGAAGTATGACCTCTTTCTTGAATGAGGTGTTACCCATAAACCAACACAACCTGGATTCCGCTTCTTTTCTGCTGACACCTATGTCTTTTGAATACGATTCGTACATTCCTATCATAATCTTCAACGTTTCCAGAACCTCGTCTGTCATCTCCGGTGTCTCTATATAATTCACAAAAGACGTTCCTTTGTTGGTCAATCTCATCACGCCTGATTTTAATTTCTCAACCAGGCCAAGCTCTATATACCTCCCAGCATCTTTTTCCAGCATGGCTTCGATCATAACCGTATCCTTCTGTCTTATAGCAAGAAGATTAGCCAGATCATTAGGAGTCATGTCTGATGCTGCAAGTTGTCTGAAATTGATGTACATGCCTAATCAGCTTTAATAAAAATAACATCCTTACCATCCTCCCTCTCTACGTGATTACACGGGCCTGCGACTACATCTACCGACCCGCATGTAATGTAGTCATTAAATATACATCCTTCACATCCTAAGTCTGGCTCTGGAGCATCCACACATTTTAATCTCACAAGTCCGGCATCAAACACTTCTCCTACTTTAAATTCCTTCTTTTCCATATTTCCTCCTTGTTTTTAACTGTTGTACCCTTCTTTGATAATCGAATTTCTACCGGTAGATACCGACTGTCGAAGATCGTCATGTACAGAATCTACCGTAGAATACTTGTTTCTGGTTGTAAAAATCACTTCCAGCATCTCCTTGTAATCACCTAAAGCTACTTCATATCTCGGATCTACTTTGGCTTTTCTTTCGGCCTCGGCATTACTCTTAGCCAGCTCTCGGTCAAGAAGATCTTCTTTGATTCGGTCAGCAATCATATCAAGTTCTTTTTTTATAACTTCTCCTGCTGCCCGAAGTTGACCTTCTACGTCGCCAAGCTGATCTTGGACGGTTCCTATTTCTTTCTTTAGGCGATCGTATTCGTTAATCATACCCATATCACCTGCATAGCCGGAAAAGTCCTTGATTATTCTGGTTCCTTCTTTAAGGAGTTCAATAACTCGTCTTTTACGTTCTCTGCTTATTAAAGACGGAAGACGATAATTCATATCCGCCACCGCCTTATCATGTATGGAGTTGATTAAAAACATCTCTCTTTCATCCCCTGCAAACTCAGTAAGAACCAAAAGGAACTTACTTATCAGGTATTCGTTTTCTTCTACTGTTAGTCTCATGGTTCTTATTTTTTTTTAATACAATGACTGTTCTTCCTTTGTCTCTTGTTCTTGATCTTGATTGTTCGTAACGTCTTCCACAGTATAGAGCTTGGGCGGCGTCGGCGGCTGGTTGGGGTTCACGAACTTCGTCCCGCCCTCCCCGTACATCCATCCATGTCCCGGCAGTATCTCTGGGTGGATTGTATTAGTAAGCTCTTCCATACTAACTTGCCTTACCTTCAGTATATGATGAAACACCAGTCCGGCTGTCCTGAATGATGTTTTGTTTTCAGTTTTAAACCTATCAAGAGTCTGATACCAATCTTTCCCAAATATCATATACTTATCCAGCCCGTACCTACGAGGATTGTGCAAGCCTATCATTAACGTACATAACTGACCCAGCGTATCAGACTGGTAAAAATCAGAAAGACGCGGAGGCTGCTCTTGTGGGCTTTTTATCCTTCCTTCTATTTCTCTGTTGAATTGGGATATGATGAGGAAAAATATGTTTTTATATACTAATTTAGCTTCGTTCATAACCGCCACCAAATCATCTATAGCCGACTTAGGATCTAATCCCATTCTTTTTATCAAAGCAATATGATCGACTTTAAATATTATAAGACGTTTGTCTTTATGTTTGGTAGCTATATGATACACAGCCGCCTCAAACTCTTTTACCGTACACGGAGCATCGATGTATATTATATTATTTCTGATTTCACCTTGAAGGATTTCAAACATCCTCATCTCTTCTACTGTATTAGAATCTTGCCTTCTTAATATTTCAGGAGCCCGCTTTTTCATATCCTGGCTCATTCTGCGAAGAAGAAGATCTTGAGGATTCATTTCGAACTCGCAATTAACAAGAAAATAATCTTCTGCTTGCGGGTTGATCATCGGATTCATCACATTTTCCAATATCTTTTGGGCCACATACGATTTACCTACAGATGGCCGGGCTCCTATGGCAATAGCATGCTGAGGGAAAATACCTCCAAGCAAAGCCTCATCAATATAATCGTATCCGGTTTTAGCGGGGATAAGCTCTCCCCGCCTGTATTTCAAGATATTCTCATACGCCTCTTCCATAACTTGTTTAGAGGTCTTGAATATCCTTCTTATATCTATCCTATTTGCTATCTCCTCTTGCATTTTTGTCACCTTTCGTATCCGACTTGGATCCCCTATTAGCTTTTACTGATTTATACCTAAGACCGTTCTTGGTATGAGAACAATCCTTGCCTTTCCTCCAGCCCTTGCCCTTCTTCTTGTCCGTTTCGTAGTTTTTACGACCAAGCTCCCGGCGTTTGGCTTTCTGTTCCGGTCTGGCATTTATCTCCTTGTCCTTTTTAGCCTTTTTCTTCCTGGCTTCTGGATGAGTCCTGTAGTACTCTGTTGATCTGCCCATGTGCTTATATTTTTTTTGATTAATAATAGCACAAAGATAGGCAATTCGCGCCCTATTTCAACCTGCCGTAGCTCATATCAGGATCACACCAGACATACCCATCTTTCTCATCATGGAGATACTCAGGACATCCTCTACATGCGCTACTTCCTGACACTATTTGATTGTTCTTATTAGGGCACTTATCTCCAGGCTTATGCCATTCTATTCTCGAACCTGATCGTTCTTTGTTTACATGACAGAACTGAAAGACTTTTCCCATCGTCTTCTCGCCAAACATACCTATATGTGTGTACTCTTCCGGTATAGATAGAAATTCAGATAAATCTTTATACATCCTTTCCTGTTCCTCCGGCGTAGACCATAATCTGTCAAGTTCGGCATGGACTCTTATCTTAAGAGACCTCAGTGATGGCCCCGCAAGCCGGCCTTTAGCTTTTCCCTTATTCGGCCCTGATTCATGAACACCGACATAAGCGTTGCATGGTTTGCACATCATAACCATCCCTAAGCCTTTTCTGCTATATATTTTATCGGCATTTACCAGCTCAGTTTCTCTTCCGCAATAAGGACAAATTTCGCCTCTTAAAACCCGTTGTTGGCGCTCATTAAGTTCCATACCCTATTCTTTTGTTTTTCTTTAAACTTTTCATACAAACTGCTTTCAGTTTCCATTTCTGAGATCTCTACCTCTACGTCCTCTCTTTTGAAAATTACTTTCTTGGCTGTCGGATACGCACATTTAGAGATACGAATAGCATTACTAATAGCGTAAACAAAATACGTTTCTGGTGACGATTCGATCACCACTACCTCATTTAAAGTATTTTTATAATTTTCCATATTATCTGCTTGCTTCAATTATATAACCCGGATGATCTTCACACGCCTCTTTGTATTTGATAAGAAACTTAAGAAATGAATCATAAGACCCCCATCCGTTTTCTGGTTCGTATCTCAAAAGACTCTTTCTCTTGGAGATCATAATATATATACCTTTTGTGAGTATCTTCACCATCTCCTTAGTATCTATTTCCCTGCCCAATTCTTCCGGTCTCCAAACATAATCGTATAGTGTTTCTTTGTTTTCTGATACGAATATTTTTTGTGCCATCTTGTTCATGTTGTGGGTGATGTTTGCAACCCATTTACGATCCTCTTCTTTCTTCTTGCTCTTAATATAAACGTCCAGGCTCATAATATTTCTCTTTTACTTTGTTATTAATTATCAAATCTGCCACATCATCTCCGTCCCCTACATTCTCAACACTCTGAAGATAGTCCGATACTTTTATCCTTGACTTCATCATCATCCCATCTATCTTTTTACTCCATGTGTCAAATGCTTGTCCTTTGTCCGGAAAAGCTACAGTCTTTCTATCTTTTAAAACATCTATCACTTCCGGTCTTAAGTTCTGCAACCCACCGGTAGCTACAAACAACTCATCTGGTTTATTCACGGCGCATATAATAGCCGTCTTTTCTGACTCCACCAAATTAACTACCTTATCTGGATACTGGCTTAGAAGATGTTCTCCAAACAGGCATTGTCTAAACAAGAAGTCTCTTGCATGCAACGAGTGATAAAACATGACATGAGGTCGCTCATTGTCACCGTCTTTTTCCTTCACTCTTTTTACATCAATCTCATTCCCCTGGCTGTCGGTCTTTATATAAAAATCCATAATCTTGCCGGTTCTGCATACAAAGTCCTTATCTATCTGCCAGAATATACAACACCCTTTCCATCCCCATAAGTCCATTGTTCCAACATGATACCTTCTAAATACGTCAGATACCCTTTCTTTTCCCCATATAGACGATAAAAATCTAAATACGGTGTTTCTATCGTCTGGAACTACAGTCCTCTCAAACTCGCTAAAAGGTATGTAATTTACAACGTCAGGATTTACAGGAGGACGATAAGCTCTTATGCACTTATTTCCCGAAATCCAAAGATCTTTGTCACCTACATCCTTGCCGGTAGGTCGTTTATCATAACCGCAAGTTCGTTCATGATCGCATCTTCCAAACTCATTGCCAACGACCTGACCGGTCGCCACATCAATATAAGGGGTAAGGCACCGGCTTTTCCCGCAAGCCGGGCAGGTTAGCTTCAGTCGGCTCCTGCCAGGCCTGCGGTCAAGTTGAAACCGAGGTACGTTTTCGTATTTTCTAAAATCAAGCATCCTTAGCTCCTCTCATTGCTTTTTATATCATGAACCTTTTAGATATTTCCTCTGCAATATCATATACAACCGTATGATCCTCTTCATTGTATGGTTTATTGATATTCAACACTCCTTTTCTCACTTTGAATTTCTTATCTTTTCTAAGGTGATTCAACATACCTTGTTGGAACACACAGTCCGCCTTTTCAAGTGCTACACTGTCTTCTGTCCATTCTTTCAGCGTATATCCTTTACTGCTCGTGCTTTTTGGAGAAAAGTTCATAATACGTGCATCAATGCCATACCATGCTTTAACCATTCTTCTTTCAGCTTCCAATTGGAATGCATATGATTCCCATATTCCTCCCGATTTAAAGTCAAGAATGACCACTTCTTCTTTTTCCACTTCTCTTACTTCCTTCTTCGGATCACCTTTTTTGAACTGTCCGGTAGCCCTTTGATACACGGCTCCAAAATAACCTTCTTCTTTGTATTTGAATGTCATTTTAACCATCGCATCAATAGGTGTTGCTACAAGGTAATCCTCTAAAGAAAGGATTCTTTCTATCATCATCGGTTTCACCTTGTAATCAGAACAGAATTTGGCAAACTTCATGACCCTGACAATCATATCGTCAAGATCATCTATGCTATTAAAGAACCGATCAAGATTTTTCTTAGATATCTTCAGCTTGCCTTCTTGCACTGTCTTAACCACAAAGCTTCGATTTAAGACCATATCTCTACCTGTTAGGTACAATCCGTATAAGTAGTGCATGATCGTTCCCTTATCGGCTTCATACTGCGCTACCTCTTCTGGATTGCGACCAAGCATCTTTATCTCTTGCTTCCATTCCTGAAGTGCTGTCTTATCATCTACATACCCATCTTTGATTAAAGTTGTTACCGAAGCATATATCTTAGCCGTCCCATCATCCATCTTTCTTACATAAAAACGATTATCGTCTAATGTCAATCTTACGAATTTGGGGGTCTCAATCTTCTTTAACTCATCACAGATATAAAACGGCTCTAATGTTTCCTGATTTTCTGTAAACGGATTCGAATCTTCTTCTCCAGGGTTAGGAGCGGCTTCCTCCGCCTGAGCTTCCGGTTCCTCCTTCTGGACCGGCTCTGGCTCAGGCGCCGGCTCTTCAACTACTGGAACCTGTCCACCTCTTTCCGCTATGTCTCTGTTCTTTATTAAAGACATAACCTCCTTCTTCAACTGCTCTGGTGTTTGGTTAGGATCTGACACCGACATCACAACATCGTTCATTCTAAACAACGTATTTCCTTCTCCTTCTACCATAGGCGCAAACCCTAAATCTGTCAATATTTTTATTTTCTCTTTCATGATCTTCCTCTAATCAATTCTTCTTTAATACAATGTAACACTGTTTCCACTTCATCTTTATCTCTATCTTTCACTGCGATAGCTATATCCTTGCCATAACTCTCTCTTCGTATGTGAGCATAAAAGATAGTTTCATCGTCAGCTTCTATTCTTATTTTATAAAGTTTTCTCATATCTGTCAATTATTTCAATAATTAATCTACCTCTTTCTTTAATCATTCCCCTGCTTTCCATATCCAGTACCTTCTTTACCGCATACTTCCACACAAAAGGAAATTCTGTTTCAAGTTTATCAAATTCCATCCGGTCAAGATACATGTCGAATACCGTATGCTCCGATTCATGAAGGAAAACTATATTATCCCTGCAAGTAGCAACCGACTTATATATCCTTTTCGGAAGTATGTGACATACGTTACATACTGTAGGAAAATGAATAGCCTTACCGGTCATAGACATTCGAATAGTACTCAACTCCTCCAACATAAGACGAAAAAACCCGGATAAATCCGGGTTTTCTAACTTTTTCTTCTTGCTGCTGTTTTTAATGGATGTAATTCTGTCTTTTTTCTTCGGAGTCAACTCTTTGCTCCTGCAAGCCTGGCATAAGCCATGACTTCTTATCATTACTTTTCGTCCGCATTTTTCGCAGACGTACAATTTCTTTTCCACTTTTTATATTTCGATACAAGCGATATGTATTTAGATATAAGCGATATACTTGAAAAAGATAACGCCGTTAAAGACAGCGTATATGGTAAGTTCATTAACCATCTTGGCACTTCTTCTGTCTTAATCACTATCAGTAAAGTAGCACCTGCCACTACCAATAATACAATTGCTGTCGCAAGTGCTACACGGGAAACAACATCACTCATCAGTTTTCTTTTCTCCCAATTTTTCTACGCCTTTTTGCAGATCGTATTTAAACACTTCAATGATTTTCGTTTCCACAATAGACTCGCAATTCCAGTCTCCTAACGTACCCTGCATACCTTTAGTCAACACAGCTTCGGCATCCTTAGGATTGCCGGCCTGGATATACATATAGCATGGAGTTTTCTTTTCTTTACCTTTCCTTTCATCCAGTGTAATGTAATTCACCTTACACTTATACCAGTACTCAGCTTCTCCGTTGAAGAAGATTTCCGACACTTTAATAGGATTAATTTTTACAACCTCGAAAGATTTGTACAAATCCTCGAAGATCTCCAACGATCTTGATTCTGCCTCTGTGTAAGACAAGGCATCTACCAAATACTTTTCAGTTACTTTCTTTTTTTTGCCGTTCTCGATATTATCAATCTCGGCTTTTACCGTAATTTCAAACCATCTATTCATTGTATTAATATTTAATTAGTTGATTTCTTTCCTTTCTCTATACTATTTTTAAGTCTTTCAGAACACCACTGCAAAACGTCCATCATCATCATCTCATTGTTGGATAAGATACCTTTTATAATTAACGCCAATTGATGCTGTGACATTCTTAGGCTCATATCAAATCTTCTTTCCTCTTCATTTACTATCGTGGCTACGAAATACTTACACCCCTCTAAGTGCGTCAGGGCTTCAATCATAGCTTCTTTTATCTCTTTTTCTTCCATTCTGTTTGTTTTTTTTTGGACAAAGATATGTCTTTTGATAATAAAAAAGATTCAAAATGATTTAATTTAGCTTAATTACGGCTCTTTTGATTCGTCCGGTATAGGCATGTCAAACTTTTTTCTGATAAACGACTCTGTTTCTTCATTGAATGGATAGGCCTCCTTAATAAAATTCATAGCTACCTCCATATCACCGTCTGCTATATCTTTATACCTTTCAAAGATACCAATCAGGTCATTGTTATATGAACGCTCTTGTTTTATGTTGTACACGTATTTCAACACCCTGTCTTTAATTTCATTGGCTTTTTTCACAGTATCATTGAAGGAATTTATACTTTCCAATTCTGGATCTTTGTTTTCCTTGTTTACCTTATCAAACTCTTCCTTGCTATATCCTGCTTCTCCTGTAATGGCTGGGCAAACACTTCCATTTATGATCCAAAACTGTTCATACGATCCTATCAGAAACTTTGATTCCATTTTAAATGCATTATATTTAATAAGCAAATTAGCCACCTCTGTTGCACCTTCTATGGTTCTAAAACCGATACCGATATCTTTTAACATAAATACTGGAACTCCAGTTCTTGGATACACGACTTCTTTTTTGTTCTTTATATTCCAGTTTTTAGCTTCAATTGGAATACCTTTACCAGCAAGCTCTTTGTCTATATACAGATATATCTCTTTGCATGTCAATGACACGATCTCATCTCTGCTTAAATCAAAAACTGTTTTCATTTCTTTTTATTTATTAAATTAAACAATCTACCTCTTTGTTCAGGCTCCGTATATTCCACCCATATATCGGCTGCCACATTTCTAAGAAATTCCATAAAGTCTTGATGATCCCTGTATTCAGCAGAATCAACTTTTCTCACAAAACTTAGAATTTCCTTTAACATCTTATTGTTTTCTTCAAGAAGTTCTCTGTCAGTCATAACCTTTCATATTTTCTTCTTTTCGCTTTCCATATTGTTTATCTTGTTTTAGGGTAATAAATCTTTGATGTATGCCCAACGCAAAATCTTGTTGTAATAGCAAGATTTTACCCATTCATATTCAGAACGCCAATCAATACAAATGCAGACATTTCCGTCTATATCCATGTGTTCAACCAAACAATCCTTTCCTGGTTCAGCTATGTCACTCGGTTTGTGCCATACGCTGTTAATGCGCCACTCTGCACCAGCTTTAAAAAGAGGAACAGCATATTCTATATCTTGTTTCATGTCTTATTATTGTTTAATTAATTTAAATATTTTTAGTTTTGAAATTATTTAATATGCTTATCGGCTGGATTGATTATCAATCCATCGTCACATGAAGGGAATGATATGTTAGATTCTCCATTATCAAGATTAGTCAGTTTAACCGTTCCAGCATATTCATCATCCACAAAAAACAATTGACCCGAAGAAACCACAAACCTGCATTGATATGCATTCATCATTGTCCCAAGTTGTCTAATCTTAGTTTTAATCTCTAAAAGTTGAGCGTTGTTGATTATATTCTTATTCATATTTTATTAAAGTTTATCTATTATTTTGTCACCCATTTCCTGCCATTCATCACTCACGCTTATAACCAATCCTATGACAGTTGATGATAATAACAATGTAAAAATAAGCCATAACAGAAAGCAGATAAAAACACATATATACCTCATGATTTTTTAGTTGTTAGATAAAAGCAAAATCGGTTCATTTGACTCCGCAATTGCTTTTATTTGTTCTGGATTGACAAAACTCTTAACTTGTTCGCTTATATTACAAATGGACTTGATCATATCAACGAATAATTTCGAGGTACATTCGTTACACTCCACTTCCATTACCTGTTTATGTCTATTGTATGATATGCTCGTTACACAATTCAGCCAGTGCGCATAAGTTCCTTTTTCTGTATTTAACCTGCCGTATTCTACTTTTGTCTCTCCATTTCCATATTCAATTACTCTTTTTAGAAATGGTTTTGCATAAACACTAAAACCGAAAGGTTGGGTGTTTAAGGCATCTAAACGGGAAGTTCCATCTCTCCATTTTCCATTTTCATCGCCTCCTGTCCATTCCTTAGAGGGGTTAGGGACAATATTTCCGTTTTTGTCATAGGAAAACACGCAATTCGTTTCCAGTTGATACTTAATAACAGGCACTTCTTCTACTATTTTATAACTCAAACATCTCTTCAGAACTTCCCTGATTTGACTTTCCAAATCAGAAAGTGCTATACTATTGAAATATCCTTCGTTGCCTAATCTGTTTGTAGGTAATTTGATCCCATAAGAATGAATCTTGTCCACATCTTCTTTTGACAAGGTAGTGGTAAACACTCCTTCTTTGGTGACATTCACTTTAGCAGTTACAGACAAACTGTTATTAGCGTTCTTTTCCGTTATATTTAGTGTTGTTAATGCTGCCATAATCAGATCTTTTTAAAATCAATTCGAATAAATATAATACATTCCTGCTTCATATACCTTATGTACATCAGGGTCATTCTTGTCTTCCGGTTCCAATTCACTCTCTTCACAAGTATAATCCCATTCAGAGTTGTAGTACATATCCTCGTCTGTTTTCTCCAAGGAACAATCTTTCATTAGATTCATATTTTCTCCCCATACTGCAACTTCTTGTCGTTGCTCTTCTTCCATCATAAGGGATATTTTGTCTTTCAATTCTTTCCAGGTCATGATTTTTAAAAGATGATTAATAGTTTATTCTACATCAAAAAGCTGATCTAACACCAACAATTCCGCATTCATATCTTCATCTTTCGGGAAACGAACTTTTATATTTCCAAACTTAGATGTCTTAAACAAGATGTAGGGGTTCATGTCTTCGGCGGTCACCGGCTTATATTCCTTAACTTCCGACATCTTGAGATACCAGTCACCTATTTTTACAAACCCAGAAAAGATAGAACACAGATGCGCTTTTACAGACTGTATCTCCTTTTTATCTTTGAAAGGTATAATTTCGTCCTTTCCCCTTATCCTGATTGACAAGAAAGGACGAATGTTATCTGTTTCATTTTGAAATTTGAAGCCTGTTATGGCTTGCTTGGGGATTCTTCTTCCCATTAATATAAAATAGCTCATTGTGATAAGTGATTTTGTTTTATATCAGGTAAGTAATTTGTAATAACATCAAGTGATATCCATAACTCTGGCTCTATGCTATTTTTTATTCTATCACTGAAAAGAGAATTATCATCACAATCACAATGAGAGATTGTGATATAACAATCTTGATAATCCCACCAATGAGCCGATTTAAAATCGTCTCCTCCATTCCAAAACCCTATTCTTATACCTCTTGGGTTGAAATCTTCATCTATCCAACTTGGGTGATAGGCCAACACTTCTTCTCCCTCTGAAGGTTTTTCCTCTTTGAATTTCTTCCAGTTCATCTCACCTTTAATTAGTTAGACACAAATGTACAAGTTTTATTAAGATACCCTTCTGTCATCTCTATGAAATTCACACAATCTAATTTACTTAATTTGTAAATCAATGCCGGATTGTGTATTATGGCTATAATTTGTGTTTGTGGTTTATGAAATGACAATACATTGTGAATCTGCATTATGTTGTCAATGTCAAGGTTCCTGTCTGGCTCATCCATGAGAACCGTGTACTCAAAACTGCTTTCTGTTAATGTTATGCAGTTCCTTCTATAATACTTCAACAGGTTGTCAATTCTTTTAATCCAAAACGCATTTGATTTTTTCTTGTATTCTGCAAGATCTTGCATTGGAAACGCATAATCCTTTTGGTTGAACATTAAATTGAAAAGCGATTCCAGTGATAACACCACTTTTTCCCCATAAGATTTTTGAATACTATTCGCATACAAATCGAAATTGCTGATGTTTTTTAATACACTATCTCGATTTGTCTCCGTTGACGGCAATAAACGGAATACTTTCCCTATATAATCGGATGATATATCAATCCCATCAAGAACCTTGTCATCATCATCAAATATAGGTGGAAAATCCAGCGCCTCATCCGGCATTTCAGAGCACATGGACTTATCACATAACGCATACATTGATATGATGTTAAGTAAAGTTGATTTTCCACTACCGTTTTTCCCTATAATCACATTCACTCCTGGCTTGAAAATAAATTCTCTGCCATTTTCAAACGCCTCTATGTCAGAAACATATTCAAATGGAGTTTTTGTGTTGTCTTTTATTTTTACTGATGTTATCATATGTAATCCTTTTTAAAAATCAATTACCGTCCGAACCATGTCTCCGATGTGCTTGTTGCCGGTGCCCGTGAGGCCACTGGAGAAGACCACGTACCACGCGACGGCCTGGCTGCTCTCAGTGCTGGACCAATACCACGTCGAGGAGAGGGGAGATGCCGAAACATAAGCGAATGCTTTGTTTAGTTCGTCCATATAATGGGCCATTAAATTTAATTGACCAAGAGATGGTATATACTCGCCATCTTCCAGCAGATTTCTCAATTTTGGATTTCTGGCTACAAGGCGTTCCGTATTGCCGCGTCCGTCAATGTCAAACAGCGCATCACATTCACGTTCGTAATATGTCCCACTTCCGGATTCTTCACGGCTATCATCGTCAAGCAATTGTACGATATCATGCTCCGTCAGTGAGATTGCAAATGACATGTATCTGTGCTTCAACCCGATGTATCGTACACAATCTTTGGAGTTATCGCCGGTAAACGGCTCTGCATGTCCGTCTTCGTAGATTATATACAGTCCGTCAGTTGACTCTTTCTTATCCTCTTCGGATGGTACTCTGTTTTCACATGTACATTTCTCACTTTTGGATCTTACGATTATATTCAACTCATTTAATACATGATCCCTGATGACGCTCTCGCACGCTCTTCTTACAAAATTATGATCTCTTTGTTTGAGTTCATCATTCACCATGCATCTGATCCAGTTTTCTATCTGATTGTTTCCTCCGTATGTATTAAGCATACACTGTTTTACGAGTTTTTCCAATAATGGCTCTATGTTTTTTATTATATCTTCTTTGGTAAGGTGAAGTTCATTCAATATACAGTTCCTTACTGCCTTGTATTCTTTACTTGTGCTCATAATATACCGATTTAATATTGTGAATCATATTTTCTTTCTCTCCCACTGTCTTCCCCTATCGGATTGTCCCATCCATATTTTACAGCCGTAGCTTTAAATAGAGGGAGTCCATAAAATGCATAATCATCCTCACCCCAGCCTTCAAGACCTTCTTCCAGAATGTAGTTCCACATCATCACACATTCAAACATCAAACTGGCTGATATTCCTCTCTGATTTAATGCCTTTTCAAAACCGAATCTCACGTCTTCTTCAAGCTGTTTCAGGACATTTTCTCTGGTAAATTCAACTACAGTACTGTTCCACTTTTCCTCGTTATCATATTCTTCTTTCGGCTCCATACCGAAATCCTTTATCATGCTATATGGAACAAATTTAGCCAGTCTATTAAAATCTCTACCGTCTAAACATTTTGATGTTAATTCTTTAAGTTGTTCTAATGTTTTCATAAGCAATTTTGTTTTATAGGTTAATCCCATCCTCCAGTAGTGTACAAAGATACATCTTCCTCCTCTACGTTTACACCTTTAATAGCCTGTAGAAGTTTTTTCTTTGTCTCCCGGCACATATTGTAACCATATCCTTTATACCGATATGAGCGTTCCCATGTGCTTACTGGAAAAGGAATATTTTCGTCAATGACCAGCCTCTTCATATGAAGATGTTCGAAGAATTTCTCATGGTAGAGTAGTTTGTACTCGTATGCTACTATACTTGCAGATGAGAATGGAAAATAATCATCTTCCTCTTCTTCGTATTCCTCTTCTTCGTATTTAGGCTCCTTGTAGTAAGCCATTTTTGCTACAGTAAAGTCGAAGCTCCTGAGAATCGCTTCTGGCTTTCCGAACTCTGACTCTATGAACTCTACCCATACCTTTTCTCCCTCTTTCTGGAACGCACATACCTTCTCATTCCTGTACTTAAATTTCCATCCTTCTTTCTGATGTTTTTCATCATTGAACAAATCAACAGCTTCCTGAAAATCGCTTTCACTTTCAAAGAAAATATCAATGTCTTTTACTTTTTCTCCGGAAAGGATATTTTTAAAACATCCACCAGCTATGAACCCTTTGTGACCTTCCATATACTTGTCAAGCCATCTTATTTGCCAGAAATTATCTGGAGTATCTATTACAAAATTATTCATATTGTTTGTATTTTACTGTTACCAAGCGAGATAAAAATTCCGCTTTACTATAACACAGTGGGTATAGTTATCCAGATCAACCCCATTTTCTTTGAATGTATCCAGAACCCTCTTTTCCACATATTTCAATTTTACTATTATTCCCTTCCTAAACTCTTCTATTAACTTCCCGTTACATTCAATAGGCCCAATAAAACAATCCGGTCTTTCTGGTTCCAAGAATAAATATCTTATTCTTGTTTTTCGGTTGCATAAATATCTCCTTGTCGATTTTAAACCAGTCACTCTGGCAACTCTCCACATCCCGACGAACGATTTCGTCAATTTCACGGGCATATTCTTCTTGTGTTTTCATAAGATATGTTATTAAAAATGATAACTAAATATGTTTCTTAAAAGAAACTCCAACAAAATGTTACGATAAATTCTCCCATTCCGTATTCAGCAAGTTGCTTAAACGATTCTATCCCATTGCAGTAACAAAAAACATCATCATTGTCATCATCGTTGATGTTCAATGATAGTTTCATTGTCTTTCTTTGTTCATCTCCTGTCTCTTTCCGTACAATCTGACATTCTACGTATTCAGGCTCCTTCCCTGTTCTTTCTACAAATTCATGAAACCTTAAATCAATTTCATGTTTGACTTCTTCAATGTTGGATATTATCACCTCGTTTTCACAATTCGAGCAAATAGCATGCATAAAAGATCCATCAAAATAATCTATTATTTTTCCGGTATTCGGATTTACTATGGCTTCACAAGCAACATTTGTTCCACCACATCTTGTACATATATATCCCATAATTATCTGTTTTTAAAATGTTCAACAATTTCATCTACTGTAGCCTTACGTCACGCAAAGCAGGCCCCGTCTCCCCTGAACCGGAGCTCTTCGCACTTTCCCACCTGTCTCCTGTGGCGTCCGTCACTATCAGCCATTATAACCTATTCTTCTAAATCATTCTCTATCATAACTTCCTTTATCAATTCATCTGTCTCCTCGTAACATCCCCAGCAAGAATCAACCTCTTCCCATTCTTCACAATCTTCATCCTCTCTTGATTCGTCTTTGTATCTCTTGGTAAATGCTACCTTCTTTTCAAGAACGTACCCTTTTACATCTCCCCACATCCACATACCTATGGACTTTACTTCATTATCTATAATTTTGGCACAATCTTCTTTCCAGTCTCCTTCTTTATCGCAGACTTCATTATCATATTTTTCTTTTGTAACGTATGCTATCCCTTTTATATAATCACCTTGATTATAACCCCTTGTTGACCACTCTATAGCCACCACATCTTTTCCATATTTGGATATGATATCTAACAAATCTTCGTCATCCAGATCCTCTATTAATTCTCCTCTGCAATCAAAGTCCGTCAAATCACTTGGTGAAAACTCTTGATCTATATATGGACTTGTCTTATGCTTCAACTCCCATACATTGCTACCTCTGTTGTATGTGAATGAGATCCCATTCGCTTCCCCTTTCTTTAAATATTTTACAATGTCTTTCTGTTCTATATGCTTCATTACAATAGCATCAATAACATCTCTAAGATTATGCTTGTTATCGTAGAAGAAAGTTTTCCAATTGCATTCATCATGCAATCGATGCATATCAGAGTATTCAAAAAAGAATGACCCAAACAAACCCCAATTAGTTATAGGGCATTCTGAATCACGGCAATAATACACTTTAATGCGATAATCACCTACTTCTTTTGTTGTAATAAGATCGTCTTCCATGTCTTTATATTTTAAATAGTTCTTAATTTTTTCTGCTGCTGTCATAATATTAATCTGTTATTCTGTAATAATAATCAAGTTCTTCTCCCTTAAAGTTGTTCATGGCATACTCGTCAGCTTCTCGCCACAACCGGTCATACAGTGCAGCCAGTTTACGATTGCTTTCATGATGTTGCCAGATTTTATGATTCAATACATTAAACAAATTCTTTACTTCATTCTTGTCAAAAAGTTCTACAAATTCTCTCAACCCCATCATTTTACCACCCTTTCTATGTGTTTAATTAATACTACTGCTATTCCCTTACCGGTTTTTATCGCACATTCCGACCCTTTTATCCATTCTACACACCCTACATACTTTTCCGTAGCATGAAATCCGGGATTGTATTTTCCAGATGTACTGAACTCTACCGTATCCCCTACCCTCAGATCATCAAAAGCAATAGACCATGTGGTCCAAATTCTGTCATGTCTCCCAGGCTGAATGGCCCCGATTACGCCTTTTTTACGACCGTTTTTTATTGCCCTTAGTATTATCTTCCTATCACCTTCGATAAGGCTGCAAAAGCGCCCGTAAAAGGTCAAATCAACCTGTTTTCCTCCTATTTCTTCTCTTATTTTTGTTATTCTGTTCATTTTCTGATTTTGTTTTATTTTTTTCTTTGTTTTTTCTATCTTCTATAGAAGATGATAATAACATTATCTTTTCTATGTTACTTTTTGACTGTAAAAAAGAATCGCATTTCATTACTACTACCACCTTCTTAAGTTCCCCATTATCGTATAGCGATACACGCATCATGTTTTGCACCTCGTCCACTATCAGACCTGGAGTAGTCTTAGCCATTTTGCGTAGCTTATTATACTCCGGTCTTTCCATTTCCTCTGTTTATTACTCTATAGTATTTATCCTTATCCCCTTCTTTCAACTTCTCCAGATAGAAAATTCCATCATGTAAATGAGACAAACAAAACCTGTATCCGTATTTCTGTACTCTTCTTACATGATCCCGCAGTCTCATCTCTTCACTTTTGTCTTGTACTTTGATTTTAATACTGTCTCCTTCTTTGATTGTGTATAAAATAGTTTGAATCTCTTCTTTTTTCATCTTATAAAATATTTTAACGGCAGCACCTATACTCACGCACCACTACTGCCTTATGTTTAACAATTAAATACTTAACTCTTCAATGGTCAAGCCTTTTTCTTTTGCCCACTTTAGCATCGCGCATAATTCTGTTTCTGACTTATATTTCGGATCACGCCACGCCCATCCGAATTTATCCAGGACATGATGATATAATTCGTCGGCCTTTGCCGTGTAAATGTCTTTGAATAAATGCTCCGAACCTTCCGGTATAAGCATCTCTGTTGTTGCAAAATCGGAATACGATAAACATCCGTAAGCATATTCTGTTATTTCACTCCATGCTTCTCCGGCTTTAAATCCAAATTCTTTTACAAAAGCCAAAGTTAGATACATATTTAATAATATTGTTACATCATATCCGGAATCCGACTTTCTTTCTATTATTTCCTTTTCAAATTCCTTTAAATCTTCAGGTCCTAAAAAGATGTATCCTGATACCGACCGGTAATTAGTCTCCGCATACTTCTTGCATTTATCATCATTGACAATCTTACTAATGTTAGATAACATCTTTTGCCTCCATTCATCACAAAACTCTACCTCTACGTTCATCCAATCAGTACCATAATTATATTCTTTCGGATATCCGACCGATGTTACCTTTATACTATTCACGCCATATCCGTAAAGGCGTTCACTTACCTCATTCGCCCATTCCTGTACAAAAGGAATAAACTTATTGTAATAAGAATCAAAATCAAAATCCGATTCCTCCTCATATTCTGGCATCTCTTCATAATCCTGTTCAAAGAAATGACGAGGATCTGCTATTGTTTCGTAGAAACTTACGTTAATGAAACAAAACTCGTTGGTTGTCGTTTTTAATATCATAACTTTTTGTATTTACGTACATTTTTCTTGCCATAGAATCTACACATGGCACGAATCTGACTATAAAATACTTTTGTCCTCCTGGCCTCAAAGTATTTAAACATTTCTTCATTCTTTGTTTCCCAAACGTAATCCGTTTGGGAACTCATGCGATCTTTCTCCTTGCGTGAATAATGGTAATATGATACCACAACACGTTTCATACCATTCTTTACAGGTACGATATTTACGTCTATACCATTCTCTGTCATATTATTATTGTTTTATGCATTATACAAATACAAAGAGCGCATACCTTCACAGGCCGGCGCTCCTTTCAATAAAAATGAAAAAACTAATATTACATAAACATATTGTTTTCTACTCTTTATTACAATACTTTTGTTCCGCAATTATTATATCTTCCGTACTCTTTTTTTCGTATCATTCAAGATTTCAAAAACCATCTTCTTGTGATCTTCGTTTGGTAACCTATCCTTAACAGCCGATATTACGCCCGCTATAGACGTAAAGCCTGAATCTGTTATTGAACACAGCAACACGCCTCTGTCGGCTCCGGTGCTTATTGCTGACGCCTTTATAATATCATTCTTATATATTCTCATAACTTTTTTGTTTTATTGTTTGTGAGATGCCCAGAATCGAACCAGGACCGGCACATACGCACCGGCACGCCGCGTCATCCCCTCTATGATGCAGAAATAGGCATGCCTATCCTCACGAACCGACATGCCAAAACCCAAAACTTAATTTGATGAATAAAATAGATTAACAAAAATACTATTCTAATTCTTTTATAATATCTTTCACAATATTCAGCCTTACCTCCTTCGTTTCTGGACTAATACAACCAAACCACCCATAAAACTTTCTTGTTTCCTCTGGTTCTGTGGCCATACTTATCTTCTCCTCCAATTCCGGGAAATATATTCTCACCATTTCGTCTGAACGAAACTCATAGATATTTTTATGTGTTTTGAAATACATAAACACTACATTTCTTAACGCAACACATATGTATTCCCCATCCTCTAACCTATCAATCATCTCATATACCTTTTTCCATATGAATAATCGCTCTTCTTTTGTAAACATATCCTTCTTTATTTTTATGGTATTATTTGACTGTATGCAGACTTTTCCATGTACACAATATTATGCTCCTGTCCAAATATCTTCTTTGCCACCTCTTTCTTTATCGCACAATATCTTCCTGTACGATACGGATTCTTTTGATCTGATCCATCCTCGACTTCGATAATAAAACAGCCTCCGTCATCTATTATCTTTTTGCAATTGTCACATACTCCGCCCGTGCATATATGATGCGGTGCCTGCCCTTTGATGTTATTCCCTAATAAAGCAATCCCCATCTCTTCGCCACATATCATGCAGGCTTCTATAGACGGATTCAATCCGTGTTCTGGATGTAATGTAATACCATCTTTCATTTTCTTTCCTCCTTTGTTTTTAATGTTGTGTGAGATCGCCGGAATCGAACCGACCTACCGCACCATGAATCCCATAAAGCAAGTGCTCCGATCTTCGCAGACGGGAGCACTCTGTCTAAAGCATAAGAAAATTAATGAAGAAATTTTTCTCACTTACGCCATAGCATCTAAAATAGCTATCAGCACTATTTCTATGACAAACATAATAGAAAATATCTTAAATGCCTTTTTCATATCGCTATCTCCTTCTTCTTTATGTTTATAGTTCTTCTATACAGGATCTCTCCGGTCGTAATATCCTGTGCACTTACACTAATACGAACACAGTCCTTTAACCAACTCGGTCTGTATTTAAGCAATTCTTTAGCACTCGTTCTTAATATCATCTCTTTGGCATCTGATACCGGCATAGACCTGTTGCTTATTAGCCTACTACTTTCCGAACCTGTAGAAAATACCCAATTTATCCAAATATAATGTATTGTCCTTTCCATCTTTTTTCTTTTTACGTTCCACAATAAACTGTCCTGGCTCTGCTCCGACCTACGTTCCACCTACAACCGCAGGCCTTAGCCCAAGGCGCCGCCTACTCCCCCTCTATGGCAGCCTGTTCGTACCTACAACACCAGTCTCCATCTATACAACTATTGCTATGTGATAACAAACATTTATTCTTATAACAATCATCAAAAATACACCTATCACAACTGTAATCCTTAACTTCTACACAGTTAACTACCTTAGCATATACTATACCATCACTACCTTCTATTCCTTTCACCCCAAAAATAGAACCTTCTACCTCCTTACTCAAATCTAAGTCAGGCGCAAAGTCATATACGTTCATGTTGTTTATGTTTTAATTGTTATACATTCCGATTGAAAAAAATACTCACATAATACAGCCCTTAACCCTTACCTACAGAATACTGTTTTAAAAACGCTGTAAGTCTTAATTTTGTTGGAAAATTCTACATTATGCTGTTTTAAAGCACTGCAATCCTTAATTTTGTTTGAAGAACCTACAGAATGCTGTTTTAAAACGCTGATCTGTTGAATTTTGCGGGAAGAACCTACAGAATGCTGTTTTAAAACGCTGATCTGTTGAATTTTGCGGGAAGAGAGTGCCCACCCTCTCCCCCTCTCCAACCCCGTCTAATCCTCTGTCTTTCCGCATAGAACCTGCGCTCTCGGTCTCACTACAGGCATACGGAGAGCGCTACAAGCTTATACTCTGGCATGAAGTATGGGGTATTTGGAGATAATATCATTCCATAGAGAGAATAGAGAGACTTCAGCCCACGCCCTACCGCCTGCTCCTCATATCAAGATAGATATTCAGACCTATAATCAAAGCCAAAAACGAAAAGCAAAAAACCATCACAATATTATACTGATCTGGTCCGTACTCTAACATAGACCTTACTCCAACCGATAAAAAATACAGGTCAGCTACTAATAAAAACCACCACATAAAATAAAAAATTTACAATAAGTGTGTCCGAAAATACGGGTATCATAAAACCTAACTAATTGATAATCAAGCATACCTTATTTTTAAGAAAAGTACAATAAGCCTAATTTTCAATCCATAGAGACGAAAAAGGCGGCATCCGGAACCCTATTTTTGGCCAGAAAACCGCATAAAGTTTCGTTTTAGACCAATTTTAACGACATGATATAGACAAAATACCGGCATTATATCCAAACTATCCTATTTTAGTTTCGTTTTAGACCAATATAGCTCACATCCGCCGTTCACTCTCAGAATATCCTACCCGTAAATAGAAAGAGTAGGATACAAAAATAGGGCTGCTCCGATATTCGAAACAACCCTACTCCTGTTTAAATACTGTTTATGTTTTCCTTCACGTAAGTTCGTGATGTATGGACTTTACGTTTGCATTTGTCCTTTCCCGTATCGGCATGATACGCTTCTTTGAGATCACGATACAACATAAATTCCCGATACGCTCTTTTCCGCTTTTCTTTAGCTTCTTTCCTGGACAGACCGCGGACGTCTACCATATAAGATTTAAATTTCCTTTCCATTTTCTTTATGCTTTAATTATGATTAACTCCAGCGGTTAAGAGCTTCGATATAGAAACCCTACGCCTCTTTATACTCATTTTCACTGAGTGTTTCCACCGTCTCGATATAGTTACGCAATGTTATTTTTACGCAGATGTTTTTAGATTTATTGAACGCTTCAGTTAAAGCGTTGATCATTTCTTTCTTTTCCATGCTATTATATTATTTATAATTTAGAGGTTGCTCCGGAATCGAACCGGACACGCATTCCTATCCTATAGAGATTTTATGCTACAACCAACAGCCCGTAATTAGTACGTAGTTCTTGCGTACAGGCTCGTACTATGTTGTTATTATATTTTCCGTCTGCTACACAACTTAGCCACAAATAAAGGCGATTGTGTCCTTGCGTTTTGATACGGCACGTCCCTACATGGTAGGCTACATGCTTGTACCCTGTAATTTAATCTACAGCCTTGTTCTATTTTTCGTGTAAACAAGTAAGACACGTTTCGATCTGGAGATAAACCTCGTACAACGGCATGTTTTCCAAACTGTAATCACATACCTAACATAAACTATACCTATTCGGATAGTCCATGCAGTAATACCAGCCCTTTAATTGCCAACGGCAAGGGCAACGGTATATCTATCTCCAATATGTAAAATAACTCTCTATTTTGTCAGCTTCAGTCTAAAGCATACGCGGGACGTGCACCCACTGACAACGGCGTACAGACGCGTTTAACGGTACGCGTCAAACCTTTGGAGAGCTTAACGGCGCTCTCCGTGCCTTGTTACTGCTGGTTGCTTTCATGTGCGAGGTATTCACTTACGCACTTTGCAATGGTACGGATTGAATAAGATTTGATCTTAACAGCCACATAAGTAGATTTGTACTCGTCGGTTTCTTTTACCAACCATTTAGTACTTTTTTTAGTCTCCAATGATTCGGCAGTAGTAAAACCGAATGCTTTATATTCGCTACCGTAAACCACATTCTCGGCGCACCAATCAGCCGTTTTAGCTTCAATTCCTTTGTCCGCATTGGTATCTTTATACACTTTAGAGTATAAAGCAAATTTAACAAAGGTATCGCCAACCTTTGGCAGCATTTGACTACACACTGCAACAAGGCGTTTTTTATCCTTTGCCAATGCTGCTACCTTTACGGCGTATTCTGCCGGTATTTCCAAAGCCTTGCAAATAACCTTTAGATCTGCACCGTTGGCGAATAAAGCGTTGTACAGTTTTACCGCGCCAACTAAATTTGACGCGTTTTCTTTTATAACAACGTTTTGCAACCTGTTAATGTTTTTTTTCGTAATCATGTCAATATGTATTTATTTGTTAAACAATATCATCTCTATTTACAACGCAAATAGGTTGCGAGATTTAACTTAACTATTTTCATCTCTCTCGATGACATTGCAAATATACTACATTTATCATCACTACAAATATATATGCTATCTTTTTTTTGTTAAATTGTATTAATTTCGATTCTATCATCTGATTATTAGCAATTTACAAAGCACACAAGAGCAGTATTACACGCGTACATTAATATGTAGGATATATGTTTGCTTAAATGGCTTACAATCAACGAGTTATCGTAACAAGCTGATTTACAACAATTTAAATAAGTGATTGATAATAAGGCAGTTTGTAGGTTTGAGGTAAAAACGCGTTTCCGGTTTTCCAGCGAAGGGGGTGTGGGGGAGAAAACGCGTTTCGGGGGCGGGAGGTTCGTGATAGGTACCCCCTCTCTCCCATCACATAAACATCTTTCATATCCCTCATCACACAAACCTTTTTTAGCTTCTCTCCCATCACATAAACATCTTTCATATCCCTCATCACACAAACCTTTTTTAGCTTCTCTCCTATCACATAAACATTCTTAATCTCTCTCCCGTAACATAAACATTTTTACCTTTCTTCCTCATCACATAAAAAAAAGCAGGGAAGCCTATTTAGGACCTCCCCACTTACTACAACCAACAATATTTTAAAATTACCTCACTTACTTTCCCATATTAATTTATCTCGTACTTTTCCTTTCTTTACTTCTTCACACTTTCCTGCCACCCATCCAACGAGGTAGCAGAAAGGTTCTGATTGCATTACTTTTTCTCCTAAGAAATCAAATGCATTGAGAGACACATGGGCTGCCTCGTGTGAGACTGTGTTAAAATCAATAACGTTCTTATTAATAAACCATATCAAGAATCCTGTGCAAGGATCTAATTTGCATCCTCCATACGGTACGGTTATGGTTGCGCCCATACTATTATCTATGTAACTAAAATCGTTATTGAAACACTCTACCATACCAGAAACATCTTTACCTACATATATCCACAGATTAAAGGGATAGACTTGTGGGGAAAATTGATACAGTTCGCACTTCATTGTGATATAAGTTTATGTTTATATATAAATTCCCTGAATCTGATATCCGTGACATCAAGCACAAACCCAGCAGCACCAGCATGTCCTCCACCACCGAATCTCTTACTTACTTCACAGCAATCCGCGCTGTCTTCCACGCATTCATAAAGAGAGAACCTAACCTTACCACTTGGCATGATACAAAATGGCATAAGGGCTTTAATTTTTCTACCGTCTAACCAGTCTCGTGTAAGAGAATCAAATACTTTAGAACTAAATTCCGTGGTATTCATCGCCACTACCTTCACCTCATCGACGTAAGCTTCAAACGAATACGCACTTACCTCTTGTTCGTTTTTACCAGCCATGTAATTAATTATAGCACGTCCTTCTTTAGCGAGATCATAAAAAATAAGATCAATTTCATTGTCCTTCATATCTTCTTTAAAATGGTCATACAAATACGACAATGCTATTAATACATTGAGTCTTATTTTTGATCTCAAGGCATACTGGATAGCTACTACCGTATCCCAACCTAATTCAGATTCTTTATTCCACACATCGTAGTCTGACAGGCACCGGACGATCGCCGGCACCTTCCCCATAAGCAGGTCCGAAGCCAGAGCGCACGCACCGACGCCGACTCTCCTCAACCCTGGAACTACGAACCCCCATGTCTTACTATCTTCGATAATTCCCTTATGGTGATCTATCCACATCAGGCTCTTTCCTTCATCAAGCCACTTTTTGAAAACTGTTTTAGAATCGGCTCCGAAAGACACGTCAAGAACATAAACAGCATCTAAATCACGCACTTTGCTGGTAACTTTCTTAACATCATCTTCATACGAATACGGGATATAAACAACATCCCTGTCTTTACTGTTTTCGTACATGGTTGCGATGGCTGCCGATACAACGCCATCTAAATCCGATTTATGATAAACTATCGCCGTTTTCTTTACCTTCATAATATAAACTTGTGAATGTAATATTATTGTCTCCTTTATCTATTCTTATAATATCGCTGTATCCTCTATAATCCTGATCTTTTTTAATACGGACCTTCAAAGTAAATAAAAGAGGTTTACAAACAGGAGGAGTATCAAACTCCGCACTATAAATATCCTGTAATTCAATTTTTATATTAAGATCAACTCCATAAGGATTTTCAAGGATATATATATAATCGTTGTTGAGAATAACTATTCCTTCACTTGTATGTTCTTTGGACAACACATAATTCAAATCAAGGTCTTTACCAACAAACGTGATAACATCCATATATTCAATACCGGCCTTCTCAGCGCATACCTTATCCGAATCAGAGAACTGCCCTGGCAGACCACTGGCGTCCCCGACCATCAACGAACATCCCTTAAGTTGACTAAAGTTCATACCACGCATTACAGTGTCTTTACACTTCATAAGAATATCATCAATCATGCCAGTGTTAGGCTTCCTCATCGGATTTTGTTCGTCATTTGAATAACACAACCTTTTTTCATATAGGACGCCTCTTATGCCTCTCTTTACCGCCAGATCATGTACGGACCTCAGTACGTATTCTATCTTAGCTTCAATATCAGCTCCAGAAACAAACCCAGCTTCTACTCCTCCTTGATTGCTTACGATAGCAAATACCTTAACACCGTTCTCCTGCATGAGGTCAAGAGCCTTATTCACCACATCCATCTTAATCCTCATATCTGTCAAGTCTGTAGCGAACGTATTCCCAGAAGCGGTTTCTATAAGCGTCCCGTCAAAATCGAATAGCAGTATTCTTTTGTTTTTAATATCTACATCGTTCATAATTTTTCACTCCTACTCTTTTTTATCACCCTAAGCTGAAGACGGAATAGATTACTGTCTTCTTTTATAATATCATACACAGCATAAGAATTTTCTCCTATATCCCATCCAAGATAATCGAGCAGGTCTTTTAAGTAAATCCTCTTGTATTTTACACCAAGGTTATTTACCTTAAACGATCTCTCGTCTTCAACATCAGAAGCAGCCAGATAAAAGACCGTATTTTCAACTCCTTCAAATATCTTCCCTTCTTCTAAGCCGATAACAACCGCATCCGTTACCCCCATCCAATTCAAATTATAGACAGAGATAGTCATTATCTTACTTTTGCTGATTGACAACTTCCGGATCTTGCTTTCTTTAGTTTTAGATCCTAAAAAATCCTTACTGTTAAAAAAAACTACTTTCATGGTTATAATATTTTATATTGATGTTGCAAACATACATAATAAATAATCAGCGAAGAAATAAATAGGATTAAAATATGATAAAAAAACCATAGCACTACGTATTTAATAAAAATAAATCAATGACGTAAGAGAATAAAAATAATCATATATTTGTCGGTATCTTAATCAATTAAAAATAAATGTCATGGCAGAAATGAAAATAGGTTTTGTAACCTTCAATCCGGGATCAGGTGATGGTGATCAGGCGGTTACCGTATCAGGTGAAAAATACGAAGGTCGTGTACAGCGTACGTTACAAGTAGAATTTGGTGCCGAATCCGGTGGTGTTAAGAAAAGTGCTACCATAAACCAAGCTGCGGTAGCTGAGTTTGTAAAAATAGATCCTACTGTATCAGTAGGAAAAGGAGGTGGTACTGCAACGATCAACGGTACAAGTAACTCAACTAAATTAACGTTCTCCTTAACTCCAGACGAGTCTCATCCTCTGGCGCTGGAAATACCAGCCTCCTATCAAGCAGCAGGCAAGGCTACCAACAACGGCGCTGTTATTGCCGACGACCCTGGTGCAACAGGGGGCTTTGCTTTCAGTATCGTATTCTCCGGTATTGCAGCGAACACTAATATAAACGATCTGGTAAATACTCTTAAGGTGACGGCCGCTGGTGGTCAGACAGCTAATACGGTTATTACCCAGACAGCAGGTGATCCGTTCTTGGAGATAGACAAGGAGGTAATTAACTTGGATGCAAACGGTACTCCTCAGACTATCAATGTTAATGCAAACATCAGGTGGACTATCACGCAAGCTGTTTCTAAGTTGGTAAGGAAAGTAATGAAATAACAATTACTTACAGAAAAAGAAAAGGGGCGTCTATTTGGCGTCCCTTTTTTCTATGCATTGTATGTAGTATTTATCTTTTTGCCTACTGACAAAAATCTTTTTTAAAATCATCTGTTTTCTGATATGGACTCTTTTCCCGTCATCTAATTCCCTCCATATTTCATTAAAGATCAAATCTATTAATTCCATAACCTTCTTATCGGAGACAAGATTCTTCCTACCGGGGCTGACCCATCCATCATCAGTCATCTTACCGGCTATCCTATTAGCTATCCTGCTTAATTCACGTGGGGTGCTCATTTTAATTTGTTTTTAAATATTCTACCTTTTTCACACTGAAGTATGCAGTCTCTCATGGGATGATCTTGTTCGTGATCGTCACACATCGGAAATTCTTTTCCATAGGGGAAAGCAATGTGCGGGCACTGCGCCCTGAACGCATCCCAGGCCGACTTCCTCACAGCCTCAGCTCCGGCACGCACGCCTTTCTCTCTTTCCTTGGCTGGGTCAGCATACACGTTTGAAATAGCTCTTTTCTTCCAAGTAAGCATATTGTAGTAAAACTTATCCACCAGTTTCCTACCCACTACATCAAACTTCTGTCTATGAATTAAAGGTGCTACCTTAACGACGTTCTTCCTATTTTTACTAACATCGACATAAATCAGCCCGGCATAAGAAGGGACTTCACTTACGTCAATCATATTAGGCGGACAGGCGTAGTAGAAATAGTTTGGAGGATAGCTTATGACACCACCTACCTTAATAATGCCGTCTTTAAGAACCTTATGTTTTTTATCCTTTTTGAAGTCGTTAAAGAAATCTTGTTTAGACATCTTGACCTCTACTTCATAAGCGTACAATGATCTTGTTATGGCCAGGAAGTCAGATTCCCAATCATATATATGGAGATTGTTAATAACATACATCGGATTACTTAACAGATCCCTATTAAGGATCTTAAGCATTTGTTGCTCTGGGTAGTTCATTGTCTTACTTTTTTTAGAGGCTTGTGGCGGAATCGAACCGCCATACGAGGTTTTGCGGACCCCTGACTAAACCACTCATCCAACAAGCCATGTAGCCCATGCCTGAATCGAACAGGCAACTTTTGATTAGGACTCAAAGGTTTTATCCATTAAACTAATGGGCCATTTAATGTTTGCTATGTTCACACACCGCAAACACTGAGATAATTAACATTTCCACAAAAACTTAATCGTTATCCAAGGAAGGATCGAACTTCCGCTAACAGAACCAAAATCTGTTGTGCTACCACTACACCATTGGACAGTGGTCCCGGAGGGATTTGAACCCACGATCTCGATGTTATGAGCATCTTGCTTTCACCACTAAGCTACAGGACCTTAAAAATATGCAGGAGCCTTCACAGACGCCTGCATATAACAGCTAAATATTAACTAATAATTATCCTAAAAACTCTCTCAACGCAAAGTTAAGTACTAACCCATAATATGGCAAACATTAAAATATAAAAAGGATTAAAATACCTACTTCTTTTTTTTCTTCTTCTTTTTAGTGTCTTTTACTCGTTCAGCTTCGTTTTCGGGCTCCACAATATCACCGGCTTCTTCCTGAATCACATCCGTCTCAGGAACAACATCAGACTTCTCTGGTTCTGCCACATCCTTATCTGACTCCTCATCTTTATCCAATTCCGGCTCAGCGGAATCGTTTTTGTCTTTACCGATTATACCTATTTGGTATCCTCTTAATTCTACTTGCATTAATTTCAGCTTCGATTCTAACTCTTGTATTGTTTTGGACCCAACCGAAACCTCGTTTTCCAAATCTCCGATTCTGATCCTGGCTTCAATCAATGCATTTGATTTCTTTTTTAATTCAGATGAGATACTGTTTTTCTTTTCTTCCAAGTTGCTGATTTTGTAATTAGCCTCATCAAGATCGGACTTAGCTTTGTCAAGATCAGCCTTGGCCGCATCAAGTTCTTCCGTTTTCTTCTTGACGCTTTTTATCAGCTTTTTCTGATTTTCCTTCAAGGCGTCAATCTTTTCCTTAGACTCAGAAAGATCTTTGCCAATAGATAAAATCTCTTTATCCTTTGAAGCTATATCTGACTTAAGTTCTGAAAGCCTTTCCTTGTAAAAATCAGCCTTATCCTGCATTTCCTCAATTTCTTTTGCAAGATTTTCGGATTTAATAACTTTCTCCCTGTACATTGACAGCTTGCTGTCTGTGATGAATGTAAAACCTAACATGCTCATTTTCAAAATATTTAAACATTACTTAACTCCAGAACTACCAAGACCTTTTTCTCCACGTTCATTTCCGTCTTCTACCTCAATATCTGTCACCTCTTCCAATACCATTTTGTATTGTGGAACGATTTCCATCTGAGCTATTCGATCGTTTTTATGGATTACGGTCGGTTTTTTATTGATTTTAGTAAGATTAACCATATACTCTCCTTTGTAGGTAAATTCGCATTTACCGGGTGCGTTAGTAACTACCACTCCCTCGTCAAAAGAGAATCCTGATCTTCCTTCTACATTCGCACACCATCCTTCTGGGATATTCAACTTGAAGCCGGTTCCGATTCTAACAGAATAACCTTGATATAAGGTAATTGATTCAAAATCGGAAGGAACATCTATTTCCACTCCCATGTCATTCACCATCTTCACCACTCTATATGCACGAATATCACAACATGCATCTCCATCATGTTTGTATTCAGGTACCACTACATCAGGATAAAGTTTCTTAATACCTACCTGCACAGTCTTCTGATAACCTGGAGTCAAATAAGATTCAGGTATTTTATTAACAACCTTATCTTCTTTTTTATGTTTGTTGTTCTTTTCAGAAACAGTATCCTTCTTGCTATCTTCTTTTTCAGAAAGAAGTCTTTCAATATCTTCCAACTTGTCCATAATTATATTTTTATAGTACAATAAACAATACCTTCTTTTTTTATATCCTTCGTTGATTCATAGCACTCACGAAAAGTACTTATGTCTGCATCATTAGGATCATCGACCCACTCATCTCCTTGCTTATATTTTTCTCTGGTTTCTGAGTAGATCATACATAATTTATCCCCATGCTTCGCCATAATCCTTTCTTCTGTCACTTTCCTACGAAGTTTAATAAGGGGAAATCTTGTAACTATTTCTACTATCATTCTACACAATCTTTAAAAGCCCAAGAGATGTTATTCTCCTGGGCTGATGTTTATATTAAAATGGAAGGTCTTCTTCTTCCATAGGAGGGAAGTTCGGCATCTGTGCTTGCGGCTGTGGCTGCGTCTGATGCTGAGGCTTGGTGCTCCTTGTAGTAGGCGCCTGGGCAGGTGCAGCAGGCTGAGCCGGTGCCTGATACTGTGCTGGCTGTTGAGCAGGCTGTTGGTAATTTTGATACGGAATAGCACTCGGAACAGACTGAGGTTGTTGAACCTGTTGAGGCTCGGCCGGCTGCTGGGTATAAGTCTGAGGAGCTGTAGGCTCTTGCTGAGTATTTCCTCCTAAACCTAATTTAGCCATTATACCGGCTCTGATGTCTTTAATAGAAGCATTGAACCTGTTTGAATATTCAGTAATCTTCTGATAAGTAAAGTTGTTTTGAGCTGAATAATCGAGGCTTTTCTTGCCATCAAATCCTGTAACTTCAACAGGGTCAGGCCAACCATTTACGCCTTTTTTATAAAAACGTTCAACAAGCTGATCTCTTTCTCCGTCTACTCCGGTATATGCGATAATAAGCTCCGAAGATCCAAACTCGTCATCTTTCTTCTTCTTAAAGACATTGAAATAAATTTCACGACTGAAATCGATGTTTTCGTAGTATTTTACGAAGCTCTTAACAAAGCCCTTGATATTTCCTTTTTGATTAACGAGAGGTATGGAAATACAATAGTTTTCATTAAGCTCGTAATCTTTTAATACGATAAGGAAATTAGTAACAGTATTTCCATTAGAGAAAGAGCTTGACTTTAACCCGATGTAGTTAATGTATCCAACTACTCCATTATAATACTCTTTCCAATATCCCGCCGGCTGACCGCTATTAGGATTTATGTGCTGAACAAAACCTTCTTTTGGTTCGTTACTTTTTTCATACAAGTTACCATCTGAATTAATATACAAATAATAAGTTGTACCAAAACTTCTGTTTTCTCTAAAAGCCATATTATTATTTTTTTTATAGATTATACAATGTTTGATTTAAGACGTATGTTGATTCGTATTTAGGATTGAACATCTTTATCATCTTATATTGATCAGACCAATCCATAACAACATCTCCTTTTATAAGTGATTTTACGGAAGACAGTATATTTTCCTTACCGATAGAAAAATTAAAACACGGGCCCTCAAGCGCATTAAAAGGCATTGATTCCATTATCTTTTTTCTATTTCCAAAATCCTCAGACATTACCGTTATGCCGTTTTCTTTATCTACTTTAACATTGACAACATTATCCACTAAAGTCATGGAATTAAGAACCGATATAAGCAAATCTCTGTCGAACTTAACACTCGAAGATTTTTCGAATTTGTTACATACGTATTCGTAGTTAGGATACTGTTGTTCTACGTTCATATCCGATATAATCACATTATCAAAGCATAAGAACGTCCTAACGCCATCTGTAGAAATACTGATCTCCGTATCCTTATCAGACAGAAAGCGGTATAAGATGGAAGCCGCGACCTCACTTAACATAATCGACCTTTCTTCTACTGCATTAGCATACTCTTTCCTGTTTATAAAAAGATGGAACATATCAGTAGAAACAATGTCAATATATTCCTTCTTCACATTAAGAAGAATCGAGCCTATAGCCGGTCTAAATTCATCCGATCCAACAAACGCAAAAGATCTTTTCATAGACTGAATGAAAGACGAGCTCATAACACGAATACCGTCACCTACAGGATAAAAGAAATCAGGGAAAGCCTTATCCTCAATCCAAGTAGAAGAAAAAGATCCTCTATCGTATTTAAAAACGATACTGTAATCGTTTTTAATCTCTATCTCTATATCCTGGTTATGATTTTTAAAAAACGAAATAAGAGTCCCTGCATCTACTAAAAAAGAAAACTTATGGTCACAAGAAATATCAGTATTCACATCGAAAATATCATCCGTATATGTTATACGTTCGTTCATGGCTTGTATCCGGATATGATCAAAATATAAAGTAATTTTTATATTCGATGTGACACAATCCTTTAGAACCTTATCAAACATCTTTGAAATGTTTGAAAGTTTCTCATTCATTAGTATGCCAGGAGCTCTTACTTTCATTTTTTAAAACCTACGATTATGATTATCTAACACTGCAAATGTATTATTTTAAAATCTAATTACGAATTAATTGGATTTAAAATGATTTAAAATAGATTAAATGGTTCTTCTTGCTGCTTCTGCTATAAGCATCGCATCAACTATACCGTCATGGGCTGTCTTACATCTTTCGTTTTTAACGAACGCATCGTTTGGCCACAGCCTTTTAGCGCAAGCCAATGACGTTTTCTTAGTATTTACCTTACTGGCCTCCATGACCTTATCAGAATGCGTCCAAACCAATTTCTGCCATGTTTTAGGGGCTATGAAATTAACGGAGCAACTTATGTCCGTAAATGCCATACAGAGGGAGAGGAACAGCCCATGCAGTTGGCCTTTGTTCTCCATGAGGGAGGCTGTAGAGGACGTGCTGACCCCGTACAGTGCGTGGACGTCCTCTATGACAAACACTACCCTATCAGGATTGTTTTCTACGATCGTATCCCGGCAAAAAACATATTCTTTAGTCAAGTCTACCGGCCCTGAAGCTGATATTCTTGGAGTGGAGATTCTTGATATTAGTTTGCTGTCTTGATCGATGCAGGCTATAGCTCCATCTTTTCCTGGATCTGCTGCTATATATAGTACCATAACACGCTAATTTAAATTCATGTCGATTTTACCAATGCTATCGTCATTTTCAAAGCCTCCATTGTCTGTAAGTTCGTAATCGATAGCCACAGCACCATTACTAAGAATGTAAAACCCTTTAAACTTCTTTCCTATTTCAATAGGATACACAACATTTACATCCCTTCCAATATCCTCAAACGGCATAGCGATATCTTCTGTATTAGCATCCTTTTGTTTTGCTAATACACCAACGGGTATATTTTTACCTTTTATAGAGGCGTATGTAACCATATACAGAATATCGTTATTGACAAACGCCCTATCACTACTTACCTTATCCAAGCTGACATATATAATATGTTTTATAAAACCATTGATATCTCCACATATGTTAATAGCTTTTACTTCTTTAGGAATAACGACTTCCACTTCTTCTGATTTTATATTTTTCATTGCATTAATCTTTTCGTATTTTGTTTTACTTCTTCAACAAGATCCTGATCTTTCATCATTTCCTGCTTAAGTTTCTCATTCTCCTTAATTCTTTTCACCCTATCGGCAAGAATCTTCTTATATTTCTTATCCGATATTTTAATAAACCAAGGACAGTTCCTTGATGGAATCCTTTTGCATGGATAGTCAGTGAGACCGTTCGGTCCAAACTGCTCGCATCGGTTACATTTTTCTGCTCCTGTCATTGTAATTATATTTTAGGGAAACATTCTTCCAGTTCTCTATAAGAGCACTCTACTACAACAGAGTCTCCTTTAGGTAGAAATACCAAAATAGAATCGATAGAAAAAACACTATCTACTTTTCTTACAAGTTGGCCATGCTTGTAAGAAGACATGACCAACCTAATTCCATACGCATCTGAATAAGATCCTTTCCTACATGGAATTATGTTTTCAACAACATAATCAAAGCCTCCGATATTAACTTCATCTCCGGCACTGATTTCCATAATAGGAATCATTTTGGCTCTTCTATCTATGCTTATTTTCATTTCGCAATCTCAAATTTTATTTGCTCCTTCGGTTCATAATTCCATACCTCAAAATCATCAGCTACAAAATCATAAAACCCTTTCCCTTCCATACGGGACGAGATAGTAACCTGCGGAACCGGGCCGAAGAGAGAGCGACGGAGGAGCTCGTTTGCCTGTTCTTCGTGACGGTCATACACATGCATATCTTGTATAAAATGAGTGAAAACTGCGGGCCTTAACCCGGCGTCGTGAGCGAACATCATCATCAACGCCGCATATTGAGCTACATTCCAGTAAGAAGCTGTAATCATATCCTGGCTGCGCTGATAAAGCGTCATATACAACTCATCTCCTTTAACAGATAAATTGATCTGAAACGCACATTCTTGAAGAGGTTTTAGTCCATTGGTTTCAGGATCGAACATGGATGCTACTATTCTTCTTGACGAACGATCATTCTTGAGTGACCAAAGAATTAAGTCTGTTTGGTTAAGAAAACCGTAAAGACCATCATGGATATCTGTCATACCATCTGGAGCTTTTCCTGTTCCCATATAAACATGTCTGTTCACCATATCTCCATAACATCCTTCTATCTTTCCATTATCATCAGCCCACTGATCCCAGATATGGAGACCAAGTTCTTTGATGTCTACCGATCTTTTTTGCCAAATCCACAATATTTCTTTTATGGAATTTTTAAGATTAGTAGGTCTAAGTGAACCAAGAGGAAATTCCCGACGAAGATCGTACTGGTTACATACTTGTAGGATACGCTTCACCTTTACGCCTGTCCCGTCACCGTAGACCGGTCGCCTTACCTCTTCCCATGGCTGGCTCATTATAAGAGCCAAATTGTCTTGAAATATTTTATCTACTCTTGCCATATTCTTATTAGGTACTTATATACTATAGTATCACCATCTCAAGGTTATGCCAACAAACAAGGATCATTGAAAATTCTAAGAGGAATGGTTATAAAGACGATTAATTTCTTCTTGTTCTAAACACGGACCACCTACAACTTTCTCTGTCGCTTTTCTTTGTCTAACAAAATCTTCAGCTTCGGAAAAAGTTGTAGCATAAATATATCCGCCATACTTTTCTCCATTGATTTCAAATTCTGTCACAAACTTCTTTTGTTTTTCTTCTTTTGTTTCCATAACTGTAATTTTTAAAAGCAAATAATTGATTGATTTATAAAAAGAAATAAAGCGGTGATAAACTAAGTTACCTTAACCAACTACCATCCAATCATCAGCCAACATATCTGATTGAGAAGCTAACCATCCATTTACAATATTATTGTTAGCATCTTTCATGCACAGATAAGAACAAAATTTAATCATGTTGGTTTCATCTATGTCATAATAATCGTTTACGTATTTTTTAAACGAATCCGGCAATGACTTTACTTTATTAACTATCATATCAGTAGACAACCAATCTTCCGGTCGCTGGAATACGAACATTCCTTTACCATTCCATCCTGAACGAGCAATTAACTTACCTTCTTTTACTGCCTCTAAAGCTTCTCCAAATTTCATAACTATATTTTTTTTTTATAAATTAAACTCTGCAAAATCTATTTCAGATCCGGTTGACAAATTAATCATTGACTTTTCAAGCTCTTCCATTGGAACCGGTTTCACAATACCTCCATTACCAAGAGTCCTTTTATAGAAGTTTATCACCACCTGATCGCTGGTTTTTACCGTCTTAGGAATAGGTTGACGAAGATATAATCCATCAAGAGACTTTACTCTTGAAAGAGCCGTATATAGCTGTCCTGTTTCAAAAGAATTAGATACGTCCATCATAGCCGCATCCAATGTCAGGCCTTGGGCTTTATGGATCGTGATAGAATAACCTATTTTTATAGGATACTGAATAATAGCTCCTACTACTTCAGATTCTATCTTATATCCGTTTCTTACGTATTTTACTTTCTCAAACGAACATGGTGTTATAACAACCTTAGTATGCTCATCATCTTTTGGTTTATCAAGGACTACTTCAATCTCCCCCTTTTTTATAGATAATACAGTACCAAGAGAGCCATTGAAGTACTCTCCTCCGTTTCTTGTTATCATAACTCTTGATCCTTCTTTCAAGAAAAGAGTTTTTTCAACCGGAGCATCTTTAGGATAATCGCCGTTTATAACAGCTTCTAATTTTCTTAAAGAGCCTGGTAACGATGATATTCTCATTTCGTTAATAGCCGTAGCTTTTGAGTTGGTAGTTACAATCTCAACATATCCTTGATTATTATCAGACTGAATACATCTGCTGTTTATTGTATCAAATACATCATCATCCATCTGCCCTTCACGCACCTTATTAAGGATGCTAATGAATTTCTCATCTTTCTGACGATATATTTTTTCAAAAGACACCATTTCCATACCAGAAGCCATAAGAGACTTGGAGCTAAAGAAGTAAGATGTATCGTATATTTCTCTAAAAAAATCCTCCTTAATTACTGGCGGAAGTTGAAATAAATCACCTACCATAATAAGTTTCACTCCGCCAAACGGGTCCTTGTCTCCTCTTGCATGACGAAGTATATCAGCCACGTTGTCAAGAAGATCAGGGCGAACCATAGAAATCTCGTCTATGATAAGATACTTTATATTCTGTAGAATCTTTTCCGAACCTCCGTTGAATTTATATTCGCAGTTATCCATAAACGCACCTTTTCGTATTTCAGGTATATACGGCTGCATTCCTATTCTAAAAAATGAATGAATGGTTTGACCACCTGCATTAACAGCAGCAACACCTGTAGGAGCTACAACAACCGCATTTTTTAATGCCGGTATAATACGCTTAAGGAAAGTAGTATTATGAGTTACAATATAATTATCTGTTATATACAACTCGTCTTTATTTGATACTTTTATACATACGCATTCAGAATCATCTACCTTTTCCACGCTTTCTATATACCTTGAAACTCTTGCCGGATTAGGAACATATCTTTCTTTTTTTCTTTTTAATGTAAATACATTATCGTACATTTTTATTCTTACGGTATATTCATACACGTATTTCTTATCAGGTCTAAAAAGCGTATTTATCTTAGCTATTCCACCTAACGACTGTACAAGATCAACAATGTCTTCAGCCAATCTCTTGCTTGTAGTAGAATACGTCAATCTATTTCTTTCTTTCGAGCATGTTCCATCGGTGTCCATTAAACCATTTAACAAATGCATTCTCTGATCGATACTGCCAAGTTTATATTCTTCTGGTATAAATTTATACCCAGACGTAACATTTAGTCCTAAATCCTTTATCCTATTTATAAACCCACCACCTTTTGTATGATTTTTTTGAATCACACTGTATTGAGGACATGTGATGGCTGGATGTTCCTTTTTTTTACTCAATAGAAAATCTTCTCCAAGAAATGACTCTACTCTATTTCTTATTTCTACATCAGAATCAGAACAAGAAAAAATAGCCATATTACCATTTAAACTCCCATCACCTATAAGAACTCCCAATACATACGGATGTATAGAAAATTTCTTTTCTTCATATTCTATAGGTCGGCACACTGGAATTTCATATCTTAACGGCTGTTTTTCACCATTTTTTATTTTAACATTCTTCCTGATACCTGTACTTATAATTTCTTTTAGTGTACTGCATCTCGAAAATGGAGTTTTACCATAATGACTGGATAATCTATATGACCACAAATGCTCTTCATCGCAATATGTAAAATAACCATCATTCATAGTTACCTTATATACAGGTCTAATTCCCTGTGGATACACACCCAATACAGTCTGTTGTTTACCATCTGCGCCCATAACTTTATCACCAACCTTTATATCCCCCATATTCTTAAAACCATCTGGCGTTAAAATTTTAGCATACAAAGGCTGTGCTTTTCCACTTCCTCCTTTACCGGTTATAAACAGCGGTTTAGGTGACTTACAAATAGACTTAATAGCCTTTCCTTGTGCGACATTACCTTCGGACATAACTGAACGAAGAACGCACTCCATGATTTTTTTGTCGTAACTTATAGCCATCTTTTTTCTGATTTTGTTCTACAAAACAAAAGTATGAAAATAAAATAAAACATAAAATATAAAATGAATTAATTAGGATTAAAAAGAAATAATAAGTTGGATAAGTAGTTTTAGATCAGACAGTAATATGATTTCGTATAGATATGGTTATGGCATAGTGGTGGCTAACGGGTGTTTCCGTCGATGTTCTACGAGATTATCGTTTTTCGGCTCTGTCGGCGACTACTAAGAACAGACCCTCTCTCAAGTACCAAACATTACAATGATGAATACTGAGATATAGGATAAAGATAGGTATCATTATAGAATGATAGCTCTTCAAATGGTATATCCTTGAATACAGATTCACCATCTAATTCTTTATCATTGTCTACTGTTGTATTAATGTTAGGTAATGATTGGATAGATATATCCATATTCTCTATCTTTTCCTTAAACTGTTCTGCCTTAACATACGTATAGATGTCTTCGCTTACCGATCCCACCGCTTTAGCCATCTCGCCGGCGAACTCAGCATACATATCCCGTACCTCATTAAAACCTGCCTTTTTGTCAGGAGCGGTATTGTTATAGGTTTTCATTCTCCTACTTACTCTACCGCAGACACCGGCAACGGACGTCCCCACCTCAGCACAGCAGGCTTCCGCATCAGCCATGCCTGCCTTTACTGTGGCTACCTTCTCCTTGCTCCATCCACTAACCTTGTCGTATGATTGTTTAAGACAGTTTAAGAACATGTCCATTCTTCGCTTCTTATCTTCTGCTATGATAGCGCGATAGTACTTTCTTACAATCTGGTTTTGTGTACTTCGCTCATATCCGTCCCAGAAGTCTTTGTGCGCTTCTTTAGCCATAACAGAAGCCAATGATCTTGCTTCTTCTTCTTTTGTCTTTTTACGATCTATGCCAAGGATCTCCCCATCTTCGGAAACAACTTCTTCTGCGTTCAGGAAACGTAGGATATGAGTATTGTCTTTTAAGAAGAAATTGAAATCGTCTTTCTTACTCACTTTTTCTTTTTCTCCTTTCTCTATATCCTTCTCTCCAAAATACCATCTGTTTGTTGCTCCTTTTTTATACAAGGTCCAGGTATTTGCTATTTGCCAGAAAACAGCTCCGTGCCTATATACCGGAATCAGCTTACCTATTGGGTAGTTATGTTCATTTGCTTCAATGTAAGCACGAGGATTATCTACGTATGTTATAAATTGTATGTTTTCGAACCTTTTTACGAGCTTGTCTTGTATCGCCATACCGACAATCTCTTTCGCTTTTGTTAGTCCTACATTCAAGTACAAGGCAATTGTTTTATTACTTATCGTCGAATCAATTAATCCATAATACGAGTGGCTTCCGTCTACGACTTCCGCCTGAGAGTTTGTCTCTCCACTGTTCAGTACAGACTCATTGTTTCTGACTAAATTAACAAACATCGCCTCTCTTATCCTGTCAAGGACTTTTTTATGGTTTGTTATTTCATTTTTCTTTATCTTAATTAAAATCCTATTCTTTGGAATATTCACTTTCCCGCACCCAAGAGTAGGTTGTACGCCATTAACACGATATCTTCTTGCAACGAACGTACTATTCGTCATACGGAACAGTTCGTCAAACATCGGATGTCCTGTCATGTTCTTGAACTTCGAATACCCGATTCCAAGTTTATGAAGAAGATCTTTCTTGTTTTTGAATCTTATTCTCGAATCCCGGCGGGAGATTTTTATCATACAGTATAAAGCATACAATTCCATGAACAGCGAATCATCTGACCACTGTTCCAAAAGTCTAAGACTTATGTTAATATTTCTACCTAATTGTAGCTTCATAATCTGTAACAAAAAAAAATCGGATGGATTTTTGGGGATATCCATCCGATTTGTGTCTTTTTGCGGATAATCTCCAAAACCCCGTTACAGATGATGAAGAACAAGAATCAACAAAAAACAAGACACTTAATATTTTATATTCTTGTTTTTTATTTTATCTTATTTCTACATCTGTAACGTGCTACAAATGTAGAAACAAAATTCAAGAATCAAACAACAAGAACTTATTTTTTTAATGTCACAGTGCAAATATCGGGACAAACCCTGAATCTATTGTCATAAAATACGTTAATTTTAAATTTATAAATCCTTAATCCTTATCTTTGTATCAAAACGATAATCTCATGAAAGAAAGTGATAATAAAGATGTTAGTAATAGGGCTTATAGGCTTTTAGTACCTTATTCCAATACGGTAGATATGGCTAAGAAGATACTTCTGTTTTATAACGGATACCTAATGTCCTCCGGTAATGAGAAGAATGTCATAGATGCGAGGCACTTAAATCTTCTTGCTTATTATTTTGTGTTTGGATATTCGTATGAGACGAAGAAGAAGTTTTCTCATTGTTTCAGTACCGATCTTCAATATGTATCAGTTTTGGATACGGAGATGAAGAAGCGTGGTATTTTGATTGACCGTGAAGGGAATTACAGGACAAGGTGTTTGTGCCCGGATATAGAGAACATGCGCCGTCTTTTTGTATTGGAAGGTTCAAGAGATCAATGTGCGTTGGTTTCTTTGTTTTACAGAAAGAAAACTTTTGAAGCCGATGCCGAAGAATGATTTCCCTATATCATTTGAGTCACATATTATAGATGATGTGATGGATAAGACCGGGGGCGTTTACGACCGAAACCAAATACGTGACGTTTTCAGAGCCAGTATTTCTTATGCCAATAACTTATGTACGTACACAGATAACGTGTCTGTATCGTTCCCGTATGTGGGTGATATGGTTTGTAACCTTCATGAGATGGAGAGGCGCAAACATAACCTTGAGCGTCTTAAATCCAAGGTAGAAAAATTATCTAAGTATCAGGAAAAAGAACTTAAGTGCCTTGATATTAAGATAAGGATGATAAAGGATGCTTATGACTCAGGTGAGATAAAAAGTGGGGATATGTTGATAAAACACAACAAATTATCTATCTTTAAATCTCGTAAAGGTCATAGTTTTAGTGAAATACAAAATATTCAAGAACAGGAATTTAATAGATAAGTCATGAAAAAGATTTTGCAAGCGGAAGTTATATACGATGCTTTTATGGATACGATATTAAAAAAACTTCCAAGAAAAAAAGAGGATTATCCTGATTGGTACAAAGAACGTCTTGAAAAGTGTGAAGGATGTAAATTCAACACCAAGAACGTTCCTAACTCTATGTTGCCTCTTTCTTTGTATGTAAGCAAGAAAATAGGTAAAAATCGTTGTTCGGTATGTACGTGCTTCATCAAGCAAAAGGCCTGGAGCAAGACAGAGGAGTGTGCGCTTGGGGAGGGGCTTCCCCGTCCTTCGTGGATGGACCGTCAGTATTCTATTGATTTTTATGATGAGAAGTCAAGATGGAACAGATTAGAGCTTATTACAATGGGTTCTGATGAGTTTAATGTTATTTCTACAGATGACAAGCAATATAACATTGACCTATCTAAAGACGGTAAATCATTTGAAATCATTTTTGAACCGGTAGAGAAAGGAAACAGTATAAAGTTTTCATTCGTTCTTGAGTCGAAGCATGATATGAAGATAACAGCATCAGAGACATCTTGTGGTTGTACGTCATCTAATTTGAATATCATAGACTCCCGTCACTTTAAGTTCAATATAGAGATACATACATCAGGATTTGGAATAGGAAGATTCGTAAAACATATGACCGTTCACTATCAAAAAGATGGGTCTCAAAAAGAGGAATCGATTCCGTTTAATTTTGAAGGTACTATAATTCAAAAAAGTTAAGTTATGGGCGGCTGTGGTAAAGCAAGGCATTTACAATGCGAGGATAAAAGGAAGTCCTTATTTTCTATGTTGCAGGCATCTTGTGACGATCTACCTGATTATTCTGCCGGAGACATTCTCTATGCTGTACTTAGATCTTTTGCAAAGAAAAGAGGATTGTCCGTTTCTTTTTTAAGGACGTTGACAGACGGCGAGCTTTTTGAAGTGGCTGATTATAATTTATCAATGGAGTTGATGGACGTTATTATTCATGATAGAAAGGTTATTGACAATGAAGAAGATTGATTTTGATTCAGATATAAAGCATCTTATTTCTTATTACAACCATTTACTGTTTGCGCAAGACAAGGTGGGAGAGGAGATGGAAGATCTAACTAAGGATATTATTAGGAAGAAGGATGAGGAAAACAACATAGAGTTAGAAGACTTTATTGATTTGGAGGAAAAGTCGTTTATGACCAACTTGTATCAACAAGAGATGCTGAAAGTATCTTCCTCTGTCAAGACCGTCTACAGGTTATCTATTAACGCCGGTCATGATCTCAATGTAGATGATGACAGTAAGAAGGTTCTTGATAGGATAGTAAACGACGGAGAATCAGATTTTATTATGTACGTTGATAATAATACTGGTTCTGTTGTATTCAAAGACGAGTCTGTTGAGGAAGGAATAAAAAACATGTGTAAGTATCGTGTTGATCCATCTTCTCTTGAAGACAGGTTTAATATGCTTAAGTCTCAGTATGAGGCTTTTTTAAAAATTATCAACAATGAAAGCAAGAAAGCCGACTAATGATGATGTCTCTTACGTAGATTGGAAACTTATTGTGTTAAGGGATCAGATAGATAAGGCTGAACGTTATCTATCTGAAAATCCTTGGGATAAAATAGAAGATTCCGATAAGAGGGAGAAGGAATTTAGGTTTCAAAAAAGCTTGTCTGATAGCTTAATGCAATGGACTGAATCTTATATTAAGATGTGTGGGATAATGGATGTCTATAATCAGCTTGAGGCTGCCAAAAACAAAAAAAGCCTAAAAGGAGGACAAACAGTATCAGGTATTCAGTCTTTTGTTAAGAATGAAGCTAAGAACAAGCTCGATAAATAGTTTTGTCATGAATATTAACAGTAAAGAACTTTATATAAATATGGGTAACGATATTCCGTTATGGAATGACCTTTATTCTTATGAAGAGCAAGATGATGATGTCAAGCAATTCTGGGAGAATGAGGCTATGAAACTCCTTAACGGTGTTACCATAAATGGGGTGTTTATCCATCCTTGGCTATACTGGCATATCAATTTCTGGAAGATGATGATTGACGTAGGAGAAGATCGTATTCCAGGAAATTCACAGCTTCGTGATAATGAATGGATGTTTGCCGAATTTCTAAAGCAGGCTGAAGAAGAGAATAAAGGAATATTCATGTTCGGGTGCCGTCGTTTTGGGAAAGCCCTTCTTGATTCTGAGATACTTTATCTTGAGGACCGGGAAAAGATGATAGGAAATATTGTTGTAGGGGATAAGATATATGACGATAAAGGTAATTTGGTAGAGGTCGTAGGTGTCTACCCTCAAGGGAAAGTAACCACCTACAGAGTCGTATTCGAAGACGGTCGTAACGTTATTTGTTGCGGAAATCACCAATGGCGTGTCAATCATGGCGGAAAATGGCATGTTAGGAGTCTTAGATCCATAGCCGGATTAGATTATAAGAGTATGTCTATTCCAGTAGGTGAGGCCCTGAACTACCCTACGGCAAAGCTGCCGGTTCCGCCGTCAGCCTACGCCTCGATGCTGGCGGCTTATCTCGGTGGCTATGGAGGGGATATGTTTTTTGATAAATACGTTTGTAAGAAGTTTTTAAGATCGTCCATAGATCAAAAGAAAGATTTTATAGAAAACTTCATTCGTTCTTTCAGAAACGTAGTAACCGGAGAAGAAGAGCTTACGTTGTCTCATATTGACATGGATGTCATAAATTTTGTACAACGTATGTTTTGGGCTTCAGGTTGGTATGCTAAATTGGAGGGGAATAAACTTATACTATCAAGGAATCGTAAGGAATTAAAAATAAGATCCATATCGATATACGGAAAGGAGCATGCCACTTGTATAACCGTTGATAATGATTCTTATTTATTTTTGACCACCAATTACATCGTTACTCATAATACGGCCATAATGAGTTCTCTTCTGGCTCGTAATGCTACAATGACGTACAATTTGACGCATAATGTTATTGGAGCAAGTAAAGAAGACCTTGCCAATATGGGAGAGTATCTTGAGTTTGGACTTGATAATCTTCCTCCTTATCTTACTATAAACAGGACTGGTAACGACTGGACTAAAGAAGTTGTTTTAGGTACAAGAAACATCAATAATCAACGTGATGTTCATGCCAGAATAAGAATCACCAACGTTGATGATGGAAAGACACGAGGCTCATTGAAGACCGCAGGCGGAACTCCATATACGTCTATATATGATGAGGTAGGTAAATTCCCGGTGCTTGGGGCATGGCTTGCCGGTAGGCCAGCTCATATGATGCATGGTAGAATGAGGGGCGTTTGTTTGATGGCGGGAACTGGCGGTAATGTAGAAAAGTCTCAAGATGCCCAGAAAATCATGAACTCTCCGGACGAATATGGATTCATTATAATGAATTATGATATTCTAAATAAGAGAGTTATTAAACCAACATGGCGTATATGTAAATCTGGATGCTTTGTTCCGGCCCAGATGTCTCATGCTTATGAAAAGAAAGAAACGACTCTTGATAAGTATCTTGGAGTAGAGAATGCTCCCGGTCTTAAGAAGATAAAAATAAAAGTTTCAGACTTTGATAAAAATACTGGAATAATAAAATCGCGTCTTGACGAACTTGTCAAAAAGGATAGGGCTTTATACGTCCAGGAACGAATGGCATTCCCTTTGTCTATAGATGATTGCTTCCTTAATACGAACGTAAATAGGTTCCCTGTAGAAGATGCGTTGAAGCACAAAAGCCGTCTTCTTGAAGAAGGTAGGCCTGGTAAAACAGTGGATATTTATCAGATAGACGGCATGAAAATGGGGTATAATTTTAGCGATAAGCAGCTTGCTGATTATCCGTTTCAAGGTGGTAACATAGATTCTCCTGTTGTTATATATGAGGATCCACCAGAAGAAGGAGGTGTTTTTGATTACACTTATGTCTCATCGCTTGACCCCTATAAATCAGACAAGGCTGATACTGATTCTGTTGGTTCGTTTTATGTACTTAAAAGGTATGTAAAAATCAACGATCCATTTGCTTATTGCATAGTAGCATCATACGCATCACGTCCTCCATCTTCCGATGATTTTTGTAGGAATTGTGAAATACTTCAAGAGGCGTATGGAGCTAAGTGTCTTATGGAGAATGCCGACCGAATGTATGAATTTTATCTTACGAGACGAAATAAGCAGCTTATGTTACTGGAAGATGGCGAACGTCTTGCCGGTAAGATTATTCGTGCTGGCGCCCGTCAGAACAATAAGCTCGGTTTGGCTCCTACGGTTCCCAATCAGCGTATGCTTTTCAATACCGTTATTCAATATTGTTGGGAGGATGTTGTTGTTGGGTATGATGATGATGGTAATGAAATAACACAGAAAGGTATTTACCGTATCCCTGATATAGAACTTCTTGATGAGATCATAGCCTTCGGTCCTGGGACCAACACCGACCGTATCATAGCCTTCGGTCACGCTCTTCTTCTGGCTAAGTATTATGATGATATGGGTTACATGCCTGAAAGTACGACTCAGAAGGAGAATCAAAAGAAGAGAGAACGTAAAAAGATGGAACAGGTCAAAGGATTTACGGTAAGAAGACATAACCCTTACAAAATGAGATAGGTAGAACAATTTACCTATCTTTGTGAAAAAACATATAGCTCATGGAGTATTTTAACAGAGATCAGGCTTTTCCGGCCAGAGGAGTATTTTCAGGGTTGCCGGTACAGGCTATACCTACCAAGAGAAAAACCAAGGAGTGGTTTAAAGCCACTATGGATTCTCTTGAATTGATTGGTTTGAAGCAGCTTGATGAGAACCAAAAGTTCAAGGATTTTTATAGGATGATGGAAGGCAAGCTGTCATTTATGGAGCTTAAAGATGTAATTCCTTATCTTAAGGATGTTCAGTCTATAAGGGACAACGTAAATATTCCATCATTCTTACGTCATTATGATATAATAGGTACGATCGTAAACGCTTTTGTAGGATGGTTGGGCAACCTTTCTGACAAGTATAATGTAGTGGGATTGGACGAATCTGAAGTGAATCAGTATTCTTCCACGAAGGAGAATCTCCTTTATAATTACATTAGAGAGGAATTGGACAGAAGGGTTAGGCAAGAGTTATTAAATAGAGGATTGGATCCGGATTATAATAGTTTTGCCAGCGAAGAAGAAAAGCAGGCTTATGCTCAGCAGATACAAGAGGTGAAAGCATCTATGACCCCTCCTGAGATAGAGAACTTCATGAATACAAAATGGAAGACTGCTGAAGTTATATGGGGTTCTCATACGCTTGAGGCGGACAGGGGGCGTTTTTATATGGATGAGATAGACACCGAGAATTTCATTGACTATCTTCTTACCGGTCGTTGCTTTAGAAATTATCATGTAGGATACGACTATTATAAGCCGGAGAGATGGTCTCCGTTGAATACGTTTTATTCTAAGACATTAGATAGCAAGTATCCGCAGTACGGTGATTATATTGGCCGTGTTCATTATTATACTGCCAATGATATTATAGTAAGGTGGGGGCATCTTCTTACGGCAAAAGACAAGCAAAAGCTTATAGGAGGTGCTGATAATTTCAATGGTACTTATAACAATGGTGATAATGGAAGCTATGTAAGTTTATCCAAATCGGCGAGTGTAGGGATGTTATATCAGAATAAGGTAATACCTTGGAAAGGATATAATGATTATGCTTCTATAAAAGCTTATGAGGATTATTACGGTATTCCAGCCGGCACATATACCGGATACGATAGTAATGGCAACGAATATCACAGAACCAGATTCATGCCAAATTTAGAGCATGGTAATTATTATAACCGTGCCCAGAGTTTAAGCGACGAGCATGTTCGTAGTGATTTGTATCAGGTAACTGAATCATATTGGGTATCCCCGGCTCAGGTGTATGTAATTACCTACCAAACTGAAACCGGATTAGTAACTACCGAAATGGTAACCGACGAGCTTCTTCAAGACTTTTTACAGGAAAATGGTATTAAGAAAATTACCAGAACCATGAGTAAGGGAATGGAGAACCCGGAGATTAATACCTATTTCGTAGATTACGTTCCACAGGTAAGGTACGGGGTTAAAATCAGTGGCGGGGCTCTCGCTCAGGACAACCTGTATCTGGACGGAGAACCTATCGATCACCAGATAAAAGGAGATAGCAATATCTATGACTTTGTTCTACCTGTTGCCGGATATATCGGTACTTCTATGGCTAACAGGATTCAGCCATATCAAATATTCTATAATTTCTCCATAAACCAGATCAACAATATTCTTGAAAAGGAGATCGGTAAATTCTTCTTAGGGGATATTAATTTGGTTCCAAGTGAATATAAGGATTTGGGTGAAGATGTGGCTGATATATGGGCAAACCTTCTTGATGTAGCTAAGTCTGTAGGTGCTCTTACATTAGATACCTCATCTCAAAACACGAAAGGTGGTGTCCCTTTCAACCAGTTTGCTGTCTATGATTTGTCCCAGACAGAGCAACTTAAAACAAGAATGGAACTTGCTGAATGGTCGAGGATGAAATGTTTTGAAATGGTTGGTATCACGCCTCAAGTAATTAACGGCCCCAACAGGTATGAGACCGCCACCGGGGTCCAGCAGGGCGTTACAGCATCTATGTTACAAACACAGATATACTTTGATAACTTCGGTTACTTCAAGAAACGCGCTTTGGATCTTCATCTGGCTGTTGCTCAACAATGTCAGGAAGAAGGAAAGGATATTTCTGTAATGTACACAAAAAGTGATCTTACCAGAGCGTTTTTATCTATAGGAACCGACGGTCTTAGTCTAAGGCATCTTGGTGTTCAGGCATTATCTAATTCCAAGAAAAGGGATGAGCTTGAGAAATTTAAAACTTTCATGTTGCAGCTAAATACAGCCGGAGGCGATATTTACGATCTTGCATCTATCTTCACATCAGATTCTATGGTGGAACTTATACAGAATGCAAGGAATACTCGCGCATACAACGAGCGTCAGATGCAGCAGCAACAACAGAATCAGATGCAGCTTAACCAGCAACAGATACAAGCTGAAGCTGCTGAGAAGGATAAGCAACGTCAGCATGAACTTGCTTTGGAAGACAAGAAAGGTCAATACAGGATACTTCAAGAGAAGATTCAGGCGGCAGGCAGGGCGGCAGACGCCAAGAGCGACGCCACCTCCCTCAACTTCCTGGCTTCTGTTTCAGATCAGACCGTAAGGCAAGCTGATATAGAAAGCAAGGAAAGGATAGAGGATAAGAAAATTGAAAACGATTCCAAACTTCATGATGATGAAATGAGAATGAAAATGGAAGAGTTAAAATTAAAATCCAAAGAGCTTGCTCAACGAGCGAGGGAAGATGCCACCAAAAGGTATGTAGCCGGAATCAATAAGAATTAAGGATTAAACATCCCCAAATTTCATTAGAAAATCTCTAATAAAATTTGGGGATGTTTAATTTTTAGTGAAGATTAAACACTTATAAGTTTTTTGTCTGAAATATAGGTATTTAAATATTTTTGCAGTATGGGAAAATTAGAAAAAAATGGAATAGTAGAATTGGACGATATTTTTAGTATCGGTCCAGTTGATGATGTTTATAATAGGGAAGAAGATATTCTGCCTATTAATGGTAATGAACCGGCTAAAAAAGATGAGAAGCCTGTAGAAGAAGGTTCTCAAATTAAAGAAGAGCCGGTTGTCGATCCTACTCCTGATCCTAAAGAGGATAAAAAAGGAGAAGAGAATGTGGTTGACGTTAAACAGGATCCGGTAGAGACCCCGGTTGTCAATTACAGAAAAGTATTGGATGCCCTTTCTTCAAGAGGGATCATTCCCGATTTGAAAGATGTGGTATTTAGCGGTGAAAACGGCGAAGAGATTACTATCAATGATCTTGATTTTAGTAAAGAAGATTCGTTGTGCGACATACTATCTACAGTCCTTGAAAGCCAGAAAGAGGATATTGTTAAGGATAAGATAGATGTTACTTCTGTTTCTGATATTACCAAGAAGCTTATTCAGGCTGATAAGGCTGGCGCTAATATCGTTGATATTCTTAAGCAATATGATACGAATGTCGCTCCGATAGAAAAGCTTGACATTGAAAACAAAGCAGATCAGATAAAGATCGTTCGCCATTATGTTGATCTTCTTGGGTTGCCTAAAGATGAAGCTGATGAGTTTTTCAAAGGCATTATCAATAAAGGAGAAGAGTATGTTGAAGCAAAGGCTATAAAGTATAAGGCTGAGCTTGATAAGAGAATGGATGATATTATCCAGCAACGTACTAAAGAGGCTGCCGAAAAGAAGGCGAAGGATGCAGAAGATTTTAGAAGGTATAAGAAAGACCTTAAGTCTTCTATCCAGGCAAAGTATCAGCTAAATGACACTATGGTATCTAAAGCTCTTGATTTTGCCCTAAAACCTTCTGAATCGAATCCCGGAATTACCAAAGCATTTAATAGGGTAAGGGAGATGATGATGAATCCGGAAGAAGCGCCAGATTTGATTATGTTTCTTATGAACCCAGGAGAGTTCATAAAACAGAAGTCGAATCAAGCTGTAGTTGATGAGAAAAAGAAAATTTATAAGCTCATCAGCCATACAAATAAAGACAAGAGGGTGGCTCCGGTAGATGATAAAGGTGATCAAGTTCAAGGTGTGAAGTTCGATGAAATCAGTATAGATTAAAAATTAAAACATTTTTTCGTTCATGGCTAATGTACTTTTAACAAAAAATTTCCCGGCCACCATGAATGGTGACACGGTGATTGGATATACCGACGCTAAAGTCGTTAAGCAAAGTATCGTAGAGCACGATCTTAGCTCTTTAGAAGATTGGTACTACGAAGATCCGGATAAGAACCATCTGGGTATGCTTGAGTTGTTTTCTAACATTACAAACTATCCTCTGCCTATGTATATGGGTATGATTAAACAGGATGCTACTATTACCGTAAATGGTATCAATGGTTCATTCCGTTATGATCTTCCGGTATCAGAAACGTATGAGGTGGTTACAGTAGAAGACACGTCTTTGAAATATGCAAAACCTGGTATTGATGAAAGCTTCTTCGAAATTGTGTTGAATGCACAATTTAAACAAGGAGATGTTATTACTTACGATGTGATTAACGGTTGCCAGGCTCTTATCTCTACAGAGCGTCCTCCTAAACAAGAAGGTGAAAACTGGAGATACTGGTGTAAGCTGTGGGGTCGTTCTCGTGCTAAATACTTCCCGAAAGACATGCTTCGCGCCGGTATTAAATACTGGAAGGTAACAAACGTTCTTGGTGAGTTCTCTACTCAGTTCTCTGGTGTAGGAGGTGCTTCTAAGGCCGGTTCTATGACTTGTGAATTTACGCTTGGTGGACACCGTGGTGTTGAAGGTGAAACGACTATGTACGCTGGTATTAAGTCTTTGGCTTATGCAGACGAACGTACACAGAATTTCATCGACAAAGCTTACCAGAAAGTTCGTCAGCTTTCTGAAATCAGAGGAGGTGATGCAAGTTATGCTATCATCGGTTCTCGTCTTGGTGACGGAAGCATTGATATGCGTACAGCACGTGTAGCTAATACGGTGTCTTTGTTCTGCTTGGCTGAATTGGCTAAGATGGAAGCATACGAACTTATGTTCATGCGTGGAGGTAGAGTCAAGGGTCATAATGGTGTTTTGATGAAAAATGAAGGTTTGTACCATCAACTTCGCCGTGGTTTCGTTATCTCATATGCACGTCCGGGTGGTATCAAGCGTGAACACTTCCTGGCTGCTGCTGACTATATTTTCCGTGGTCGTAGCGATATGCCGATTGAAAATCGTGTAATGAAATTCAAGGTAGGTGCTATGGCTTACAAGAACATCGTTGAAATCTTCCGTGATGAGTTCTTCGCTCAATTAGGTGCTTTGGCTCCTCTTATGGGTACAGAACGTATCATCAATAACCCGGTAACAGGATCAAACGATGCTCTTGAATTAGGACCTGTAAAGATCAAGGGTGTTACTATTCCGGGTATTGGTAAGGTCATTGTAGAACACGAACCTTCTTTGGATTACGTTGATATGGTAGATAGAAGCCAGTTGGTAGACGGTATGACTCCTATCACATCATATTCATGTATTATGGAAGACTTGACCGCTCCTGAATACTCTAACGCATTCGCTGGCATCCCTGCTTCAGCCGAAGCTCGTATTGGCAATATCAACAGCAACGTATTCTACGTTAAGCCTGATATCGGTTCTATGTGGTGGGGTTACGAACAAGGTAGATGGTCATCCAGAGTATCGGCTAAAGAAATTGTATCCAGCCATCCTCGTATGTCAGAACAATTCTGGTGCCATTCTGTATCGGCTTGTTGGGTAAAAGATACCAGCCGGTTCGTAACAATTGAATTGTTACCAAGCTCTTTGTAATCATAACTTTTAATATTAACTTGCGGTCGGCTTTAAAACCGGCCGCAAATTTTGTTTCTAACATAGTCTTTTCATATATGAAAAGACGTAGGGTATATAAAAAAAATGGGAAAAAAGATTTTTGAAGAAAGCCATGAGTCTAAGAAACTGCTGGCTACCGTAGGAGGAATGAAGATATATTCCGACTCTATTTATGTTATAACAGGTAAGATGGATGAAGAAGCTCCTTCCGGATATCAGGAAAGAGGCATTTCCAAGACTCCTTTCCCTGGGAACAAGACAGTATCTTGTTGTGGATGGGATAAGGATCTTAGGGTGTATGATACCGGTTTCTTCATCAATTCAGCATGTTATAAAGGTTACTCACTTGAAGACAAGAAGAATGAAATGGATATGCGTATTAAGAATATTCGGTATCCGTTTGAAGAAACTGTCAATGAGGACCTGGACCAAAAGAATTTCGATTTCTGGGATTCTTACAGAATAGACTTGTATGATGGTCGTTTGTTCTACACTAATGACGTTCGTGATTTATTTGAGTTGTATATAGCTATTTTGTCCAAGTCTCTTACTCCTAAAGAGGAAGATGGTAATCCGATGTATGTCGAATCTTATTATTGTGTAGAAGACAAGACTACGGCCGTAGATATCAGGAAACAACGTCAGATTGACAAGGCTGATATTTTATACGAGTTCATGAACAAACTGAAAGGATCCGAGGCTGAAAGGAGAAGCATCTATGATCTGCTTTTGTATCTTGATATCATATATAGCGTAGAGCTTGATCAGAGCATGGTTCAATACATATTCACTAATTGGATTGACGCCAAGAATACGAACGTTGACATGTATAAAGAAGCAAGCTCAAGGTTCTTATCTGACGACGAATCTTCCGAAGGGATGCAGGTGATTAAATTCCATCGTATGATCAAGGAAATGATTGAGGGCCTGGCTGTCACCGTCAACACCGACGGACTGTATCTGAATGGCGAGCTCCTGGGCGCCGACGCCATCTCTGCATCTATGGCTCTTGCTTCCAATAAGTCGATGTTAGAAACCAAGTCACGTGTTCTTGAAGCGTATAATGCTTTAAAGAACAAGCATAAAAAAATAGAAGGAGCTAAGTCTGACAAGGAGAAAAAGGAAGATGAGAAAGATTTCGATGTTGATCAATACGCTGACAAAAAATAATAATTTATGAAGATCGTTGATTGTTATCTCCGGGCATTACAGAAGGCTGAAGAAAACATGACCAACGGTGGTATAAAACTTGACAAGGCACGTTTTGTTCAGCTTTTTAATGACGAACAAAACCGCCTTGTTCGTTATATCCTTGATAAGAAAAACGAAGAGGATATACGTTATATCCAAAAGTTAGTTGTGTATTCAAAAGAACTTGACGAGAAAGGAGATAAAGATAATCCGGAAAGCACTTTGTTTTCATTGCCTTCTGATTTCTTTTCTTTTTCAAACATATCAGGCGTATTTACCAAAGGTGAATGCACGGTCACTGATTTTACCATGTGGGAGGCTAAGAACGAAAACCCGCATGAGCTTCTTGCCGACTTTTTTAACAAACCTGATTTTGATTTTAGGGAAACGTTCTACACTATAGGCGAAGATTCGGTAAGGGTGTACAAGTCTGGTTTTGAAGTAGACACCGTTTACCTTACGTATTACCGCTATCCTAAGGAAGTTGACATCGAAGGATATGTTAAATCCGATGGTTCTAATTCAACCGATATAGATCCTGAATTAGATGATAAATTAATTGGTATTATCCTTAACATGATTGAAAAGCAATTTGCTTTGAATGAAAGCGAATATGGACGTTATCAAATAGACTCAAACAACGTCCAATCTCCTTTATAGCAGAATAAAGACGTGTCCTAAATTAAAGACTATCAAAAAGCATTAAGAATTAATTAATTCCTAATGCTTTTTGTTGCTTATATGACTATCGCTATTTTTGAGACAGATAACAGAATATTAATTTTTAAAATATTATAAGGCTATGGCTATCCATAAACCGTATGACAGACACATTATCTGTCCTCCGCACGCTAAGTTGGCGGACGTAGATTCTTTGTTGCTTCAAGAAGGTCAGATCGCTATCTATGATTTGGATGGTGAGCAGACTAAAGATGGTTTGAAAGCGTTGAAAGACTTGAAAGGATATCGTAAGGACGAACAACGTTTCCAGATCAGAATCGGACGTAATGAGATGGTGAACGACCGTGTATCTGATGATAAATCATTCTCTACACCTACGTTTGCTATTGATGAAATTATAGAAGTGTATGCTTCTGCTCCGAAGAGCAAAGAAATTAAAGTAGATGAAGTTATTTTCGGTTATAACGGAATTGACGATAATACTGCTATTACAGCAAGAAAAGGCGATCGTATCCCTATTCATATTAAGCTGACAGGACGTTTGTTCGAGCTTCGTGGTTATCCGATGGGTGAGGTGAATATCGATGATTACATCATTTTCGAAAACTGTCCTGGTCGTGAGGATATGTGTTCAGAATGTGATCCTTGCGAAGATGTTGATATTTTGGCTGCTATCTTGAAAACAATCGAACGTATCAAGAATCAGCCGATTGCAGGTGGTGGAAAGGTAGGTGATTTTGTAGAAATCCATCCTATCCATTCTTGTGACGAGTTGGAAAAAACTCCGGTGGAAACCGACATGAATTTCTATTGTATGGAAATGTGTGATACCGGTGATGCTTATGCCCTGGCTCAGCTTAAGGCTGCTTATCCTGGTTTGGATATCAAGAGAGTTGGACGTCATCTTTCTACTTCCAAATATCAGGTGATGAAAGAAGGTGGTAAGCCTGCTGATTATACTCAAAAGCTGTCTTCTATAATGAAAGGCTGCGAAGAGTGTCCTGAAGGATATACTAAGGTAGACGGCGGTTTGATTTATGCCGTAACGTTAGAGGATGATGGCGTTGATCAGTCTACTGTAGTAGAAAGCATTAAGAATGCCGTTAGTAGCACTGCCGAGAAAACAGCAGCCCAAGATGGCGGAGTAGGTATGTACACTGTGGCCGTAAGCAAGAAACTGACGAAGGCTGATATCGATGCATTTGTAGAAACTAATCCGACAGCCACAGTAACGTTCGTTGCTAAAACAGCAGATATGTGTAGCAATCCTACTGTTACTACTGTTAGCTGGGAAGCATGTGGTTCTTGTAAGATTTCGAAAGAAGCTTATGAAATCACGTTGCCGGATGATGAATGTGGTGGTAGTGCAAAAGCAGAATTACAGGCGGCATTCCCGTATCTGACAATCGAAGATTATGGTACACCCGGTGGATGTCAGCACAAGTTTAAAACAGTTGTAGTTACTAACATGGTTTGCGACGAATGCGATAAAATTTTCAAAGACTTCTTCGTATCTAAAGCTCCCGAATCTTATCGTGGACGTAACTGGAAACGTTTGGGTGCCGTAGCAGGAGATCAGTCCATTATCGCCGATCCGCTTCCTAAGAACTGCAAATGCGGTATCTTGTTCCGTGGTATTGACTACATGATTTCTCCGTCTGACTGTTTGATTGACCGTCTGACATTCCAAGAAGGATCTGTTCGTATTGCTGTAAATGGCGGTTATCCGGATGAACAGCGAGAGGCTATCAGCACGTACTTTAACCCGATCCATACCGAATACAAACAGCACTGGGCTCCGCGTACTCACCTCGGCGCTGAATTGCTGGATAAGGAACGCGAACAACGTATGTTCTTCGATTTCCGTAAGACTCACCAAGAACTTATGGAACGGATGTTTACCAACGAAGAAACCCGCTTAGACCTGTTGGCTCCGTATGCTGATTATTCAGTAACGTTGAAGCCGGCACGTTATTCTAACGGCTTCGGTAGGGCAATTGATGATCATATTACAGTACACTTCCATGTACCGTATGGCGCTCACGAAGGTATTCAAGACCTTATGGACTTGTTAGCTGCTTCGGCGAATATCAAGCCCTGCAAGATTTGATTTTCCTTTTTTTCTATATATTCCAAGGGGGAGGAGGCTGGTCCTCCACCCCCTTTTTTGTAATAAAACAATTTGAAATAAGTTAGTTTCATATGAATGGCGTGGATTTTTTATCCGGTGCCTTTGGTAGGGGCATTGATAAAATAACCAACATAGTTGGAAAATGGGGTTCCTCCCAACCGGTAGATGACAGCAAATCCGGTATAAAAATAGGGGACAAAATCTACCAAGTGGTTGTGTCCTTAAATGGCTGTTATTGGTATCTTGACGAAGAAGGCAAGAAGCATCCTGTTTCTGGTATTCCGGCCACAACCGAATGGGAGTGGATTAACATAGCTGAGAAAGTTATCAAAGATTTCAAAACCTGTTACCGTACACCTGGTGGAAAGGTTGAAGTATGGAGTTGGTATCTTCTTAACGATCAGATGGATGTTCTTAAAGAAACCCATAGAATTACCGACAGTACCGACATGGATAATCCGGTAGGTAAGGTTCTTACTAAAATACCGGACGAATGGGTTATGATCGACTGCGATCTTCCTGATATGACAGAACGTGACATTACGTTTGTCAACAGATGTTATAAAACTCCTGATGGTAAGGTTGAAATAGAAGGATTAGAAGCCATAGATGATAAGATAAATATCAGGGAGTCTATTTATACCGTTATTCAGTCAACTGACGATAATTTCCCTTCCGGCCATGTTTTTAAGCTAATTCCGGAAAATTGGGTTAGAATGGTTTGTGACTTTCCTGATATGACAGAACGAGACGTAACTTACGTTCTTGAATGTTACACTACTAAAAAAGGAAAAGTGCAAGTAGAAGGTTTGGTAGCCATAGACAACATCCTTGGAGCCAGGGAAGAGGTTTATACCGTTCTTCAGTCAACCGATCCTGATATTAAGGTAGGAACCGTGATGGATTCCATTCCCGAAGATTGGGTGAGGATGGTCTGCGATTTTCCTGACATGACGGACAGGGAAATTGTTGAAGTGGACGAATGTTATAAGACTGATGGTGGCAAGGTCAATATAAAAGGCTATCAAGCTATTGATGCCGTTCTTGGTGTAAGGGGACAGTATTATTATATTGTTAAGACAACGGACGCCGCCTATCCTCAGTGGACGAGAATAGATAAGATACCTAACGAATGGACGAAAACCGAATGCGACTTCCCCGATCTTACGGAAAGACATATTATGTCCGTAGATGAATGTTATACTACTCCTGGTGGTAAAATACATCTTGGTGGATACAGGTCGGTAGATAGCATAATAGGAGTCCGGGACGAGTATCTTATTGTCTTAGAAACTACCGACCCTGATATACAAAGAGGCGCAACATTCAGCAAAATACAAGAAGGATGGCAACGTATTGTCTGTGATTTCCCTGATGCTACTACATCCGATACGGAAATAGTAGAAAACTGTTATAAGACGGAAAAGGGCAAGGTTCAGATCCGGACATACATAACAATGGACGGATACGGAAATACAAGGGAATTGAGACATATGGTTCTTAAAACAACCGATCCTGATTACAATATCGGATCCAATATTGATCAGATACCGGTAGGGTGGTTAAGTATCGAGTGTGATTTTGCGTCTGCTACACAGCGCCATATAAGGCAGGTGAAAAACTGCTACGTTTCTGATGCAGGGAGCATTTACGTTGAGGGAGAAATCGTTTACGACAATGACCTTGACATAGACAAGATGGCGCTGACAGTTATGGAAAGCACTGACCCGGCGATAGCCGTAGGGACGACGCTGGCCGCTATTCCTACTGGATATGTAAAGACAGTTTGTAGATGTAATTGTTGTAACCATTAAATCTTATTGTCATGAGTTGTAACGAATATTATTTAATAACATTGGAGTCTATACCGACTCCAGTCCGTCACAAATACACTAATTTAACGGATGAATGGTATGGTCCTGATGGTACTAAGTACGAAGATCCTAATACGATAACTAAGATCGAGCAGCAGGCTACAGATAATAATCGTATAGGGGATAATACCTTATATCAGAAGCTTATTGAAATACATTCTCAAGGTGAGTCAATAAAATCGGACATCGGAGATATAGGTTCGGTATTGGATTACATAAACGGGGAGGAAGTGTAATGGGAACCATATCAGATAAGTTAATGAGGATCATCAATACCAAAGAGGATATAAGGCAAGCCCTTATATCCAAAGGGTATGATGTACCTACTTCCATACCTTTTAAAGAGTATGCTAAAATGATATTAGACCTGCCATGCAAGGTAGATTCCTTCCCGGATATAGAAGGTATCGTAGCCAGATATTCAGCTTCCGGTCTTACTAATGAGCAGATGGCTGCCAATCCTGTATGGGTAGATAAGACAGGTAATGGTCATGATCTACAGTTGAAGAATTTCGCTTGGAAGGGGATGTCCGGGGTTGGCGGGTATGTTGCAGACATAGATGAGTGGGGCACAAATTCAACGGCGGCTTATTTTGAAAGAAATAGCATTAAAATAACAGCAACATTTAAAGAAAATGCCTCATTGGGTTTATTGTACCATAATATAAAATTACGTCAATCTTGCGTTTTAAAAGTAACAGGCATACCAAAAGGTTGCGATGCTTTTTTGGATGATCGATTGGGCAATCGTTTTTACATGTCAGAAGATGGTGTGTATGAAATAATTCCGTCTAACTTTTTGGCAGAAGCTCTCTATTTATCTATAGAAAAATATCCTGAAAGATGGTATGGATCTAAACTTACCATCGAACAACTACCCCTCTACCCAGGCTTTATCCTCGGTGACGGAGTAGACGACTTTGCGGTTACAGAGAAGGAACTTAACTTCGAGGATACCTATACGGTGTACACGGCGTTTATTCCGTTTCAGAATAATCCGACAAGAAATATGATTTTGTGTGGAGCTGATAACAAAAAAACTTTTTCCATGCAATATTCGTCTTTGGTTTATGTATCTTTTATAGCGGGTAATAACTATTATATAAATGCTGATTTTGTTAATGGGCTTAATTTGTTTGCTTGTAAACGAAATGGTAATAATATATGTATTAAGAACTTATTAACTAATAAAGTTGTAACAGGTACGTGTGGGGACTGGGTGGAAAACGCTGGGCTATATTATTTATGGAAGAATGCAACTTATGCATCTTTTGCTAAAGCAGCTATTGCTGGTCAAACAATCTGTAATGGATATTTCTCTACCGATGAAGACGATGAAAAGGTTCTCGATTGGTATAAAAAGCAATATCCCTGGCTCTTTCCCGACCAAGCGTGGACAACGGTAGGCAAAACCAACGAGGACGAAGATCGTGCTACTATTGCCAACATTACGGGCAATGGTAATGATCTTGTACTGTCGAATTTTGGTTTTGCAGAAGGGAGTGGGTATGGGTTGTATGCTGAGAATTATGCTGGTGGTAGATGGGTTCAATCTACTGATAGAGCGGATTTAACTTGGACGAGTTATTCTGTAAATATAACTTCAGTTAAAGTTGCGTCTACACAGTTATATTATCAATCCTATCCTGAACAACCTTCTTTTATAGTTCCTTCTTATAAGATAAAAGTTTATGGACTGAAAGATGGTCAAACCCTATCTTATAGACAAGCAACTTCTGAAGGGCAACAATTATATAAAATATCAGAAGATGGAACTTATACATTACCGTCTTTTCCATTTAAAGCAAATGGAGATTGGTATGGATTTACCTTAAATAAGGTACAAGAATCCTGTGACATTACTATAGAGCAAATCCCCGAATACGAAGGATATCTGGTTACTGATGGGGTGGATGATAAGATAACTTCGTCTACATTTGAAATGGGTAATGATTGGACTGTAATAGGAGA